TTATTCCTTATTGGCCGCTTCCACGGCCTTCATGATTTGAGCAACGTTCTGTACTTGTTCAGTTGACATGGCGTTACGGTTATATAAAAAGTGTGAAACAATCGGGTGATTCTTTTCAAATTCAAAAACCATTTTATCGCTTGTTACTGAAGCGTTTTTGGTCAGGTCGTCATAAATCTTATTACAAAGGACCAATGTTTCCTGCATGGTCCTGTCAACCGTTCCACTGTTATATGCGTTATAAGAAAAGAACTTATTGAACTGCATTAGTTCAGCATAGTCAGTGGTCACATCTTTCTGAATATCTTTCGCATAAAAATACTTGAACATAAAATTCAGTTCTGCATATTCAGACAGGATAGGAATATAATAACGCGAACGGCTTGAAGCGGCAATGTACTGGTCCGCATCAACCAAATCAATCAATTCCACATAACGATTGACTGCAGCTTCAATCAGACAATCACACTGCGCCAACTTGGTAACCTTTTTCTGAAGTTGTGGACGAATAACACAGAATTCATTGATTTCCAACAGATTCGCCAGTTTACACAATGTCTGGGTCCCGAAGTTCGTAACGCCATATTCCTGATTCAACGGGGAAATACTATTGCGGTTAATGAATACAGCATAACCATCGATTTCCTCTGCATCAGCAGCACATGTAAATTCTTCCACAGACTGCCATCTACCATTAGTTTTAGTCCAACGAATCACGGATGGAGTCTTTGACTTAACACGCTTTTTCGGGTCAGCAACCGGAATCCAGTCTTTTACAAGAGCAGTCAGTTCAGATGTACGATAGATATTAACTGTATCGCCTTTAAAACGTTCCTGAAGTTGAACCATCAAGCGTGTCTGAATTTCGCTGGTCGGGTCAACAAACAGTAGACTACTACCCTGCACTGTCGGAACTTTACCCGATGCTTTAAGCTTTTTGGCTTTCGCGCCGGTATCATACAACATTGAACTGATACCACGAATCATCGCAATTCGCCCTTTAGCATCGTCAATAACAATGTTCAAGGTATCATTCTGAATACCAAACATGCTCGTCAGACTTGCTGTATTCGAGTTCGAGCTTGAGTTACGCAGACGTTTCAGACGAGTATCACGATAGATATCGTAGACAACCCCGGCATTAATCAGGTCTTTGTCCATCTCAAACATTTCATACATCTGGTTAAAAGTCAATTGTGATTTTGTAAATTTTGTATCAGCATTAGTGGCTTTCAAAAAATTACGAGCTTCATAACTCAGACTCTGCAATTCGCGATACGTATGACGGAGGCATTCTGATTCCTGCCATTTCTTACAATCATCTTCCATGACTTTCTTATCAAGGGCTTCAATACGTTCAACGATATTTGCGACCGTACGTTTGTCCAGTGATAATGCTTCGCGAGAAGGTGCGATATCTAGCGAACCCATCGGGAACTTAATAAAGACGACATCATTTTTGGCAGTCATCCAGGTTTTCTTTGTATAACCACCATCAATCGGATAAACAATCCCACCGTAAATTGCGTAAAGACCATACCGCTCTGGGCTGCTATAATCAATACGTTTTGGAGCATAATAATCATCGAATTCCGGGAAGTAATTAATTTCGTTCGCGCCTTGTACATCAGCCAGCCCAGCAAACGGACGCATGATATATGCAATCTCATGTCGGAACTTACCGAAATCATTACTATCGACCGGGACAACAACTTCAACCCCTGTACGGTCACCAGGTTTCATTGGTTCGCTAAAGGTTGGCTTAATCTGTGGACCATCGCCATCCATATAAGCGACATAACCATTAACTTGACCATCATGATATGAAATCAGGCTAAACGTCTCTGTATAACTAAACGGAGATTTAGAGCCCAGACCAAAGCCACCAATAAAATCGTTGGATTCAGCCTTGGATGATGCAAAGAAACTGTTATACAGACCTGGAGTATTTTCATCACCACGAATCTGGAAATCACTCATACCTGGGCCAAAGTCACGACATACAAAACGTGGGTCTAGTTCACCAGGAGCTTGCACAATGAATTTATCCTGACAGCCATTGAGCATATGAGCATCAATCATGTTAGTAATAAGCTCACGAACAACAGCACGCACTTTATTTGTGTAAAGGTCGCTGGTCAAAATCTTAAATACTTTTGGTGACGCCTGGATTGTAAATGCAGATGCCTTTGCGCCATTACCAAGGATTGTTTCTTTTTCAGTTTCTAAAATCATGTTTTTCTCACTTTATATTACGTTTGAATAAGTCTGCAACTTCAAGAAGTTCATCCTTTGTTGCGGTGTCTGAAGCTATTTTAATACGGATTTCTTTGAAGCGTTCTTTAAACTCTTCAGCTTCTCTTATATCAAAAAATCGTTGGATAACACGGTATTCTTTATGGACAACCTTGTCAAACAGTTCCAGATTCACTTTGAAGTTTGTCATTTCCAATCTCCTGTAATATTTTTCTCATACTACGCATGGTAGCTTTATGTTCTTGGTCATGGTATATCAATGCAAGGAGTGCTTCAATTCGCTCCTCTGGGACCTTCTGACCATCCTTTATGCTCATGGCTGATGTTCTTACAGCCAACAAGTAACTTCGCTTCCTGTCGCTATCTGGGAGCTCCTGTACCTTCCTCAGACCTGCTTCCATGATGCATCGCGCGACATTCTGCAGATTAACTAAACTTCCGTCAGACATAATCATATTTTCACCTCAAAGACATCTTAACACAATTTTTGTGGCTTGTACATAATAAAAAGGTCTCCCGAAGGAGACCAAATTTTATTCTACTTTATAGACTTGACCATACGCTATGAAAGTTTCACCTTCCCAGGTCTCACATGTGATTGTTACGAATTCTGCAAACAAAGGTTTTTTCTCTGCCCAGAGAAAACCGTATTCACCTGTGGCGAGCGTAATCCAGTATTTAGTCATATTGTCTCCTAGTAGCGGGAGAATATTCTCCCACATCTATTTATAGCGTCGCATTCATCCAATCTTTGCGCAGCTTCGGTTCTTTACCGAAAAGCATTTCGAACAGTTCTTTCCAGTTTTCAGGTAATTGAACAACTTCGAATACTGGTTCGAGCAATACTCGCTTGTACTCGGAATCTTCCAGAGAACCCAGCCCCTTGATATATCTGATGGTATGCTTTGGAAGTTTATCCTTAGCTTCTTCATAATCAGGGAGAGAATAGAACCATTCTTGTTTATCTTTGAGCTGTGCAATAATAACAGGAGTTTTCACAAAGCGAATACGTCCTTCATGGAACAGCTCCGGCCAGTTACTGAAAAATGCCAATAACGATGGATAGATACTACCGACGCCATCCACATCCGCATCTGTCATGATAGCGATATTTCGGTAATTCATATTCTCGGCTGGTTGTCCAATCGTTAATCCAGTAATCGCACACACATCAAAGGCTTCTGCGTTTTTCATAACTTCAACAGCTTTCAGACCCCATGTGTTTTTGAACTTACCGCGCAACGGATATGCACCTTGTAATTCGCGGTCACGAACCTTGATGAATGGACCCGTTGCAGAATCACCTTCGGTCAGGAACAAAGTCGTTTCCAGCTTGTCATTGCCCCATTCGTTGGCCTTGATATGCTTTTGTACCTTAGCCTTTGAAGCTTTCTTATTCGCCTTAGTCTCTGCTGCTTTCTCTGCAGCCAATTTACGAGCCAATGCAGCTTCCACAATCGGCATAATCAGCGATTCATTTTTCAGAATAGCTTGTGCGATTTTCTTAGCATCAATTTGGATATGATTTCGAATCTCGCCAGCAGGAGAAGTCAATCGCTCCTTGGTCTGGGAATCAAATCGCATATTGCTCATATCGCGGATGAACATAAGCATGGTGAGGCATTCTTTGACTCGTGCTTTAGTAACTTCGATACCTTTGTATTTGCGCTTAATTGCTGGTTGGAGGTGTTCACAGATATCATCCATAACACATTCAACGTGGTGCCCACCATTCTTTGTATGAATGTTGTTGACATAAGTCAGCTGACGGAAGCCGTCTGGGCTGGTCGTGAAAGCCATTGATACTGTATCAGTTTCCTGGATAACAACTTCGGTACCGAATTGCTTGGAGAACTTCTTGAAGTTGCCATCAACCTTTTTACCATTAAAGGTGAACTGAATATCCGGATAAACAACCGCAAGAGTCTGCAGACGGTCCAATGTAATATCCAGATAAATCTGGGACAAACTATTTTCTTCGAAGTGACTAAAGTCCGGAACAAAGATAACAGTTGTGCCTTTACCCTTAGATTTCTTGGTAGACCAACCTTTGTTTTCCATACCGTTGGAGCAGTTAACAGTAATTTCATTTGCACCATCAGCGGTAATCCCTGTAAACAATACAGAGAAAATATTGGTCAGAGAAGACCCGACGCCATTCATCCCGCCAGTTTTACGTTCAGCATCATCACCGAAGTTACCACCTGCTTTTGGAATAGTCCATGCTGCAACAGGGCCAGGGATTTGTTCACCGTTTTGGTCTGTAACCATTGCTTGTGGAATACCACGGCCATTATCAGAAACCGAAATCTGATTATCTTTAATTTGGACATCAATTTTATTGGCAAATTTAAAACTGGTGCGAATTGCTTCATCAACAGAGTTATCGATAATTTCATCAATCAGTTTTACAATACCAGGAACATAGCTTACGGACTTATATTCACCAAACAAGAATCGCTCATGCGCTTCATTTGAACTGGAACCAATATACATCCCAGAACGTTTTTTGATATGCTCGACGTCCGAGAGTACTTTAATTTCATTATTAATCATCATCTTTCCTCTTGTGTATGGAGGTATTATAAGTCACATATTTTAAAGCAAAAAGGCCCGAAGGCCTTATTCAAATCGAATGGTTGAATTCTTGAACAACAATCCAGAACAAACAGTTCCTTTGACCTGTTTACCGGTCGGACCCACTGCTGTAAAACCAGTACGTTGGAAGTCATCTTCAGAACACCCAAACAAACTATAACCAGTGATTTGGATTTGCTCAAAACCATTGGCATTCAAAACCTTAGTAGCATTATCGGCGTCAGTGCACCCGACCAGAGAAACGGCAAGAACCAGTGCAGTAATAGAACGATTTACGTATTTCATAATTTCTCACTTAAGCAGGTCGTAGAACCCGCCATTAACATGTTTAGGAGCAGAGACTAACCGAACAGCCAGCCGATGGCAATCAGGACAAACATCATTATCTCTTTCAGAGATTTTCTTGATTTTTTCGTATTCTTTTGCGCAGTCTTCAGATTGGCATTTGTAATCATAAAGTGGCATCTCTAAATTATTCCTTAAAGTGTGCTTTCAACATCTGGAAAACTGACCAGGCTTCTTCATTATTACTAATGGTGATTTTAGTCAATGGGAATGCAGTGATTTCTGGAGCTTCAGTTTCTTCAGCGTCAGGTACACCATCTTCATCGCCGTCATCTTTTTCTTCTTCAAAGAAATGGAATTCCTCTTCTGTTATGAATAGACTCTCCATCCCGCCAGTTGACAATTCTATTTTATACACATCGCCACCTTCAATTTTGACTGGTCTAAACCCTTCGCCATTGATTATAGCATCAGCTATATTATCATTATCCGTGCATAACAAACGGAATCTACTTTCAGAAACATTGTCTTTAAAATAATACCACTTATCAGTTTCAAATTTAGACATTATAAATCTCCTTCCAAAAATCTGTACCATCTTCTGACTCTTCGCGGAACAAAGCATAGCTTGGTAGCTGTGCGTCTTTATTTTCATACACATAAATGATATCAGTTGTGCAAAGAAACTCATTGATGTTTTTCTTAACAATCACTTTATCACTTTCAGCAGTGTCCCAAAACTCTTCAGCGGTCAGGGAAGTGGTCACACAATCTTCATTGAACATAATATTCTCCTCATTGATAGGGCAAAATTACCCTATCATTATTTTATAATTTAAGCAAAATGAATATCAGCATACTCAACGATAAAGCTTTCAGGAATTACCTTAAAGGTACCAAGGAACACAATATTATACAGTTTAACCCCCTCTTCAACCCATTGGTCTGTGATATAACCAGACATACTAGTGGTTTCATAAGTCGGACCATACTTGCAAATGTATTCAAATGGCTTAGGCGAAACAAAAAAGACACCTTTACCTAATTTCCATTTAAAATCAACACCAACATGAGACTGGTCAATGGTTTCAACTTCTTCAACTACAGGGGCAATGTATCCAGTGAATTCAGTTGATTCCAGGAATTTAGCACGCACGTAGCCGAATTGTGTTTCTGTCTGACCATTTTTAGGAATAACACGTACTTTTACTTCAGCGTTTTCAAGTCTGACACCTTCTTTAAGTTGAATACTAACAACTTCAACTAAACGGCCTGCGGCTTTTGAACGAGATTGTTTGGATACGCGAACGATACCGCCGATATCGGAAATAGTAATCATAATTTTCTCTCTTGGTTAATAAGTTTATTCTCCAGTGGGACCATTATACTCTGGCCCCAAGAGTTTGTACACTAAACTTAATTAAAAATTTGAACAACCATGGAACGCGGGACAACAGTAAATTCACCAACATGGACGACGTTCAGGAGTTCAACACCATCTTCAATCCACTGGTCTGTTACCCAACCACAAATGGAACTATTAAATGGACGTTTGATTTGAACTGGTTTGCACAGCAAGTCAACAGGGTCACCCAGTTCGCTAACTTCTTTCAACAGTACAGATTCACGCGGGTAAAGGATAGCTTCAAGATGCTCGTCTGATTCATTGACTGCAGTAAATTCAAAGATGTTTAAGTGAGTGCTGTACTTAACTGTTTTTACAGTAAATGGAGCAAAGCCAAAAATACCTTTCAGCACACGCCAACCTGCATGCAGTGCGACAGTCTTTCCAAACTGACTATCATCTTCAATAAGCTGATAGGTTTTACCAACTTTGATAGGAGTTTCTTCAACTTCTTTGAAAAGTTGAATCTCAGCTTCATAAACCATAATTTTTTCCACTTCATTAGTATCCAGACGACGGGCATGCAAAATATATGCTTTATCAAACCAGTTACTTTTTACAAAAGTTTCAACAACAAATTCACCTTCACCTAAAGCATCAGTCAAAGTATTATACCCAGAAATCATAGCTGCGTTTTGAATAATAGGTTCAATCAGATGATAAGTTTTGTTAATTTCAATAGTCATATTTTGTTTCTCAAGTTTTAATGGTTTAATTGGGCGAACATACATGCTTGTGATATCAAAGTCAATAAATTCTGGTTTCATTATGCCACCTCGTTGAACATCGCTAGTTGATTAGGTTGCACAACCATAATTTCACGACGACCTTTTGCGTTTGACACGTTCAGGTAGATGCCTTTGTTCATGTCTGTTTCTTTATCATATACTGCAACTTTATTGACAGTAAAGATTTTACCACGAATATTTGTAAATGCACATTCAAACGCTTTGGTCAGACCTGCTTCAGCAGCTTGAATAGCAGACATTTCATATTGTTGGCCAATTTTAAAAGAAGTAATCATTTTGTTTTCCTCATCAGTAGTTGATGAGATGATTATGTCTCTTTCCATTGGCCTTGTACACTACTTTTTATCGTTTTTTCGGTAAAGATAACGGGTCTGCATCTTCTTCGGCAGGAACTTCATCTAAACCAAGAGCATAGCGCTGTGCGTACTTCAGCATAAGAATATCTTTCGCACAATCATGCACACTATCATGCGCTACAAATCCATCCAAAGTCCCCTTCGGTAACGGAGTTTCACACATCTTACGGACGAGTGACAGTGCTTCGATTGCTGTCCGGATATCTCGCTGGTTCCAGAATACAACCGGTTCCAGGTCATAGGTATTCAATTCACGCTCAGGGATACCCTCATTGCGTTGCAGGTCGCGAATAAGGTCAACAAACAACGGGAAGTCAAAAGACATTCCACGACACCACATAAGGCTTTCGTATTTGTTAATTCCGTTGCCCTTCAGATAGTCAATCGCTTGTTGGATGCCAGTCAGAGTATCGACATCATTTGCAGTTGGCGCCAGGTTAACACGTGCTTCTGGAGATTGTTTTTTCCACCAACCCATGGTTGTTGTGTCAAACAGACGTTTACCTTTCTGGTATTCTAGGCTGAACTTAATGCGTTTACCGCGATTAACCAGAGTTTCGAATGATTCCACCACTGCAGGGTCAGATTCGAATGTAATCAGAGCCAGGTCAATAACGGCTCCCTTCGAGCCGTTTCCCAGAGTTTCAAAGTCAATAATAGCATCAATCATCGCACATCTCTTTTAATTTCTGAATTTCACCAGCAACATAGTCGGAGATAAAAATCCCGGGCTCTTCATTGTTAAAATATTCAATCGCAGCCATACGTTTCTGGATAAGGCTCAGTTCCAGTAAAACGTAATTGCCCTGTTGGACGATAGTCGGATTATCTTCGTAAAATTCAACGGCATCATGAATACCGTAGATAAGATTATCTAAATCTTCTTTATATACCTTATACATAATATGCGTCGTACCTCGCTCGTGTGATTCCTACATAAGCCAACTGGCTCGCTAATGAAGCTTCAGCCATATGGATGCATGGAGTATAGATGAATGCTTTGTTTACTGAAACACCCTGCGCCTTGTGGATTGTACTGACTGGAAGAGCACGAACTTTCAAGAAGGTCCGGCGTGCTTTCCAGAAGTCTTTCCACTCTGGACGTTTACCAGCAGCTTTCATCTGTTTGTATGTATCAGCAACTTTCGCCAGATATGCCTGGAATTTTGGTTGCTGGTCTTCTGGTAAAACTTTGATACGGTCAACCTGATACTCTTCATCTTCATCAATTGACTCAACTTCCAGGTCCCAGTAATTAATTACCAACTGGTGCGATTCCCCTTTACAACGGAGAATGGTGGAAGTGTATTTGCAATCCTTGATACGAACCAACTGACCATTATTAAAAATGGTTTCGCTGAATTTCTTACCTTCAAATTCCAGCTCTTTCATGTGTGGCTCTTGCATAACCAGGACTTCATACGGTAAAAATGCTTTATCCGTTTCATAGAGCTTGCGACGAATAATATTGTTCAGTTTTTCAACTGATTTATTCGTGTACGCATACATCCTATTTTCCATCAACATATCAGCATCTTTTACATGACTGAAATAGTTTACCATGAAATCCTTTAAAGCGGTTTGTGAGGTGAAACCTTGTACACCATGACCTTCATACATGCAATCACGGAACCAACCACCGTTACGAATTTCTGTCGCCACTTCAATGATAGGAGCATTGCTTCGCATGACCTCAGTCAGATGAATCTGTTTGAACTTAGGATGCGTAAAGAATGGACTTATCTTTTGCTGTGTGCTTCCCGGGTCAACTGGCTGCAGCTGGTGCATATCACCAATCCCAAGAATGGTACACCACTCTGGAACAGAGTTGCAAATAATCTTAAACAGAGGCCCGTCATACATACTTGCTTCATCACAAATCAGAACATTACATTTTGACATATCAGGCATTTCGCGCTGTTCAAAAATGTTTTGGTCTTCATATGTGGTCGGGTTAATCTTCAGGATGCTATGGATTGTATTCGCTGTTTGACCAGACAATTTGGATAAAACCTTTTTTGCCTGGTGAGTTGGTGCAGCGAGCACAATTCCCAAAACTCCATTACGCACCAGGTGGTCAATGACAAATTTTGTCAGAGTAGTCTTACCTGTACCAGCTGGACCATTCAGAGTGATACATTCCCCTGAACGTCGCTGAATAGCTTCAGTGATATAATCAAAAGCTTCTTTTTGTCCTTTGTTCAAGTCTTCAAATTTAATCATGCCAATTTTACTCGCTTAACATATAAAGTATCTAAAACTAATTTCAATTCTCGTGCGTGTTCTTCAGTAGGAAAAACAGTTTTTGTTTCACGCTTATCAAACCACCATTTCCTGGGAATATACCGTGTTTCAATACGTCCCATGCGTAAATAGCGGTTTGTAGTATATGAATAGTTGGCAAGTTCATAATCTGCGCCAGCTTTTGTGGTGTATAAGGTCACCTTTCCATCATACTCCAATGGGTGTTCAAAACCATCTTTATCTTTGTGGACCAGCACATATGCGTAGTACATCACATTAACCTCTAATCAGTTTAAAAATTGACGCGTTCAAAGGTAGACCACGTTTCAGTTTTAATTTACCAATAAAACCAATCTTCTCAAAACGCTCAAGACCTTGAATGATTTTATCATAGCAATCAAAAAGCGTTTCAGCATTAGTTAATTTCTTGGTAACTTTCCAGTCATTACCCTTGAGCAGGACGTTCAATTTAGTAAGCTCATGACCTTCTGCAATACGGGAACCATCAATGCGGGCCTTCAGAGCAACCATTTTTAATTGGTTTTCTTTTGACTGCTCTGATTTACTCATTTGGGCATAATGCTTAACGCGATTCCCACGTTTGTGCTGGATGTTCTTTATATGATTGTATGACTTTTTAATCTGTTCCCATTTTTCTGAAGTCAGATTTAACTTTTCAATCTTCTTAGCAGATGGGCGAGCAATTTTTACAGCAACATCATCACGACGTTGTTTAAGCTCATCCAGGGACCAATCAGAACGCATGGTATTGTATTTCTTTTTAACAGGAATAACATTACCCTTGATATAACCAATATCATTGTTAAAACGTTCTAATGATAACTTCTCGTCTTCAATAGAGTTATTAAATGCTTCACCGGAATAAGCACAAACTTTTTGGTCAAGAATGTTAACCAAGTAATTGAAATCCAGGTTAAAGTCCTTACCACGGCGTTTAGCAGAAGCTTGAGTGTGTTCCAGACGACGTTTAACTTTCAGCGTTTTGGTTTTTGATAAAGTCATGATATTTTTCTCATCTTACGGACGATTAAATAACTCAGTATGGAATCATTATACACTATTCATCTTTTATGTACACTACTTTTTCGCCTTTAACGCTTTTATTTTTACCGTGTATAATGGTTCTAAGGTCTTTGGTTAATTCAAAACAGTTAAATGCCAAACAGTATACAGGTTATTCAATGGGTGTGTCTCAATTAAATCTACGCGAAGCGTAGTCCCAGCGGGAAACATAAACTCATCCTCATCATTAACCAGGTGTAAGTTTGACTTCCTGGTTGCTTCTGGATATGCACCATTGAACTCTTCAGGAGGAGCACCGCAAATCATTTTAAAGATTGCTTCCTGATAGTTATACGCATAAGGTGCATTGTTTATGCAGAAAATATTCCTTGTACCATAGAAGCTATATGATGCGAAATTTCTTGCAACCTGCCAGTCCCTGGAAAAACTCATCACACGATTAAACTCAATTGTTGCACCAACATATCTTAAATCTTCCAGGTGTTCCATGGTTTTCTTTGATATACCACGGAACAATGCTGCAGGCGGTGCATTGTTCAGATTGTTGCGGATAATCCTGGTTAAGTCTTCTTGAATCAGGTCGGGTTTATTTTCCATACACTGCCAGAGTACTGATTGCTCATTATCTGTATAAAGAGCATCAATCTCTGCTTGACATTGGTCACGAAAAGACTCACTAGAAGCGGCCGTATCAATAATTCCATTCAAAACGTCATCAGTGTACAGCATTTTATTATCCTCATCAGTAGTTGATAAAAACATCTTAACGTGTCTTATTGTTCTTGTACACAGTCAAGAACATAATAATCACCAACAAATCCAGCATCAACTATCACGAATTTCTGGTCAACTGGAACAAACCATTCAAGCTCAGAATCAATCATGTCCATGTATTCTTCGCGCCTTAACGTTGCTTCCTGTTTGGAACCAGAGGCAGTATTGAAGAATTTCAGTGGAACATCAAGCGCGAGCTTACGCATCGCATCATGATAACAAAAAGCCTCGGTCTGATTTAATCTGACAATAGTCCTTGTCACATATTCCATTGCAGCAAAATCCCTGGCAATGCCATAGTCTTCTGTAAAGGAAGTTATTCTTCCAAATTCAAAAGGTTGCATTGATTCTTTTGCTTCATCTAACAAATCAATCTCTTGCTGGGTAACCCCACGATACAAGACTGTATCAGGTACAGATAGCCTTGACTTGATGATTGAGTTGACGTTTGAATGCAAGGTTTTGTCAACCTTTGATGTGCGACATTCAAACAATGAAGCTATCTCCATTTCGCTAAATTTTAACTGGTTGGGTTCTGTATCAGATTTGATGATGTTCATAATGGCCTCTCTGTTGTAAGAAAGGCCATTATGTCATTAGGAGGGGAGTAAGTAAACTACTTAAATACTCCAAGTGGGACGCCGAAGATAGCGATGTCTGCGGCCATGCCAATTGGGGATTGGCATGATGAGTAAGAACTTTTCGATTCTGTCGGGCGTTTGGCTTTAATTGTCTCGGATTCAATCTTAAGCCTTTGCACACGATTAATTTTTTGTTGCTCGATTTCCTTATGAGCGTGTTTACGGTCGATATCCTGCGCCGATGTGGGGATATTTGTTAACCAGTTCATCATTTCCCCCATGGAGCCCACGGCGGTGGGTCGTCGTAATATGAGGCCAGGTCGCGTAGAACTTCCATTGGGAGACTAAAACCGTGCTTCTGTATAATCGCATCAAGTTCGTCAACTAGGTCCACACGGGCTTCTGTGTGAGCTTTAGGCTCTTCAAAAAGTTCAAATAAATCCATTAGTAGCCACCGATAGGACCGTAACTATACATACGAGCACGTACCTTAGTATCATGCAGGACTTCTTCTGTTAAAGTAAAGCGCAGCCCGATATCAAAGTGTTTCCAAATCTGACGTTCGACTTCAGTAAGGTCTTCGGTAGTGGAAATCAGATAAGTGCGACCTCGAAGACGCTCATTGGAATTCCTGTCAGTATCTTTATAGAAAATATCTGCGGTTCCTTCAGCATAAGGGTCCGGGTGACGATAACCTTTGATATGCAGGGCTTCAGACACGCTAAAAGGACAACCTTCGGCAACATCAACGTTTTTTCTATGAAATACCTTCATCATGATGTTTTCGGGCAACTTAATATCTTTTAATCTTGTTTCCAACTCAGTAACCGAATTCATACCATTGTAAACCATGATAAGACAAGCCGTTGCATCGTAAGGTCGTGTTTGTCCGGCAGAATCACGGACATAGAATTCTAATTCATATACTTTCATAATGTTTTCCTCTTACCGACTAATGGACCATCAGGAACTTTATTTTCCTTGATGTACTTTTCATTTTCTTCCATCATTTTACTACCAATTTTCAAAAGCAAATCCAGTGCTTCTTTTGCCCGGCGTTCAGCCTCTTCTTGAGTCATGATTTATCCCCGTAGATATCACGCATCAGTTTAAGCGATGCACGTTCGGTCTTCTTTTCCTGCATGTCTTTAAGCCCGTTAGCAGCCCATTCTTCGGCTTCGCGCTGCATTTCTTCTTCGGCCCGGGCTACCCAGGAATCATCAATTCCTGGAGTAACTAACCAATCTTTAAGCCAACTTGTAATTCTCATTTAATCACACGAGCTGGAAGACGAATCGCAGCTTCCTGAATCATAGGATGAATAAGATGAATCACCAGTCCACGAACTAACCGCGGCCGCAGTCACCACAATCGAAGTAGTATCGATATGACTTGTACGGCGAGCATCCAGATGTTCTTTTAACTTTTTAGAATTCAACGGCAATGCACCTACGCCAACATTACCAGCTTTTTCTGGTTGACGAATAACTTCTTCCATCATACCATCACCCATGTAAACATATTCTCTTAGTTTTACATCCGATGGCGCGATAGGAACTACACCTTCACCTGGTTTAGTCTTGAATAAATTCTTGAGCCAACTAATCATAGGAAACCTCGTTTAAATTCAACTTTACCATCATCACAACGGATTTCAATATTGAACAACGGATTTCAATATTGAATTCTAAAGAATCATCATCGTGCATCATGAATGAATGTACGATAACCTCATCAAACACACCCAGGCCATACTTAAAATGGACATCATGAGCAATAATTTCATCTAAAGCTTTGTTTGGTTTAATCCAACGGTTTAACATAGTATTCTCCTCTGTAATTGAAATAATTATACCATCTCTATTAAAAGCAAAAAAGGGAACCCGAAGGTTCCCTTTAATTAAACAATATCAGTCGGCGTAAACATTGCCTCGTTTTTGGTCTTCCAGTCAGCAGCATCAGTGACTACAGTTGAGTAGGCCGCTACCGCCGAAGGGAAAGTCTGATAATGAGCATTAGCAATACGATGCGCATTAGAATAGATTTCAAACGGAACTGAAACCTCGGTACCTTTAACTTCTTTACCTTCACCAGCTGCATGCGTAAAGGTTTTGATATTAACGAAACCACCCATAATAACTCCTTTGTTGTTTAATTACAGGTGTATTTATTACGCATATTTCTTATCAATATAAAAATGACCGCCACCTTTGATAAAGACCCAGAATAGATTTCTATCGTCTGTATCCCGACAGTAAAAATCATCTAACTGGAAATAGTTTTCTTCAGGGAATTCAAGATGTCGGCCGAGTTCTATTGCATCAGAACCGAACGCTTTAGTAGCGGGACGACCGTCATCGTCCCATTTCTTGAAATTGAATTTCATTTTGAGTGCTCAGCAATCAGTTTTAAAGTCTCTTCATTAACCCAATCGAACATGTGCATATGGTCGGATTTAACCGTAATCAATTGAGTAATATGACGGAGCTGATTAGCTAAGAGCTCTTCAACGAGCTCGTGGTCAGCATTTTTAATTAACCATTCTGCTCTCTTCTTACGAGCTTTCTTAAGCTGACGTTTATTTAAACGAGACATTAATAACCTCGGTCCTGACGAGCAAAGTTCTCAGCATTTTTCAGGTAATACAATTTAAAGATTTCTTCAGCCGTAAGACCAAGGCCCTGGAACATATTCAGAACAAAGTGCAGAATATCAATCATTTCAAATTTAATTTCGAGCTGGTCTTCAGGAGACAAATCGTTAATCAGGGTTTGTTGCATTTCGCCATGCTGCGCTTTCCATGGTTTCCATACTGCAGATGCAGCTTTCTCACCATTAGACATGCCACCTAATGCAGTAATCAGTTCACGGAATTCATCATCGATATAATCTTTCTGGTTGCGGAGCCAGGTAACAACTTCGCCAGCAGTCGCCAGATTATCAGGGTGTTCGTTATATTCTGGTTTTTCTTTTGCTAAACGAACCTGCAATGATTTCTGCATATCAAGCATTACTTGCAGTGGGTCTTTATCTTCGTGAATCAGAGCATTAAAATATGCTTCTTCGGCTTTGTCAACACCAGCAATCAGTTGTGAACATTCATTAAAATGTGCCATTATTTTTCCTTATCAATTCATGTTGTTTGTATGTTAATTATATCATATTGAGTTGAAGCATAAATAAAAGAAAGGAGGATGTATGCTAAAACTATCTAGTCTAATTCAAGCCATTAAAGGCAGTCGTAAGCGAACGATTTTGGCCCTTTCGATACTCTGTTCAGTTCTTTTATGGAACTTCATTGTTGCCCCTATTGCATTGGCACATGGTCTTGTGCTTCCAGTCGTTGCCTTCGAATCAGTTGTAGATGTTTCACTGGCATTAATCGGCCTTATATAGGTGGAACTATGGGAACATTATTCTATCAGATATGGAAATTAACCAGTAAGAAAGACAAGAAGCTTATCATGGGATTTTTAGCTCTTGATATTTTCCTGTGGAACTTACTGGTTGTACCTATCGCCGCAACACAAGGGGTACACTTACCCCAGGTCACAATGGGGCATATCCATTCCATCATCGGTTACTTTACCGGAATCCCTTCCTAAACTTTTGCGTACTTCGAAAGTCGCATTCTTGCCATCAACCCTTGGGCAACGTTATCAGCCATATATGATTCGATTTGTTCAGGGGTTGCCCCTTCTGATTTAACCATCTCATTTATGTCTTTTGTGTGCCACGGCGCATTATCCCAGAACATAACGGCTTCACCAGCCTCAACGAGTTTCTTCATACGTTTAATCGTATCAGGATGTCTTGGCTCGTTGTCCATTACCCATACTCTGGTTTCAGCATAAGGAACCGCTTCCAATGACAATGTGCCGCCAGTTATCGCAATGCTGTTAGGGATAAACAAACTATCAATCGGACCTTCCATTACCCACACGCGCTTACGCTCATCAATCTTGTCTACCCCGTAGACTTTGGAAGCTTCTGGGTGGGCTTTGATGGTGATATATTTTTGTGGTGCATCTTTGCGAAGAGCTCGTCCTTGGAAAGATTCGATTTCTTTTTTGCCGTTGAAGATAGGAATAACCAAGCGTGGTTCATTCGTTTCATTCTTATACGTCCCAGGATTAACGGAGTTAACTAATGCAGGCCATTTGTTTGTAAACCATAGCCGGTCCCAAACACCAGCCGGAATACACCGACTTTTTACATACTTAACTATCGGATGCGCTTCTGGTAAAGTATCGAGTCTTTCACAAAAAGCAAGCTGCTCGATAACCGGAGTTTTTTCTGGTTCTTTCGGAGTTTCTGCAACTTCAGTACGTTGTCGACCAAAGGCATTCTCCTTGTACTTCTCGACCATATATTCCCGGTGTAAATCTGGCTCAAACTCTTTTATGTATTTGCTTATATGAGTGGAGTAGTCACAGTTAAAACATTTCACATAAACTGCACCATCAGCCGGATTGGTATACGCCCAGAATCGGGCCTTATGTGAATCCTTCTGGGAGTCGCCACAAACTTTACATCTGCAGTTTGCCTTAAATGTGCTCCCGGTGACTTCTCTATAACGTGGTTGATACGATAAAGCTCTGACCGCAAATTCTTTATCAATATATGACATAGTTTCCTCATTTCAATGGCCCCGGAGGACCATTATACTGTAGGTTTATCGTCTTTGTTCTTACGCTTTTTTGATGGGATTTGTTCAGGGCCTTTATTGACAACTGCCCCGGAAGTGGTACCTGTTGCGATATTAGTTGGGTTTCCGCCAGCGTCACCGGCAACCATATCTTCGTTGATAAAATCTTTGAATGTTTTCATAACACCCCCTTTCCGCTATTTATACAACGAAGATGGCTTTATCACCATTTGCATCAGTCACTTCATAAGTGTCTTCATGATACAACGGAATAATCCAGGTAACACCATCATCAGCAATAACATGGATTGCTTCTTGGTCTTGCGACACGATTTCATATTCTTCAAAAATCTCGAATACGGAAATCTTAGAGCCCGTACACATTGCACTCATATTGTTCCCTTCTTTTAATCAGTTGGCGATGTGCCTTTTTAAGCTTACGAATCTGACGTTTGGTTGGTCGTGCAACGTAAGCTTGTGTAGTTACTCGTCCGAAAACTCCATACTTGGGAGACGGAGTATCAATGAAGACTTCCCATTGGCAAGAGTAGCTATATGTTGCTTTAGAAAATTGAGTTAAAACAAACATATTAACCTCGTTTCATGAAGGCATTAAAAATCTGGTCGTCAATAGCAATAGACGATTCTTGAGCTTTGGCCCAAACCCCTTCCAGAATGTCATTCGCTTCAGTAGATATCATGACCCCAATTTCAGGATTTCCAGTTATCCAGATTGCGCAATCGCGCACATTCTTTTTATCAAATGGATATCCACGAGTATCTTCATAAGGTCCATCCATTACCATAAATGAACGAGCCTTTATGATAAAATCATCTTTAACGATAATATAACCAATCGCCTGATTAAACCGAGGCTCACGAAATTCATAACGAGCATTACCATCATTATTGCTGACCAGTTCAAAATCCAGAAAATTATAATAACTCATATTAATCTCGCTTCATAAAGGCATTAAAAATTTGGTCGTCAACTGAATAAACAGGATTTTCCAGAATTTTCAAAAGACTGTTTTTGATGTACTTGCTAGGGATACTTGCATTAATAACATCATCAACTAATTCGCTGTTGTGATTAATATTGTTGAATTCAAACCCTTCAAATGTTACTTTATGAGGAACACCCCCAGAAAACAGATGTGTCAATTCAATCATTGTATTACGCGTAAGCGGTTTGGTTACCATTTTAGGGAAATCTTTCCACTGATTTAATTCTTTGTTAAGAAGTTTATGAGCAAATACAATTCTATCATCACTATCAACAAGAAAATAACCCAGATATTGAATCTCGTCGCTCCAAAACACCCTGTAGGCCTGTGCATTTGGATTTTTACAACGAAGTTTTTTGATAACCAAATTTCTGTTAATCATTTTATTCACCTGTAACTTCTTTGACGATGTTTTCATTTTCAAAGTTAGGGTCACAATACAACACGTAATTATACTGCATAACCCCACCAGATGCCAACTGGTCAGATACTTCTTTGACCTTGTTTGGTTGGTCACGTTTAGTGATGTTCATGATGTCCGCATAAATCTGGTGCTCAACTGCTTCCTGGTCAGCGGTCATTGACCACTCGCATAAGTCTTTATCATAACCAGCGGTAACTGGAGCTGCATGACATGAAGCGAGGACTAAGATTGCTGCGATAGATAACTTTTTCATTTGAATCTCCTTAGTAGTTGATGGGATAATATTAAATCATTATTATCCCGTTGTACACACTTATTTTACTTTAGCGTAATCTAAAGTCACTAACTGCGGTTCCATTGCCAATTGACGTTGACGACGGAGGACTGATGCACGGACATACACGCGAAATGCCTTTTTGCATTGGCGAATCTGACGCTTAGTTGGGCGAACATCAAATTCATAGAATTCCACAAAGTCCATTTGTCCCTTGGTTTGTTGAGAAATAATAAGTTCCCAACGACTATTTACGCGGTCTGCATAAAACTTGTGCTTACCAAAAGACTTGTCCCAAAAACCACTTTTTACGGGTTTCATAATTTGAATAATCATTTTTCACCTTCCACAGATTGACCAGTCATTTTGTAATATTCTTCGCGAGCATTATATAACGCAAATTCAATATCGCTGATGCAAATTTCTTCATTTTCCAGTTGAGATTCAACTGCCAGGATTAAACTACGTAGGGCTGCACCTTTACGTAAATCAATTTTATGATGACATTTTCCATTAACAAATGCTTCTACCTTGGCGTTGTGTGTATCCGCAGTTTTGTGTGCATACCAATGAATCCCAGCAGGATGTAATGACACTACACGATTATAAGCTGGAAAACCCAACGGGGTGATAACCAGAGTCACTTCAACTTTATCAGTAATCATTTTGTTTCCTCACTACGCCAATCTGATTCAAAAACTAGATTATCACCAACAAATGCTTTAACTAACGCATTATTAACTTCAGCAAATTGTGAAGTGACCCACTGGATTTGGTCTTTATCGGATACGTCCAGAGTCACTTCTTTAGTAAACATATTACCATTTTCAAACCAACCAATAAACATAACTTTGGCTAAATTTCCCATTTAGATTTCCTCACAAAAGGCCCATTCAGCGTGATAAACTGTTGCGCCAGGGGTTGCATTCATTTGAACCAAGTCTACAGGTGAAATCACACGATATAGCTTAGGTTCTCCTCCAATTGAACGTGCTGCACGTCCAGCATAAATCTTCGCCAAACCAATGTCTTCAGTAAAGAAAACACGATTTAGATTTTTCTTACGACCAGTTTCTGACAGGACTCCAGTTTCTTCTGGAGGACAAAGCATGTTATTGATATTTGCCAGACTGCATGACCCATGATAGAAAGTTTTCATTTTATTCTCCAGTAGTTGATAGGGTCATTATACTATAAAGAAAAAGGGGTGTACACCCCTTTTATCACTTATGCCAACTCATAATTGTGCATTGTCAGACAACGAATTTTTCCAGTAGTTGGGTGCATAACAGTCACACTAATTGTGTAATCATCACACACGTTAACAAAAGGTTCCGCGATAACAAATACTTCACCGCCTGCCAACAGATACTCACGAAGGCTTGAGCGAACCGCTGAAGGGTGAACATCGCTTTTGAGCTTTATTAATTTACCGGTTTGAATGCCAGATGCGATAAGAGCAGCACAGGTTTCATCACGGCGAGCGAATTGTCCAAAGTAGTAACGATTCATGTCGGTTTGATTAAACATATGGTTTTCCTTTTTAGTGGGTTGGTTTATTGTGTAACTCAGTATGGAATCATTATGCCCTAGTAGAATTCAGTTGTACACCCTTTTTAAAATAAAAAAAAGGACCCGAAGGTCCTTGTTAGAATTTCATCTGCGCCGCAAGGTCGTCCAGGTCGCTCCTGTTGACCCTGGTTTGTCTATTCATTTCAGCCTGACGATTCATCTCACCAGTGGCTTCTTTCACCGTAGGGCCTTGTTTAGGAGTTGAATCATCATCAACCTCATACCAGCGCTGATTACCTTTCTTAACACCCATTTTGAATTTATTATAGTAGTTCTTATCACCATAACGAGACTTAAGCTGTTTGATTAACTGCAGTCCCATTTGAGCGAATTCTTCGGTCTCAACAACACCCAACATAAAGTCGGCCGTGTGAGCAATACCAAAGGATTCTGCGATGTCAGCCATGTCAATCTCGGCTGCAACGTTCGCGCCCCTTGTTGTCTGTGCTGCAGTCCACAGGACCACATTTTTCTCGACCGCCAGACCACGAAGTTCTTCTGCAACCATCTTAATCAGACCGTAACTATTCTCGGTAAACGTTTTCAGTCTTGAGCTTGCACAAATTGCCAGGTAGTCAACAATAATCACATCCGGCACAAATCCTTGCTTCAGTTTGTACTCGTTCAGTAATGCACGGAAGGTATCCGCATGCGCGCCCCCAGTTGGATATTGTTTTATCTTCAGAGTCCCGAGAGTCCCGGAAGCACGCCATTTTTCCATCTTACTTTTGTATTCTGCCCATGATATATGTCCTTCATCAATATCATCCAGAGATACATCAAGCAAGTTGGCATCAATACGTTTGGCACATACTTCTTCAGCCATTTCCATGCTTATATAAAGAACATTATGACCAGTCTGAAGATAGTCAGCGGCTAACGAACAAAGTCCCAGAGATTTGCCGACGTTTGTTCCGGCCAGTAAAACGTTCTCTGTACCATACTCAACTCCACCCTTCGTGATTTTATTCAGGATGTTAATACGGAACGGAACTTTCTTCGATTTGTTTAGATAAGTCTGGAATCGAGCTTCGTAATCGTTTAACCAGTCATGACCCAGAGCAGAGTCAAAACAGATAGACAATGCATCGCGCATGATGTCAGGGATAGCACCAATATCCGGGATTCGTTTATCACGTTTATCTTTCGGAAGTTCGGCATTACTCTGAATTTCGATAATCCTGGATGTTGCATTGAACATCGCAGACTTCTGTACATACTTCTCGGTTTCTTTAACCAGCCATTCCTGGTCTTCTGGGGTATCAGCCAGGACTCCTAAGAGTTTCTTTGTGCCTTCATATTCAACTTCAGAAAGGTCAGAACCGTCGAGCGCGATATCAAGTGCAGTCTTAGTTGGAACTGCTTGATATTCTTTTACATGTTCGTTAATCGTATTGAAAAGGGTCTTCGCAGGACCCTTTTCAAAATATGTATTATTCAGATATGGCCAGACTTTAACAAAATATTCCTTGTTAAAGAGTAGCTGGGATAAAATAGTTTCTACCACTTCCACCACCTCTTTTTCATTTTAATCTTATCAATTTCATCTTGTATTTGCATTGTAACACACTTTTCTACATGCACTGCAAGCTCCGCTTTGCGGTCTTCAGAAGGGGTGCCGAAATCAACTGAAACTTTTCCAGATGGTTCAATTTTAATTCCGGTTACGTACACAATGTGACTGGACCCATCGGGAAGTGATAACAGAATTTCCTGTCGTACAGTTCCCATGGATTGCCGGATAATCTCCAAACTTTTTTCGTAGTAAGGTACAGAAGGAGCCTTAGCTCCCTCCGCATCTTTCTCGAAATTATCTAAATCAGATAAATCGATATCATTCATCAAGGTCTTCCATCATATCTAAATCGTTTTCGATATCTGCCGCAGATGGTTTTGTCTTACCCACCGGAGCAGAGTATTTTTCAACCTTGGAGGCAATAAGCTCATCAACTTCGGCATCAACAACAGCATTGCTATCGATTGCACCCAGTTGGTAATGACGTTTGATTGCATCACGGAAAGGTTCGTGCTTGAACAGTGGGCCCCAGAATTCGGTGCAGTTAGTATCTTTGGCTCGCCATGATTTTTCTTCGCGGACCATTTCACCGGTCTCAACATCAAGATATTCACGGTTATACCAACCAACTTTCGGCTTCACCACAAATCCGATTTCCATTGCCATATCGAGCAGGCCAGAATACGGGTCAATACCACCATCGAATTTTACATCAATGAAGAATTTACTTTTCTCTTTGACCATGCGAGATTTTTCGGCGTTCAGAACAAATTGGAAGCCTTCAAGTTCTTTACCAGTTTCTTTAATCTGGCGTTTGCCGATAATGAATACGGTATCCGCAGAATACATAACACCAGTACCACCGGTCATAACTGTTTTGCTATACATCTCAATCGTCTCGATTGTATGGTTAACCGCGACACAAGGGATATCCTTGATACTAAAGAACGGTGTTACAATACGGAACAGAGATTTCAGGGATTTAGCACGAGTCATATCGCCGACGACTTTTTCGTTCAATGCATCTTCTGTTTCTTTTTTCGATGCCATGTTACCGATTGAGTCAATAAAGATAATGACTTTTTCGCCACGCTCAATTGCTTCAAGCTGGTTAACCATATCAACTTTCAATTGTTCGACCGACTGGATTGGTGTGTGGATAACACGTTCCGGGTCTACTTTCATTGCACGAAGATATGCTTCTGTGATACCAAATTCTGAATCATAGAACAAACAGATTGCTTCGGGGTATTTGTTCATATATGCAGAGACCATCGTTAAACCCATATTGGATTTAAAGTGTTTTGACGGACCAGCAAAAATAGTCAAACCTGACTGCATACCACCATCTAGTGCACCGCTGATTGCAATGTTCAGCATAGGGATTTTTGTACGAACTACATCTTTATCATTAAAGAACTTGGACTTGGTAAGAGTCGCGGTCATTTTGGATGTAGAAGCTTTAATCAAACGGGATTTCAAATCTGCAATAGACATTCATTTTTTCCATAGGCATCATCATATTTTTCTCACAGGTTTAAGATAGGATAATTATATCACTGTATTTTTAGAGCAATTAACTTAGTAAACGTTTCCACGTTTCCAGTTTTCTTCAGCCAAATACTTATTATGCTTTTCTAATAACAACAAACCAATTACTGTTACAACAATCAGAAGTAATAATAACATCAGTTAATACCTTGACGAGCTTTTTCTTTGGCAATACATTTGTTGATATAAGTCAGACGAGCTTTAGCAGAACGCTGATACAATGCATTATACTCTTTTGCTTCTGGAGCGCCTGTCTCCATTGCACGATAAGCTTCTGCACGCATTACATTAATTTGCATACCAATATAAGCTGCGCATGTTTCAGCGATGCGAGCAACCATATCCAGGTCATTCTGGCGCTTGGTTTCTGCTTCCAGTTTAGCGATTACTTCATCATGCTTCGCGGCTTGTTCGCGCTGATATTCAACTTCACGTTGAGCATAATTTGCACAGTTATTTCCACACTGACTATTGGCACGTTTGTAAATCAGACCAGTCCCGCCTTTAAAATCAAAGGAACCATTATAGCGGGCTTTATCCGCAGCAACACGAGCTTGTCCAACTTCATCAGCACGCACAACATCGCCTTGGTAAGCACAACCAGACAATAACAGAACTGCAGCAATCGCTAACTTTTTCATTGTATTTTCCTCAATTAAAACATTCAAACTTGATTTGTAAAATTAACATTATCCAAGCCAAAATAAGAGTTGGAATCATTGGTGGAACTGTCACTGCAAAGTAAACAGTCATACCAACAAATATCAGTAAAAGTAAACTAGTTATAATCATTGTTTCACCACAATAATTTGTGCGTTTGTTTTACGTTCAGCAACGATTGCCCAAATCAATGCAATTACCCAACCAATCATCGTCCAACCAAACAGAAGGTTGATGAAAAAGATTCCGACATTGCTTCGGGTGCCACGCAGTAATGCGATAATCCATGGTAAGAAATATCCGATGAACATAACGACAAGAGAACCAAAACCAAACACACCAGCACCTACGATTAAAGCTTCCATTTTCATATCCTCATTTAGTTGATGAAAGAATAATACGGCAATCCATTGCCGTTGTAAACACTTAAAAGTCAAACATATCAAAAAGAGTTGCTTTCTTTTCGTAATCAACCTTTGCAGCTTCAGAGAAACCTGTCAATGGCTTAACAAAAGTCTTCTGGAACAGTGTGTTGTAGTCCATCCATTGCAGGACCTGGTCGCGGATTTCAATCGGGAGTTCAATCCCCGATGGCCATGCAATCACAGTTTCACCAAACGGGTTGCCGACTTTAAGAGGAAGCACATACACTTTTTCCCCTTCCATGATTTGCGGAACAGTCTTCAGACCTTTAGTTGCACGCATATAAGCGAGCACACCTTTGATATGAGCCGGGCACTTAAATCCAGGGAAACCACCTTCGTTATATTTCTGGATGTTGTTAACCGATGATACACCCGCGATGGTCATATAGTTAAGCTCATTAAATTCCTTGTTGAATTCCTTGAAGTATGTCTGCAGAGATTCTTCACCTTCTTGCAACATACGACGGATACATTCTTTCAGAGCTTTCTGGCATGCCTTTGGAGTACTCGACTTTTGAGTTTCCAGTCCCATGATTTTCAGTTTCGGAACAGCATATCGTGTGCCTTCCATATCATATACGTTCAGTGCATAACGCTTCTTCGCTGTCCAGAATCCACCAACACCTTTAGAACCCAGCGGAGGACATGCAATTGCTTCACGGTCCATAAACATAAGGTGCTGTTTGTTGTTCATGTATTCAGCCAGTTCACGGAAAGCTTTATCGATTGCCGGTTCCAGACGGTCTTTTGCAAACTTGTCCATGAAGTCAACCAGGTGGTTTGTATCACGGAATTTAGATTCGCCACCAACCTTTTTAATCAGGTTATCGCACTGGATATAAATGGAGTCAGTATCACCATAGAATACGTAAGTCTGACCTTGTGTACCACAAACACCATCAAAGTATTCGTTAACTTTACGTTCAATCCACTGCAATGCCAACTGCCCGAAAGATGTAATCGCAGTTGCATTTCGCAGGTCAAAGTAACGGAACCAGATATTGCCCAGGGCACCATAACAGCTATTGATAAGCAGTTTACGGTTAATCTGTGCGGTCATACCAGCAACTTCTTCCATCTGTGCTTTATACAGCATACCATTCAGGACGGTTTGATTCAGACCATGTAAGGTTGTTTTCATATTGTCATCAAAGTCATGACGATAATCAACTTCTGGTTCGGTTGTGCCGGTTCCTGGATTACTCAGAGCTTCCTTAATCAGTTCACCATTACGTTGAGCAGCAAGCATATAACCTTTGTGTTCTTTACGCTGATTAAACACCTTGGTGACTTCTGTCGGAATAATACCCGCAACATCTTTAAAATACATCATACCATTTGGCGCACAACTAAATGCATCAGATGGACGGTCAGCAGTTCCTGCGATGTATTCGTGCATATGGGCTGGTGCAAATGACCCGGCAATCGTTTCTGGACTGATGTTAATCTGTCGGATGATGCTCGGATAAAGAGATGTTAAGTCGCAGCTCATTACATATTTGTATGCGTTCGGAATCGGTTCCTTAACAAATGCACCAGGGAACGATTGACGAACATGTGATTTGGTTTCCGGGATAACCTTGTTTTGAGTCTTCAGACTGTTAAAGATAATCGCATCCCAAGTTTTGATTGGGCTGAATACAGACTGAATCTGCATCTTTGCATAATAACCCATCGATTGGCTCAGGTTAATGAACTGTCGCTTACGGTCAATCTGTACAACACGATAAACGTCAATGATGTTATAGCTAATGTATCGCTGATGATTTGATTCGCGCAGTTTAGAAATCGGGCCATCATACGGGAGTTTACCAACGCCCAGCTCAGATTCCGCAACATAGTCCAACGAGTAAGATGGTTGGTTTGTGAAGCTGAACTTTTTGTACAGGTCCAGATAATCCAGAACAGAGACACCCAGAATCTGAATGATTTCTTGTTCTTCACCAAAGCCGTTGTTAATGACTTTAACTTTTGTACGACGATGTGGACTTAGACGTTTTGCCGTAGCTTCACCAAATACATTTTTTAGGCGGTTGTAGATATATGGAATATCAAATTTCTCGATGTTCCAACCAGTTAACATAACCGGAGTTTTCTCGTTCCAGAATACCAAATACTGCTGGAGCATTTCTTCTTCTGAATCGAAAGCCATATAAACAATTTTTTCAAGGATTTCACTCGGGACTTCATCACCACCATCTTCCTGCAGCTTAGCAGCAATATCAATAGACCATTGCTCCACAGTAGCGTATGGTGAGCCCAAAAGGTCAAAGACATAGAATTTATCGTCTACCGAATCATAGTGCGTCAGGGCATCAATAGGGTGACGTGCTTCAGACGGCTCAGGGAACCCATCAGGAGATGTCACCTCGATATCGAAGTTAGCCACACGGATTTTACTTGAATCATATTTGATTTCATGTGGGTAACGGTCGCTCAGGTATGCGAGTTTGAAATCGTCCATACCCATAGCTTCGAGGCCCATATCGTTCATGCGCTTCATCCATTGCGAAGCATCACGCATGGAATCAAACTCTTTTTTCACACAACCTTTATTATAGATGTCTGAATATTTTGTTGCTTGGCCTTCACGAGCGTGCATAAAGAGACAAGGAGTATATGGAATTTCACGGGTTCGCTCATTACCATTCTTGTCAATATAACGTTCGTGAAGATTATCGCCGATTTGTTCGATAGTTAAATAAAATTCTTGCATTTGGTTTCCTTTATAGTCGAGTGATTGACTTTTGTTTTATGACTTGACGCTATTATACTACAAAAGGGACCGAAGTCCCTTTGCTTTAAATTTCTACTACTTGTTTTTGCATTTGTGGATGGCGATTTTCATCATAAGTAAAACACATTATAACTTTACGCTCAGGGTGCTTTTCTAAAGTTTCTTTTACCTGATATTGGATTTGTTCATCTATAGGAAGATTTATCCAGGCTGGTGCAGGGATAATAATATTACCCATATCTGAAACGGTTAGTTGAGCAATAGAATTCATATTAATTACCAATTGTGTATTTGGCCACAAGTTTCCAGTCGTCTTTTTGTTTGAAGGAGATAACACGGAAGTTGTTTGTTACTGCGAACAATTCATTATGCTCTTCTTCTTTGATAGCGATTAAGCCCCAGTCTTCGAGCAGTTGAGCGATGGAATCACGGCGCTGATAGTCTTCACCATCAATATCCACCTGGCGACCATCCATGCGCAGCATTTCTTTGAAGTGGACAATATAGTAACGGCCTTGCTTTTGGAGGATGTGGCAGCTCTGGTACAGCACACGGTCTTTATTATTCGCGATGCCCATACGGGTCAGAGTTTCTTTAACTTTCAGGAAGTCTTCAGGTTGCTTTAATGTAATTTCAATCATTTTACCATTCCAATATTTGTTTTTTAATTTCTTTTTGTTCTTTCACATTACTGGTAACGGTCTTTAAGAATTCATCCGTTACCAGACCTTTTGTCTTTTTCAAAACATCTTTAAGACTGCCTTTAACTTTTAACGTCTCAAGATACATCAAAGCATCATCTGCATTAATTGTATAATATTTCATTAGAAGCTTAATCACTAGCTGGACGTTGACCGCATCGGGTTCAGCCTTCGCCCATTTACCATATCGCTTACCTTGCGGGACCGCGTGCAACAGATAATTATAATGCTGCTGGTCTGTTAACCCGGCACCGATTAAGTTCATCACATTGACCTGCATAATACAATCAACATGTTGGCTCAGGGCATTGTCCAACCAAAATTTATTATAGTTTTCCGATTGAATCAGGCACCGAGGCTTTTTACTCACGGTGACATCATTAAGAATCGCAAACAATTCATTTTCGGCTTTCTCTTTGTATGAATCAGACAATTCCTGAATTTTGTTAAAGTCGCGTGATTTCCACGCAACCTCATGTTCGTTTAATTGAACGTCATCATCAAAGAGACTTACAGCCATTTCATTTCCCCAGCCAGTTGAGCAAACAAGTAGGTCAGGTGAACTTCGGTGTTCGCTGCCAGCCCGTGATACTGATTGTTCTCACCCACAATTTCATACATACGGATGATGCTTGCGCCGGTCAGTTTGCCGTACATTTCATCAGCGAGCTTGGCAATGAAGTTTGAATAATCATTTGCAAATTTCGGCGCCAGACCACGAAGAACTTTAAAGTTACGGTCTTTAAGGGCATCAATCACATCATCGATTGGAGTGCGATTATTTGTCACGATACTTAAGATACCAGAATCGATAACACCCTTCGCAGAGTAACGGTCAAGCTCGTTAATTGTCTTACGCAAGTCCGGGAAGTTATGCTTAACCAGGGCAGCAACAACTTTCAGGTCTTCGATTTCAACACCTTCGTTCTTACAGATAGCCACTGAACGATGAATCATCTGCTTGAGCATGGAGGTACGGTCTTCATCGGTTGACTCACCGAATTTAATCACACGGCAACGGGACTGCAATGGAGTGATGATACCATCGATGTTGTTCGCGGTCATAATGATAGAACAGTTACTTGAATAAGCTTCCATGAAACTACGAAGATGTCGCTGGGATTCTGCCAGACCCGCACGGTCAAACTCATCGATAACGATTACCTTACGGCGTCCTTCGATTGATTTGGATGATGCAAAGCGAGTCAATTCATTACGCACAAAGTCAATTCGGCAATCGGAGCCGTTAACAAACAGCATATCAGAATTCGTATCCGCGCACATAGCTTTCGCAACTGTTGTCTTACCAGTGCCAGGGGAACTACTGACCAGAATCAAGTTAGGAATCAAACCTTTTTTAACAATCGCCTCTAATGTTTCTTTATCATGAGCCGGCAGAATACACTCTGATAATGTACCCGGGCGGTATTTTTGTTCCCACATGAAGTCGGATTCGTTGACTGTTAGACCGTTAATTACTGTTGCCATTATTATTTTCCTCATATTAGTTTTACTTTGTACTCCATGGGGCCGAAGCCCCATTTATTAATCTTGGAATTCGTGGCTAGAGCCTTGTTCCATTGCAATCACATAACTTGCTTGTGTGCCTTCAAACTTCGTAGCAAATTTATCATCTTTCGCCCAAAGCATAACACGGTAATCAGCCGGAATCATTTTCATGTTCAGTTTGTTAATGATAAATTTAAACGCTGCATCACCTTCGTAATCACCACACACCAGGGAATAAAGCGGGCGCGCTAACTCTTTATCTTCAAGCTGGTTATAACCATGGATAACAATCTTACCATCTTTGTTGGTGATAGCAAAAGTATCCAGAGACAAACCACCGGCCACACGCAGAAGCTGCTGCAGGTCACTACCTTTCAGGTCGAAGATAACCTTAGCTACCGGGAAAGGAATCTTCTTAGCAGGGAACACGATAGTGCTCGGGTCAGCTGCAGGCCAGTGAATCGTTGAACGTTGGTCTTTGATAATGATGTTTGATGCATCTTCAGCCAGAGATACTTCAGCTTGGTCAGTTACCAGGCCCAGGATACTTAAGAAGCCGTTCAGGTCATAAATTGCAGCTTCAAAGTCAATTGTATCATTGATTTCAGATTCACCATATGACGCTCCAGTTACGGAACGAGTCAGGATAGTATTACCTGGTTTAAGCATAATGCCAGAGTAGATGGAGGTGAAGTTTTTCAGAACTGCGATAGTGTCTTTAGAGAATTTCATTTAATTACCTTTTATTCAAATCAAAATTAATTAAGCAACAACTGCCATTTGTTTGCGGATAGCTTCCGGAAGAGATTCAATATACTCTGGAAGTTGCGCAGCAATAATAGAACCAGCTTGGACCAGGTGGTCATCGAAGTCAACACAGTAATCATCTTCTAGACGTTCGGAGCCGTCACGGTCGATAACCAGTTTAGCACCAGCTGCCAGAGATTCGGTGTAATGACGTTGCATCAGTTCAATCCACTTATCAGATACATCAGTATCGATAACACCATACAGCATAAATTTAACTTCTTGAGGAAGTGATTTCAGACGGGTAGCAGATACTTCATCACATGCCAGGACCCAGGATTTACGGATGCGGTTTTGGTTATGTGGGTTAGCGTCAGTGCGGATGGTTTTAACTTGGATATCTTTAGCAGTTACGTTGTTCATAATATTCTCTCTATTCAATTCAATTAATCAAAGTATTCATATGCGAACCAGGCTTTGTGTCTGTTCGCGATTATTTTAACATATTCTTCACCGAAAGCGTTTTGCAAGTCACGTTCAGTAACTAGGTGTTCATCTTTCGAAAAGGTATTTACTAACACATATCGTTTAATTTCGGGGACAGCCAGTAAATGCTGCCCGGTTAAGAAGTCAGCCATAACAGCCTCTATTATAACATCCTTGTTTAAAGCATTATTCCATAACAGTGAATCGACCAACTTTTTTCATCTGGAGATGTTGCCCGTATGCTTCCGGGTCATGGTCTCGGTGACTGATAATAAAGATGTTGGTGTCTTCCAATTTGTTCAGGATGGTAGCAATTGCTTTAACACCCTCTACATCAGTAGCTGAATCGAAAACTTCGTCCAGAATCAATGTGTTGATATTGACACCAGATACTTTTGCAGCAATATCACGCCATGTAAACAGCAATGCAATATCGATACGAGCTTTTTCACCCTGGCTAAATGATGCATAGCTAAAGTCTTCACGCCCACGAGATTTAATCGTTTCGTTGAATTCTTCATCAAGCGTAAAACTATAATCAGCTTCCATAACTTTCAGATAAGCATTAATTTGCTTATTAAAGATAGGAATATATTTCTTAATAATCGCGCCTTTGATTCCAGAATCTTTCAACATATCCGTTAAGATACCACGTTGATATTTTTCCATAACAAGGTTTGATTTCTGTTTGACTATTTTATCAAGCTGGTCTTGAAGCGTTTTAATATCATCGGCATGGTCAATGAATTCAGACTTAGCTTGCTCAATTAACGTCTTAACCTTTTTAGCTTTATCCACAGTCTGGATTAATGTTTGTTTCTTAGTTTGAATCTCTTGAGCTATTGTACGTTGGTTTTGTCTTGCTTCAGCGTACGCATCAAATCGCTCCTGAATGGAGGCCTGGAGAGCTTTATGGCTATCAGACTCACGATTATACTCTTCAATCTTTGTCTCAATTCTGGGGACTATGGAGTCTCCTGGCGACAATTGACTCAAACACGTTTGGCAACAACCGCCTTTCTCGTACAAACCGATTACCTTACGGAAGCTATCGATTTTCGATTTAATCAGGAACGATTCTTGCTTGACTTTCGTCAGTTCCTGTTCAGGGTCTTCGCCCAAAATAATCTCGGTCAATCTTGTCGTTGCTTCATCAATCGTTGATTTGATATCACGTGCTTCTGAAGCCAAATCATCATACATCGTTTGCAACCGCAGCAGATTATCACCTGATAATTTTTTCTGCTTTTCAACGTTGTCCTGGTAGATTTTAATCTGTTGCACAACACCATCATGCTGAACATCAATCACCTGGATTTGGCTATTGACTTCGCGGATAAGAGATTTGTTCAGCTTATCCATATCGGCCAGTACAGAAACCTCTAACAGGTCTTCGACAAGTTTTCTTCTTGCAGGAGTGGATAGGCCCATGAAAGGGGTATATCCAGCTGTGCCGAGTACGACAATCTGTTTGAAACTGGCGTATGACATTCCGATAAGCTGTTCAAATTCTGCTTGGAAGTCTTTACTGCTGGCAGATTCATCAAGACGTTCACCGCCACAAGAGATTTCAAAAACATTGGGTTTTTGCCCACGTTTGATATAGTATTCTTTTCCATCATATTCCATCCACAATTCAACGAGCATATCTTTTTTGTTGCTCGAGTTAATCAACTGCCCTTTCTTAACATCACGAAAAGGCTTACCAAACAATGCAAATGTAACGGCTTCAAGGAAGGTTGATTTACCTGCACCGTTCTTACCGGTCACCAGAGTTTTCTGGACCTTATCGAGTTGAACCGTAATTGCTTGCGCTCCAACTGACATGATATTTTTATAGATAACTTTCTTTAGCTTAAAAGTCTTCATCGTAATAAGCATCCTTGATGCAAGATTCTGCCATATGAATTAATGTCTCTGGTGTATCATCTTCCATTACATTAAAGCTAAATTCTACAGCCCAATCAGTGACTACATAGACTTTGATAAGTTGACCGGTTTCCCGGTCAGTAATGGCTTCAAACCAATACTTAATAGTATTCGGTTGGTTATCATCGTCAACCACATCACATTCGCGGATATGTTCAAGACCCGCTTCATTAAAATCATAAAGTCTCACGGTTGCACCTCAAGGTATAATTTGTTGGCCAATGCTTTAAGAGCTTTTGATTCTTTTTCATTGGCATCAGGTAATGCATCGATATATTCTGCCATCATATCCGTTAAGCGTTTTATGTCTAGCTCTTCATCTGCATCTGTTGTGTCTACACTATTGTCAACCTTATTGACAATACGCAAGTCATGCACGCGCTTTTCTAATTCAGATTCAAACTTGGTCAGTTCTTTATCGACTTTTTCTACAATAACACGGACTGATAAGTCTTTGAAGTCGTCGTAGTTAATAGTTTCGTTTGGATAGAAAATCTTCCGATGCCAGGTGGTTTCATTCGGAATAAATTTCATCTCTTCGGTTTCGGTATTAAATTCCCAGAACCCGCGAGGGTCGTTCTCATCGCCTGCTGTTAATGTCCATGGTGTACCGATGTACTTAACGTTTGCAGCTTCTGAAATGGTATGGAAGTGTCCAGACCAAACTTGCTTGTACTTCTTAAGGAAATCAGGCTCAAGCCCGTGTGATTTCAATCCTTTATAGAAATAAAACCCGGTTAATTCCCAGTGACCGATGCAATATTCAGCGCCAGAGGTTTTGATGTGGTCATGAATAGCTGTCGCGTTCTCATCACACATCCATGGAATCATATCAATCTGACAGCCGTCAAAATCAACAGTTGTTGGCTTATCGTAGATTTTAACATGGTCATACTTATTCAGGAGTTCGGTGATAGCGTTAGGATGAATCTTATTCTTCAGATTCATGTCATGGTTCCCGATTATCGTGTGCAGAGTAATTCCTGCTTCACGAAGGAGTTCCATAATCTCGCGGCTGAATTCCATTGTCTTATGCGTTACGGCCTTACGGACATCAAAGATATCACCATATTGAATCCAGACTTTAATTCCATTCGCCTTAGAATATGCAATCGCCTGTAAAATACCATCGCGTTGAATGTTTTGAGCCCATGGGTCGTCAGCTTTGACACCCAAGTGCCAATCACCTAAATTTAAAATTTTCATATACTCTCCTCAGTTGGTTCATTTTATCATCCCGATTATAAAGCAAAAAAGGAAGCACTAGGCTTCCTTTCCAATTAATACACCATACAGAGGTTCATGAGAAGACTTGAACTTGATGGTTTTATAGGTAATAGTACCTTCATTTTCTGCTTTAATACGAGCGGCTTCAAATTGAAGCATCATCTCATTTTTGTCAGATTTAATCTTATCAAAATCCGTCGAACTCGTCATTCATACGCCCTCTTAAACCTTTTCGTATTCGTCGTTCAAGCTATTAAAAATCCGGATGTTCGTCATTCATTAACCTTCTCCAAATCCTACCAGCGTTTCCACCATTTTTTAAGCTGGTGTGAATCAACCCACACCTTCGCTACTGGCTCAATCTGAAAAATACCGTCAGAATACTGGCCAATCATTTTGTATTCGGTTTCGGTCTGCTTAATACAGATATTACCATATGAGCGAAGTCTGAAAGCGGCTCCAACAAGAAGCCGTTTAAAAGGTTTATTTACTAATGCCATTTACGATTTCCCAAATTTGCTTGCGAGTAGTTTCCCACATCAACTTAATCAGGTCTTCCGTAACTGGTTGGCGGTAAATTCCACGCAGTTTAACTAAAGCATATTTGTATGCTTCAAAATTGTTTTCCAGCACTGCCCCTTGAGCATGCTTATTCAGTCGTTCAATTTCACGAGCATTCTTTTTCAGAATCTTCGTGGCTTGGCTGGTAGCTTCGAGTGCGTTCGCTTCTTCGAGACGTTCCTGTGCTTCTTCAATCTGCTTATCGGTCAGTTGAGAAATATCTGGAGCTTGCATATTAATCCTTGGGAGTTAACTCAATTGTAAAATATAGATTAGCATTATCCACATGATAACGGTAATCAACGTTATTATCCGGTGAAGTAAATTCCAGATTCCGGACGTTTAAAGGGTCGATATCAATTGGAAGACCTTTTATGTCTCGCAGATAAAGTTTAATGAAATATGGGAGCGCTGTAAAGTCTTCCTCGATTTTATCTAAAAAATCGGTAATATCAAATTGATGTTCCATATAAAAAATCCAAATCACCTTCTTTATCTTTGGCGCTCTTATCAGACCCTGGCGCTTTAACTAAGGAGGATTCGTACTGTGTCATTTTGTCATAGATGTCCTGGATAAATGTTTCGTCAGCCAGAGCCACCATATCGTCGTCACGTGAATCATACACGTTATGGACGAAGTAGCTATATTTCTTTGCCATTTCTTTACGTTCTTTTTTGATACGCTGAACGAAAGCATTGAAGCAAGCCATTGTTATGTAAGCATGTGGATTATCGTATTTTGTTTCGTCGAAGTTATGAAGACCTTTTATTGCGGCCTCAATTCCGTCCGCTATCATTTCCTGCTTCCAAGATTGGGTATATCCTGAAAAGTTGAAACGTTTAGACAGACCTTCGGCTATAAGCATAATTGCCAGACCAATAACATCGTTCTGGCGAATAATTTTATTTGGGTCGGTGTTCGCATTCAGCTTCTGTTTCCACTCCGAAATAGCTTTCAGAAGCTCTTTATTATTTACATAGTTATTCTTGGTTAATTTAATTTCGTTCATATCGCCTCACTTAGTATATGAATATTATATCATCCTTGATACAAAGCGTTAGCGAAGTAAACAGTAAGCCTGGAAGACCTTCTCCATAATTGCCTTAAATTCGTGGATGTCAATATAAGGGATAACCTCAGCATCACTAATGAATTCCATCAGCCGGTCATGCTCGTTGCGGTATTGACCTTCATTCAACATGCTGATATGAGATTCCCAGGAGCCATACCCTTCTGCGTGTGGGAAGAATGTTATTTTCATGAATTCATCCACCCAAAACGTTCCCAGGTCCTGGACGGATATCATTGTATGATTGATGTGCATCAGTGCACCAATTGGGCAGCTTCTAAAACATCATCAAGCTTATCAAACTGGTCAACATAATCAATCCCACCAACTTCATCTTTGGCATACAACCAATACTGCTTGAATTCATATTCAATAATAAAGTGGTCGCCTTCAATCTGGAGGACACCAACATCATTAAATTGAACTGCATAACCCGTAAAGCGGATATCATTCAGGAGTTCTTCTTTCATAGTAATCATTTCCAGGTTTTTCTCATAATGAGAGAGTTTAATTTTAATCATTTCGCGCCCTTAACAATTTTCAGGTCAACAAAACCTTTCTTGCGTTGGGAATTCATGCGCTTGATGGCTTTGTCAGAAACTTCTTTGTTTTCACGTGGGAGCGGCAGACCAAACGCTACTACATCAAATTCATTCAGGATATACTGGACAAGGCTTTCACGAATACGTGCTTTACCCATTGTCTGACCTTCTGCAATAATCAGTTTCTGTACATCGCCTTCCCATTGGTCCAGAATCTCAGGAGTAACGAAACCAGATTTCATCAGAGTGTTGACTTTAGCAAATGCGAAATTAGCGATGGTGTTAGTGATAGATGCAGTCATGATATATTCCTCAGTCAATTAAAATTTTATTATCCTTGGGGTCATTATACCATGACCCCGTTGGTTTTTATTGCGCTTTAGCCGCTTTCCAGCCTTCATACATCATTGCGGCTGATATTAATATTGCTCCTGAGCAACTTGAATACTTGTGATTCCAAAACCATTTTAGAAAAACTTCGTCATCAATACCTTGAGCTATCATATTTTCAAAGAACTGACGACGAGATTCGGCAACTCGCTGCGATAATTTAGATTCAGGATTCATTTAAATTTTCCAATTGCCATTTTCATCAATGAATTTAATCCAGTCATTTACTGACCACTTAGTTGTATCACCTTTTGGAGTAACATTTAAAGTGTATAACCCCTGCTTAAAAAACATTCGTTTGATATTCATATTTTCCTCAGCTATAACGGTAACATTCATTTGATTTACGCTTTGCAACACGATGAGAAGTATTATAATCAAAATCATCCTCAACGTACACATCTTTTTTCAACTGGCGAACTTCTTTACGAAGTTGGCGGTTCATTTCATTCTTAACTTCAGAATCAACACCACGCATACGCTTCCATTTGTCTGAACGGAAGATATTTTCTTCAACTTGTTCCTGACTTACACCATCAGGTGCCTGACGACGCCCTGAATAACAAAAATCTTTTACAGACAATTCTTTACGACGAATAGTTTTACCCATAGTTACCTCAGCAGTTTGTATCCAATAAGATTTTTGATATACTGAATATCTTTGATACCCAAATCCAACTTAAGGTCTTTCAGACGTTCACTCAGGGTCAAAAAGGTTACGTGCTTCCAATTCTTCACTGGGCAACAATAAGTCTTAGGACCATTTGCAATTTCAATATTCTTATCAGTGACGGTGAGAAAAATTAAGCGTTCATCATCAAGGTTCAGGGTGATGACATTTTTCATTGCGTGCAATTTAAGGCTCATAATTTAGGTCCTTTTGCAACTGTATTGAACAAGCTACGGTCACACACCATCAACGGAGCATCAGGCCATTTCAAAGGACGATACCATACATCTTGGTCAGTCACTTTGGTTACCTGTACAGGATAGCCATTTACCGAATAATACCGGTCAACTTTAATTTCTTTATCTTGAACAACCATTTTGTTTTCCTCATCAGTAGTTGATGGGATAATGATACATCATTCAAAGGGGCTTGTACACCCCTTTTTAATCTTCAATTAAGTCCTGGTCATACCCCAGGGATATCAGTTTTGTTTTAAAGGCAGGAATATTGGTCATTTTTTCATCATTGACAAAAATCACCGGGTAACGAATGTTAAGGGTAGGATATCCAGCACGCTTAGCCAGAGACACGATTAAAGGCCTGTCATAAGCGATTTCAGAGCCTTGTTTGTTAAGGACTGAATAGAATGTATAAGGAAGGTTTAAGGAGCCCAGAAGGCTCCTGATGTGCATACAACCAGGGCATCGACCGACTTCTTCGGGGATACCATAGATTTCAATCTTAGTCGAGTTTTGGCCCACAGGAAATCACTCCTTGGTAGTTCCAGGTTTTAATAACTTCTTCATCGCTGGCGGTTGCATACGGGACATAAACCTGAATAAGGAAACCTGTGTCATCGAAAGAGAAATAAACCGTCGGTTTGATTCCATGAATCTCAGATAGAGCATAGATATCTTTAAGGTCTTCTTCTTTATCAGCAAAGAATTTCGGGTCCAAGTCACAGTCATGGAAGTACCATTCATCACCGAACTTGTCCCACGCGGTCCAATTAGTAGCTACATATTCTTCAAAACGTTTCATTCTTTCACCTTCAGCATTTTTGCAATGGTATTATGAATAGCCTGGATTCTTTTGTTGAATTCAGAGCTTTCGAGGCCAGGATTAGTGCTTAACCAACCGATGATAACAAACAGCAAACCAAACGGGATAGCCAGAATAAGCAGACAAACGATGAACAACACAAGCGTTATGTTTGCCAGAATATCTGCTGTAGCATTACGAAATTTATTCATATTTACCCTTAATTGATTAACCAAGCATTGATAAACACTAAACTATACTGCGAATAAAATTCTGGACCAAAATGAAAAATCATATCATTTATAGTATCCATAATATAATTCAATTTAATCATGTTTCCACACCCCATCGGTATTTGACCAAAGTCGCTGATTATCCGACCCTCGCCATAGCTTTTTAGTCGGAAGATTTTTCTCATACTTCCCATCAATAATAACATCAACATATTTAATCATTTCTAGTTGTTTAATATCTTCAAACTTATATCCTGTCCACAGCCAAATGCTTTTATTGGGATAAAGATTTTTAATAGTTTGAACCACAGAGTGAATAACATCTCGGTTATCGGGATAGAGAGGGTCTCCTCCAGTTATAGTTAATCCTTCTATATAATCATTATTCAAACATTCAATTAATTGTTCTAGTGTTTCACCAGTGAATGGAACGCCATTTCTAGCATTCCATGTTGATTTATTATAACACCCTTCGCATTTATGCAAACAACCTGTAACGAAAAGAACGGTCCTGCACCCAGGACCATTAATAAAATCGCAAGGATAAATTCTATCATAATTCATTGGTGTTTAACCCTATGCATGATTTCTTTATTTTTGCCGAGATTAAATCCGCGTTCGTTCGGGTTTCCAAGATAGCCGCATGTTCTTCTTATGGTGTTCATCTTTTTGGGGTCAGTTTCTCCACAAATAGAACAAACAAATCCGTTTTCAGTAGGAGTCATTTCATGAGTACTTCCACATGTAAAACATTTATCCACTGGCATATTAACACCAAAATAATCTAAATGCTGTGCAGCATAATCCCATACGGTCTCAAGACCTTTTAAATTGTTTTTCATGTCAGGTAATTCAACATAAGAAATGTGACCACCTGTCGCAATGAAATGATATGGCGCTTCATGAGAAATCTTTTCAAACGGAGTAATATTTTTTTCTACTGAAACATGGAAACTGTTAGTGTACCATCCTTTATCGGTAACATCTTTTACACTTCCATATTTTTCTGTATCGAGTTTACAGAATCGATAACACAGGTTTTCAGCAGGAGTGGAGTACAGGCTAAAAGCGAATCCGGTTCTTTCAGTCCATTGTTTAAGACAAGCATTCATTTTAGTCAAAATTTCTTGTCCAATATCACGACCGACAAGAATATTCAATTCGTGAATACCAATGTATCCTAGGGACACTGAACTTCTACCGTTTTTAAATAACTCAATTATATCATCGTCGGGTTTAAGACGAACCCCGAATGCACCTTCTTGGTAAAGAATAGGGGCAACAGTCGCTTTAACTCCTTTTAAGGAATTAATTCTACACATCAAAGCTTCAAAACACAAATTCATTCGTTCATTGAATAATTCAACAAATTTCTGTTCATTGAATTGCGTTCCAATATAAGAATCTAATGCAATACGAGGAAGATTCAGTGTTACAACACCAAGATTATTACGTCCATCAAGAATTTCATTACCAGTCGAATCTTTCCATACGCTCAAGAAACTACGGCAACCCATTGGAGAAACAGGAACAGATGAGCCGGTGATAGCTTTATTGTTCTTAGCTGAAATAATATCAGGATACATCCTTTTGCTTGCACACTCTAGAGCAAGCTGCTTGATATCATAGTTCGGGTCGTCTTTATAAAGATTAACACCTTCTTCAACAAACATAACAAGCTTAGGGAAAATAGGAGTTATTCCATCACGACCAAGACCTTTAATACGATTTTTCAGAATTGCTTTCTGAATCATTCGTTCAGTCCAGTCAGTTCCCGTACCAAATGTAATTGTCACAAAAGGGGTCTGTCCGTTTGAACTAAAGAGAGTGTTTACTTCATATTCATAAGCTTGGAATGCATCATATACATCTTTTTCTGTTTTAGATTGGGCATAATTCAACGCATCAGTGATTTGCCATTTTTCTGCATCCTCAATATGTTTTGCATAGGTGCGTTTAACATAAGGAGAAAATACTTTGTCTACATTAGCAAAAGTCGTTCCGCCATATTGGTGAGAAGCAACTTGTGCAGTAATTTGTGCCATAATTGCAGTAGCAACACCAATTGATTTAGGAGTTTCAATCTGTGCATTACCGAGCTTAAATCCGTTTTCAAGCATTCCTTTTAAATCTACTAAACAACAATTAGTAAATGGAAGAGCAGGGGAATAATCAATATCATGGAAATGAATAATTCCGCTTTCATGTGCTTTCATAATAAAAGACGCGACCATATTTTTGGCAATGTGTTTAGATACAATACCAGCCATAAGGTCCCGTTGAGTTGGAAAAACACGAGAATCTTTATTAGCATTCTCGTTTAAAAGGTCTTTATTAGTTTTATGAATCAATCCTTCAATTTCTTTTTCAATTGTCATTTTAAACTCTTTCTAAGCTGCTTCTTAAATGAAGCCATTAATTGTGTTTTGGTGTCCGATTCATTATAAGTCATACCGTTCAAAAGCATTTCCTGAATCATTTCTTCTTTCCCCCGGCGACCAAACTCTTTGGCTTTGTCTGTCACAAAATTGGGGTGAATATTGTTTTCGGTATAATCAGATTTCAGATAGACAAGCAAACTCTCTAACCATTCCAGGTAGTCAACATCGCGACCTTTCAGACCCGAGCGGCTGAACTTATGCTTCATTTGTCCTTCTGTTCCATTGCACAGATTGCATAGTAACCCACGAACCTTACCGGCTTTTGGCCCATTCAATTCGTGGTCATGGTCAAGATGGTTGGCCTGAACATCGGAGTCCAAATCACGGTGGCAAATTGGACACTTACCATTTTGTGCATCATAAAGTTTTTGTTTTTCTTCTTTGTATAATTTTCCAGTCAACAACATAATATACCCTTACCTGTGTTAGATAAGGGTATTTATTAAATATTATAGAACGAGCGATGTAACCGTTTAAATTGACGAATCATCTTTTTGGTAGGACGAGTATACAATCCCACACAGGTGGCCATAAACCGGTCAGTAGGACTTCCTTTGATAAGAAGTTTCCAGACCTTACCACCATTTAACTTTTCGGTATAGACTAATACAGTTTTCATTAAACAATCCTAAAACAAGGATAATGACATTCAACGTTACCATTATCAATTATCATATACTCTGTGATACAAGTCCATGACCCTTCAATTTCTATGGTATCAAAAAGGTATTCATCTGTTTCAACAACGTCCCAAACATTACATTTAACATCAGGGTCAAAACGTTGTCTTAACGCCTGGATAACATCGCCATTTTTAAATCCTGCGTCTTGAAGCTCTTTCATAAAACCTGATTGAGCAGCAGCATGAATATTAACAATTTCTAAAAACATTAAAAGACCTCATCAGAAAAGCGAAGTTGAGCTTCAAGCCAATGAATATAATCTGCTGCGGCAAAAATTAAAGCAGATTCTTCATCGGGTAACTTACGAGAATCCGACAATTCGTAAAGTGAATGTTCAATTAAACGACCTTTATGTCGACCTACTTCAATTTTGGTACTCATATCCAAACTCCATATCGATTAATTCATTGTTTGAAGGTTCATTATACTCTGTTTCGGAACCATTATAAACAGGTTCCTCTGGCTCGACAGTTTCCCATCGAGCGGTATACCATGGTTTTATAACGTAATCCATTCTCTGATAGTTTGGGTTACGACACGTTCTTGGAGCTCAACCAGTTCAACAGTCGGGACCATATGGTCCCAGTCAGTATGATAAGAGCCGGTACGAGTTTCGTTTACAGCCACATGCACATTATGTTTTTTGCTGAAATAAATTGCCTGGCGATATTGGTATTTGCCATTTTGTGTCCATTCGCCTAATTCAACCGGAACCAAGTAGTCCGAAAATTCAAACTCGTATGATTCGGTAAATGCATCATGGTCTTCAATGATTTCGCTTAAAACAGCATCAACATCTAATTCATTTTCAATAGTCATTGGTCACTCCAATAGCTTGATACTTCAAAATCAGGCTCGCCGTCGTCCCAATACCAAGGACCAACCGGATGCCAATCGCCATGCTTATCTTCTTCGTATTCTTCAGATTCAAGTCCAACGTATTGCCATTGGACTTCATAAGCAGTGCCACCAATTACGACAGTGTTTTCACCATACGGATTAGCCACAGCAAAGTCAATGCCTTCTTCTTTCGCCAGGGCTACCATGTATTCATAGAGTTTATATTCCAGGTCGTCTTCGTTACCATCACCCAGATAAATTGTTTGTCCGCTTAATTCACTCATAATTCCACCATAAATTCGTCAATCATTTAAAGTTCCAGAATGAAGCACCAACCAGAAATAAAGGCCAACAAATCATTGACGTCAGCCACCAACAAAAATCACCTGCGCCGAAATCATCCAATTTAGCTAGGGTCTTAGCATACCCAATACCAATGATAATATACAAAACACCCAACATTAATTCAATCATTTGAAATATTCTCGCAGTTCAGTGAATCCGCCAATATGACTTCCGTCAGGAGCAAACACTTGTGGCATAGTCAAACCAATTTGAGATTCGCGACCAAGTGCAGCCAGGAGTTGAGCAATCTTCTCATCATCAAACACACCTTTTTCTGGCATGACGTTGATGAATTCGTAAGGTTGTTTTTTAACATCCAAAAAACGTTTTGCATTATCGCAGAATACACAGCGATGGATAGATGAATCATAACCATATACTTTAAACATATTATTCCTTAATTCCTAATACTTGTTTGAAGGTCTCAGTATAATCGGAGTATTGACCGGTTTGTTCTTTATGTTTGTCCATAATATCATAAACTTCTGAACGCATATTATTATACGAACGGGTTAAAGCGGATTTCAATACTGAATAACTATCCGGAAATTTACCGTGTTCTTTATAATAGGCCAGAGTTAATTCACGGACCGCCTTATCAGCAGTCTCAAGATATTCTTTACGCTTTGCCATTTTCTTCTCGCTCAAATCGGTGTTTACAATGTCTGCATTTATATTGAAGCGGAGAGCTACGCCAATAAGTCAATTGGACCTGTTCAGTTCCACATTCAGGGCAGTTCGGAACGTTTTTAGAAGCTTGTTCACGTCGTTCGACAATTTTAATAATTTGGTTCCAATCAGGAATATCTTGACTATAATCATCACAACCGTGAATCTTACCAATCAATTCGGCTCCTTTAATAAAGTTCAATAAACCTGTATTAGATGCTGAAGCAATGTCTTCTCTTAAACGTTGTTTCATTTCAGCAGCTCCAGAGCCTGTTCCAGTTTATCCAGACGATTGGTTGATTCTTCCCAAAGTCGCTTGGCTTTTGTATAATCTTCAGTTGCCTTTTTATTAACAGCAAGAGCTTCATTATACGCTGTTTCCAGGGCAACAATTTCAGGCGCTTTTTGTTTCACTGGTTCATTATTCAGATTATCAATCAGGTCTTCAAGGGTAGTAACTTCTTGCGGTGCATTCATAATTTCCTCACTTTTCTTTTTATAGATTTCTGCATCAGTTGGTTGCTTTGCGCATTTAACTTCGCGTAATGTCACCACAATTTTCCAACCTTTCCAACCATGAGAACTGGTGATAGGGTCAACTTTAATTTTTTCAACAGTGTGCATATAATTAAGTGCACACTGCAGCTGATGAGTGAGCGTGCATGCAACATCAAGATACTTTTTGATATTTTCAGGTGTAGCCTCTGGAGTATAGAACTCATGCTTAACTGTAATAATTACCTGATTTTCACCAGAATCTTTAACCTTTACCATGTTCTCAGCCAGATGGTAGATAGTGCGAAAATCACCGCCCATCAATTTTGTTGCTGATTTTATGATAGACATTTTGTTATTTCTGAATTCACGCGCCCAACTGTTTGCAAATTCAGAAACAGTATAGCCTTGTTTATCAAGATAGTATTTTTCAACATCACCAAACCAATGATACCCAATTGTACCTTTACCACGTCTGGATTCAACACCAAACTTATTAAGAAGGTCTTTATTAACCAGGTATGCCAGGACTCGGGAACCTTTAAAAGTTTTCTTGATATCAGCATTACCAGCACGACTCGCAATAGTCGCGATGTCTTTCTTAAAACGACCGGATGCAACAATCGATGCGTCAATCTGATTTAACCAGAAATTGATAATCGAAAGGATAGCCGATTCACCTATTAATGGTTTTACTTTTGCATCGATAGTGGTGTTAAAGGCCTGGATATATTCGTTACGTGTCATAGTGTTCTCCTCATAAAGTAGGAATTCATTATACTCCCTCCATCCTTGGAAGTAAACATTATTTTAATGCTTTGATTGCAGCTTGCAATTTATTGCGTTGCGTTTCCATGTTCTTGATGCGATTCAGGACATCCTGGATACCCTTCTTCTCATCTTCAATCAGACCATTTAAGCGGTTGACTGATTCCTTGATAGCATCCGCATGATAGCTCTCAATAGGCTTCATTGTTGGGTTAAAGATTTCAAGAGAGCTGGATGGCTGGACATTCCATTTGTACATATTTTTAACGTCCAGTGGTGAAATTTTGGTCTGGTCATAAGATTTAAATTGACCTGCAAATGCTGGGCCATATGCCGCAGTAGGGGTACGTTCCATTTCTGGTTCCTTTTTCTCTTGATAAGGGGCATAAGACAAAAGATATTCTTTAGTCAATTTAATATCAATTGCTATAGTTTTAAGGAATTTTTCCGTTTGGTGGATATAATTTGTATCTTCATCAAACGTGTACGATTCAACAGCATGGCGCATATAAAACAGCGCAATACCCATAACCTCTTTAAAGTTATGACAAAGAGCAACATCGCCCTTGGTGGTTGGTTTGAACTTAATCTGTACACCATCATTCTTGATATTGATAATCAAGTTATTGGAGTTAAAATTATAGTTCTTGATGTTAACCGGAGCTTTGCGAATACGAAATCCGCCGGCCAGAATTTCCTTGATACTCTTACGAACCGTGGCACCAAACAAAAACGCTGGGCGGCGGCAGTAATCATTCAGAGAGTTAATTCTTACAATACGTTGACCATACCCCTGGGTAGCAGAACCTGATTTGATTTTGCCAAAGTTAACCAAAGAATTCATTGCGATAAGACGAGTCACACGACCGTCATGTGGTTCATAACTACTAGCATATTCAGCGCGAGTTTTAATTTTCATATCATAGTCCAAATAATTTTTCATAAAATTTAGCAATAGGCCAAAACACCATCATAATTGCCCAAACAAACCAAAGCAGAGGCCATACTAGTGTAATGAATACTGCATCATAACTTGACTCAATTTCGACTGGATTCCAATCACCAGATTTATGAATGATAATGGTCGTCATGAATCCTAGCATAAAGTAAAGGAGAATAAAACCTACAATTTCCATATTAACCTACAATATTTGAGAATATCAGCCACAGAATACATAACCAAGAACGGCGAGCCATTCCATAATTAATCCTTAAGCAATTTAATAACGTTCATCAGTTTATGACGTTCAGCTTTTGCTGCATTGTTCAGTCCTGACAGACGGAAAATTTCATCATCTTGTTGCTGGATGGTGATGTTAAGTTCTTCAATCTGTTTAGTGAAAAGCTCAATTTGCTCTGAATATTTTTCATTGCTTCGCACTGGAACAGGTTCCATTTTAGGAGCTTGCTCTGAAGGACTCTCAACTACAACTCGGTCTTTAATTTGACATAGTTTAATACGCTGGACGCCTCCAGTTTTAACATCATAGAAGGTAAGAACCCCATGATGTTCGAGTTCAGACAAAGCCAAACGGAGATGGAATTTCCAGTTTTCGTATTGACATCCGCTAAAAGAAGAAATACTGTATTCGCCTTCATTTTGACCTTTAATAACATTAAATAGTTTGTAATCTAAAGAATTATTGGTTTTAAAGGTCATTTGTTTATCTTGACCGCTTGCTAAACGAGCACCTAATGCCAATAAACGGCGTTGGTTAGTATGAAGGTCTTTGACCACTTCATCAAATGTCATGGTGCTAATCGCACGACCATAAAGGTCATAACCTTTATTATAATTTTTAAGTAAAATTTTGGCATTAGCACGAGACAACATACCCGAACGTTGAAGAGATTTCATGACTCGGTCTTCTAATGTAAGCAAGCCCGTTGTTTTATTAAAGATTTTAGTGAATTCAGCAGAATTAGTACAAACATTGAACTTATTCCACATCATATATAAAACATTTAAAACCACATCTTTAGTGCTCGGAATACTGTTAAATTTAACAACTTTTTTAACTTCAGAACGAATTTCATTAATTGCTTGTGACATATTATTTTCCTCAATAGATTAATCAAAGGTCAGAACCATTATACCATCCTTGGTATAAAGCGTTTATGCGAGAACCGTCTTTAAACGCTTTTCAAACTTCTGAAGGAGTACCTGGCGCTCTGCTCTTTGTTTGGTATAGGTTTCAATACGCTCTGAAGTGAGATTGTATTGTTCATTAACTGATTCCCGCATGAATTCAGGAATCTCTTTACATGCTTTGATTTCATTGAACTTATCAAGCACTGCTTGTTGTTCAGCAATCAGACCATCATAATATTGGATATCTGATTTGATGTTCTGTACATCAGATTCAGTAGGCATATTTTTCTTTGCTCTTGCCGCCTGGTACTCAGCATTAGTCTCTCTTGACCAGAACAAAGAGCGGTTTTTGTTAGTGTTTTTATACACATCAATAATACCAACTGAATCAACATTCACAATCCAGTTCCAGGCGTTTTTATAAGTTTGACCACCTGATACTGTAATCTCACCTGCACAAGCAACATCATTAAAGAACTTGCTTTGTGCTTCTGATTTAAAATTACCATTATTGTAATTAATCAGATTAAAGATTGATTTGGCTTCCATTTTATTCTCCCGTTTGTTTGGTAACTCAGTATGGGAACATTATACGTCTATCCCATACTGATGTACACATTTAATTAAAAGTTCTTTCAGTATTTTCACCACTGAACCAGGCGCTCTTAACGGCTTGTTGCGCGCGATGAATCTGTTCAGCCATATAAACACCAAGGGCCTCTGCTTTTCTTGTCCTGTGGGCTTCTGCGGCGACCATTTGCAGCTTATCCATCATGATAAGAGCTTTACATTTCTCCTTCAGAGCATAACGTTTCTTCTCTTCTGGAGTTTTGACCATTCCTCTTAACTTGTGCATTTTCAACTTAAAATGGTCAGCAGATTTAAGACATGCATCAATCATGTCAATTTCATACTTTTTCATAATTCCTCACTTGCGACGACGTTTTGGTAATGGTTTAGGGAAGAACATTGCTTTACCTGCAGGGGTCAAAGTCACACGCAAAGCATTACCAATACCAAGGGATGCTTTAACCAGACCTTTGGCTTTTAACTCGCCAAATGCTTGACGTTGTTCAGGGTCGCGAGTGTTAACCATCAGACCTTTTTCACCAGCAGCTTTGATTAATTCTAACATTTTATTCTCCAGTTTTTATTTGGTAACTCAGTATGGAATCATTATGTCTCATGACCATCTGGTTGTACACTACTTTTTAAAATAAAAAAGGACCCCGAAGGGTCCTTTGTATTATTTCTTACAACCAACATATTTTGGCATATGACAGAAAACAGAATCGGTAACTACTCGACCCTTTGCCCATGCTTCCTGTGCTTTACCGTGAGTAGTATTCACATAGCTGGATTTAATATTCTCGATACCTTGAGAATGTGATGCGTGTGCAGAACCATTAGAAGGACCTGCTGACTGACTTGAACCTTGACCGCCTGGGCCTGATGTGCCTTCAGTAGCCAGTACACCAAAAGACATAACAGCGGCCAACAGGCCTATAGCCACTTTTAATTTTAATTTCATATTTTCACCTTTTATTAACTCAACATTGAGTATGTTTACTATACTACAAAATCATTGAAGCACTTAAATTGCACTCCAAAAATTATGGAATCTGATATCATCGATAGCCCAGTTAGCAAACTCGCGGGTTTGCTTGGGAGTTGGTTTACATATGTACTTATTGTTGATTCGTCTGCCAGTTTCCCGACAGACTGCTTCGAGATACCACCGCCGACCTTTATTGGGTCTTCCATATGATAAGAAGACCTTCATTTCTTCATTAACGATAATAGGAATTGTGGTTGTCAAGATATACCTCTTCAACAAACTTGTCCCAGAACTTCATGTCTACCTTATCGGGCATACCGTTCTTCGCAGCCCAGACGGCATTGGTTTCGACTTCATCGACGATTGCTTCAAGTTCAGCTTGTACATCTTTAAAAGCGTGTAGGCCTTGTTTGATTTCAAGGATAAATGGAGCCGTACGTAAAGGATATTGGAGATCGCCTGCTTGATAGATTTCCTTTAACTGGTATCCAGCACGATAAGCATGGCTCAGAGCTTTCCAGTCAATACCTTCGTTAGCTTCGGCCTTACGGGCGCGTTCGCCATATTCAGCATCAAGTTTATTCAGAGATTGCTTAAGCTCGATTAATGACAAAGTAGTTTGGTATTTGCGACCGAGAACAGTATAAAACGTTTGAGGTCCAGTTTTCTCATGGTTATGGAATACCCATTCGCAGAATTCGTTCTCTGGGAGACGATGCTTAATATCTTCAACTTTAGTGCGACGTTGTTTAGTCGAACCATCTTCTTGGTAGTCAACCCACTGTTCAGGAATCTGGTTAACAATTGCCAGTACACCACGTAAAGCCGCCAGTCTAGAACCTTTAACACCATATTTTGAAGCTTGCTTACGGACGTACCCCAAATATGCTTTCATGTTGGTCGTATAGAACCGTGAACGGTTGTCTTGGATAAATTTCCATACATCTGGTAAATCGGATTTGACTACCAGGTTAGCCGGAGTGTGAATCATGTCCAGAGCAACAGTTTCGCCTTCAGCCGCCAGTTTAAAGAAATATTTCAGGCTATAAAGCTCGTGGTCAACATCGTCTTTTGTGTTTTTGGTAGCCGTGTTATTCGTGTTCAAGTTGGTATGGTTCATAGCCGTACCTAACAGAATGTCACGTGGGTGTGGAACAAAGATTTCCTTAAAATCGACATCAGATTCTGGAGTACTTGTTCCGTAAAGATGGCTACCGAAGTAGCCTTTCATAACTGTTCTCATTTCTTCGCCTCAAAATGGATTACTGGACATACCTTAGATTTACGAGCTTTAATGTATTGGACGACAAGGTTTTCTTTAATTTCCTTTCCTTCGCGTTTGGCTTTAATACGTTCCCATTCTTTTTCTTCTTTACGTAAATCATACCAGGCCCAGAAACTCATTGTACAATACACAACGCCAATGGCTACCGCCAGAATAAGAGCCAGTGTAGCCAGTCCTAAAATAAACCCTAACCCTAAACCAACAGGAGTACTTAATACAAAGAACTGTTCCAATACACCAGCCCCTGCAACAGTTAAGGCAAAGATTGTACTGCCTGCAAGCACAGAACAAATAAAGCAGACCCATACAATTTTCCAGAAGTAAGCACACAAAGAGTGTGGTCGAGAATAATGGCCATAAAAACGGTCGTGTAATTTAGTGTGCCAGGCATTTTCATTAATAATCATTGTAATTCCTTATGCGTTCATAGTTGGGATAACAGTGTTCAGGTATTTTACCAGAACTTTTAATTCGTCTTTAGTGAATACTACTTCAGCTTCACCATCGTGGGTCTGGATGATAGATAACATATCACGACCTTGATATTGGTAGACACTGAATTCAGTATTATAATCGCCTTCTTCATCACCTTCAAAGGTTTCGCTTGAATGCATAATCGCATCACACCCAGGGATTTTCCACTCGAGCTCAGGTACACACTCTTCTTGGAAGAGTTTAAAAATTTTCTCTAAAAATTCTGAACGGTTTTTAATGGATAAACAAGCCCATTCAGTTTCCAGATTAAAGCCATTTTCACCTCGATACAACCAAGCCGCAACTTCATCGTTAATTTTAAAGACACGATTATGAGTTCGAATATACTGCTCTGCATCAATAACAGACAACTTGTACAGGTTCTGAATATCTTGAATGGTTAAAACGACTGTATCATCTTCTTGTTTAAGCACGATTGCATTATCAATTACATCGGCAGTCAGGTCACCAAACAACCCAGATTTTTCAATAATCATTTTAATTTCCTCTTAACGGTTATGTTTTAAAATACTATAAAGAGCTTCTACTTGGCTTGCATCCAGGTAAATAACATCATCATCTTGCTCAATGGAAATCCCACCGGTATTTCCTTCAACGAAATTACATTCACACACTTCAACGGTACGGTATACATCACCAGTCGGATGCTCAGGCTCCAGAACAATAATACCATTTTCAGAATTACCACTAGGGTCATATAACATTACAGTTTCCTCGCTAACCATGAAAAGAATAAACCAATTAAAACAGGCCCTACAGCCATTATTAACCAAGCCCAAGGTTCAAGATAGTAAATCATCTCATGCTCCTATGCCAACAGTTGCGTGGCTCACGTTTAAAAACTTTATCATGCATTGATTGACAACCAACACAATATATCACACCTTTAATCGCTTGTCTCCGCGCTTCAGGAATTTTTTCATCGCAGTCAAAACAGAATTCAGCAGACTCCCTTTCAACTGCAACCTGTGCTCTCGCATGGGTGATAGCGGCTTGTACAACCGCTTCCATCTCTAACTGTTCAGCACCATCTTTTGCAAATCCAACAGCCATTATGCTTTCAACCCATTCAGATATTCAACCAAATTAGCTTTAGAGCTATTCAAATCACGTTTGCACTGCTCTATCCCAGAATATGAATATCCTTCGCAATGTTCAACAGCTAGTTCATATGAGTCAATTTCAATATCGCGAGCGAGTTTAATAATTTTTTCAATTTGTTCTAAAGTAATCATATGTCACCAGTATTTGTTAATGGTAGAAATTAATTCTTGGACTTGAGTATTTTTCAGTTTACACCCGCAACTTTTTAATGTTTCTTTAAAAAGCTCAACCTCTTTAAGCTGTTCCTTTTCCAGGCGGATTCTGTACCCCCTGTAATCAGCAAATATACTTCTGTCATCAAATATCTTAATTTCAAGAATATGATTATTGGTTTCATATTCCAATGAAACCATTGTATTTGTAAGTTTCATTATTCCACCACATATGATAATGAGAAAATTGCTGATGAAAGATGAGTAGCATCTTCTTCACACAGTTCAAATGGAGCTTTCTGCAAGAGCTCAACCACTTCTTCATCAGTGGCACGGTCCATAAAGATTGCATAATCGTTAAGATAGATAACAACCTCATCACCAGTATTAACTGCATCAATCTTGATGTTCTTAATTCTCATTGTATTCTCCTCAGTAGTTGATGGGATAATAGTACACCCTTTTGATGAGGATGTAAACCCCCTAAATGAAAAAAGGTCCACCCGAAGGCAGACCTTTTGAATTACTCTAATGTTAACAGGTACTTGGTTTGAAAGAAAACGCCAACGATATCGTCCAGAGTCGATTGAATAGCCTTTGGTACAACTTTATAGACTCTTTCAGAGCTTTTAATCATTTCATCTAAAAACAAAATTGTATCTTTCGGCAAGTCCGAGGCGGACGGTAATGCAGCTTTGTATTGTTTCCCACTGTAACCTAACCATTGTTCACTGAACTGGTCGAGTGGACCTTGGATTTCTGTGAAGTAGAAATCATAAGCTTTATGGCGGGCATAACTTTTGGTTTCAAGATGGGCAGATTTAAAATAAGCCAAAGAGACTAATAGCCACCCAATGTATGAATCCACCTCAGACCCACGACCTGTTACGAAATCATCGAATTTCATCTTCCAATTTTACCTTCATTAATTTAGCGTATTCGACTGCAGCAGCCCGGCCATCAATTTGACATGTGATTTCATTTACACATTGACTCTTATTGTTCCATTCAGTTTTAATAAAAGCCCAAAATTGTTCGGACTGCTCGACGCTGGGTTCTTTGAATTGCGAATAGATTTGCATCGCACTATCTGCGTACTGGGTAAATTTACCATCTGTAGCAGAGGACATATTTGGGCCTAAACAGCCCATTAGTAATAGACTTAGAGAAAGTCCTCGAATAAGGTCCATAAAGGACTCCTTATTGTTGGTCATGATTACGCTTTGCAGCCTTAACATAGCGGAATACTAGTTAGTAACTGTATTTATAATCTTTTAAACTTGAAACAATATATTGCAAATAAATCAGAAAAATGTCTATCAACCCATATTCTTTGCACTGGGCTAGTAACAGTCAGCATATAATGTGCTTTTTGTAAATTTATTCCATTTTTATTCGGGCATTCTTTATTAACAGAATGGTACGTGCTTGCTACTATTTCAATTTCCCTTTCATATCTCTCGCTATCTGTTTGTGTGGGGATAAATGCAATTCCAGCAATAACAAAAATAGAGATATACGTCCAAATCTTATATATCATAAGGACCTCAGCTTGTCAATTCGAGCCAATGTTTCCTGCATAAAGATACGTACGATTCATTCCCACCGACTAACACTTGCTCGCCGTCCTTTACAGCAGCACCGTCGATTACTCGAGCGGTCATGGTTGCTTTCCGGCCGCAATGGCAGACGCCCTTTAATTCAACCAGTTTATCCGAAATAGCCAGAAGTCTGGCTGAACCGGGAAATAACTGACCCCGAAAATCTGTTCTTAGCCCGTAACACATAACGGGGATATTGTAATTATCAACCACTCGTGCTAACTGGTCAATTTGCTCTGGTAACAAAAATTGAGCTTCATCAACCAGGACACAATGGATATCCTTTTGAGACTCGGCCCATTTATAGAATTCAAACAGGTTCATGTCGGCCGTTACCAGGTTTGCTTCCTGGCTAATACCAATACGTGATTTAATTTCAGATTCCGAGTCCCGATTATCAATAACAGGTTTTAGCAAAAGCACACTCATTCCACGCTCTTTATAGGAATAAGCTGCAGTCAGCAATGAAGCTGTTTTGCCTGCATTCATTGCTGCGTAATGATAAATTAAACTCGCCATATCACCTTCTTATTCTGTAATACTTTCCAGATAATTTTCTAAATCGTCTGAAGCCTTATTAAGGGCTTCTAGCGCTTTATAATAGTCTTCACGGGAGTAATATTCTGTATGAAGTTCTTCGTCGTATTCGCTTTTAGCATCAACAACAGTTTCAATCATATCCAGAATTTTATTTTTCTGTTCTTTAGTAATCATAATATACCTTAAAGAGTATTCACATAAGCAATAAGCTCGTTTTCTTTCTTATCAAACTGTTCGGCGATTTTTTCGTAATCTTCAGCGCTCACAGGACCCCATTCATCGTATGATTGCATTCCAGAATTCTCTTCTAGAAGCTCATGGATAAGCTCAAACAATCTACTTTTCTGACTAATACTTAAACTCATAACCATTGCACCTTTAAACAATATTCATCTACGTGTTGGACACGTTTGTTTTTGTCAATAAAAGTATATTCAACATACTCGCCGATATACCACTTATCTACGTTGTGAGGACTTTTTATAGGACACTTGGTTATCCGTGTTTCGGACCAGTGTCGAATAATTGTAGCTTTGTTTTTAGGGTCAAATGGGTGTGGATAATGTGCTTTCATAATCAACTACCACCAAATCAATATCAGGAGTAAACATATCAATTAACCGGGAAACCTTATCCCAATCACCACCTGCAATACCACAGCCAATCCTGGGAATATAAATCACAGGCTTGAACAAAAGGGATTCTGCTTGTCGATTTAATTCTATCATGCAATTTACTAAAGCGCCATAATCCAGATTTGGACCCGGTTCATACTGGGTATAAAGGTTATAGCACATACCAAATCCAGTTGGCTTATGTTTAAAAACGATAGACATATCACCGAGTTTTTCTCGGGAACCGTATTCAGTTGATGTTTTATCCATTTCTAAAATTTTTGGGTAAGCCTTTGCCAGTTGGCCAGCAACGCCTGACCCCATTGTATGGAAACAATTACAGCCATGAGCTATGATGTTTCCTTCAAGAAAGAGGGCGACAATATCGCCCTTAATATAGTTAACAATCATTTAGAGTTCAATCCTCTGTTATAGGAATCGACTAACCTGTCAACCATACTGGTGCAGGCCGCTTTATATTTGGCACTCGACAGAATACAATCCATTTCAAATAGTTTCTTTTCATATTTGTTGGATAAAATACTCTTTTTCATAAGAGTGTGTTCAACATCATTTTGACCGTCTTTATATGCAGCAGTGAGTTTGGCACTGAACTGGATTACACAATCCACATTGCTTGATGCGCAATAATCTTTGGCCGTCCTCGTTGCATATTCTATGATGCTATTATTATCATCGCTCTGTACTGAAGCTATTCCTCCCGTGCTGAATACTAACCCTATGGCTAAAGTTATGACTCTTACCATTTAATCCACCGTTTTTAATAGGCCTCGTGATTTTAAGTAGTTAGCTTTTTCTAGGACTTGCGAAGCATACGTGTTTCCAGCTTTCACATTCCACCCTGCGTTATATGATGATAGTGTTTTTCTTATGTCCCCCTTGTGAATGTTTAACCAGTATGAAAACTCAATATAAGCCCAGCGTGCACTGTTCTCTCTCTTGCTTATCATCTTGATTATTTCTTTATCTGTCATTGTCCACCCAACCTGTTTTACGCGCTCGCGCACGGTTGGAAGATAATTTTGGAATATACCATATGCATGATGCTTATCTTTATTTAATCCTGTATTAACACCAGCAGATGATTCCTGCCAGGTTAAACCAGCCATGATATATCCCAAACCATTATGTTGGTGCGGATTTTCTTTGTACTTACCATTTTTCTGGAACTGTTCTCCAAACGCATAAGCATATTGGAGGTTCTCCATTTGTTCATTACTGAAAGTAGGCTCTACGCTATGGGCAGACATACTAACTGTCAATAGTAAAGTGGCTATTACTTTTTTCATGAATTCCCCATTAGATATAAATCACTTTTGTGCTAATTTTTCCTTCCAGACGATTAGAGTTAACAAACGCCATACGACAACACATGGTTGGAGACTTCCCAGGAAGAGCTGGGTTAACTGTCATTCCTAACCATAAGTTCTTGTCTGTGATTTCCAGACGAAGTGGACGGTAGTTCACATTCGGGTCAATTTGTGCTTCAACTTCCGGGAGTGGTTTCATCTCCAGGAATTCAACAATTTCTTTTACATGTGGTGTGATTTTTCCAAACAAGTCAAAAACATATTGTTCGTCAATTTCACGTTGGATTGCACGGTCCAACAGGTGTGGACTGTACTTAATGAAGAATGCTTCAAGGCCTGCTTCTTTACAAGCCTTGTTGATAGCATTATTAATTTTGAGGAACTCCGTTTCAAAAATACGACGAAGTTTATTGCGGCGAATGTAAACACTTGAATCGATAGTAGTCATGATTATCTCCTTTTGTTTGATGGGATAATCATAACTCATTTCAACCTGCTTGTACACTATTCTTTAAAACGAATTAGCTTATTTAATGACTGTGAGACTTCAGCACGAACAGCGTGTAAATTCTTAAGCTGTTCAAGGCGTTGCTCGTAGTAAGCAATTTCATCTTCTTCAAGACAGTCGTTTGAATCTTCTTTAAGATAGTTCCCGTAGTCCTGAAAGGCCTTACGAATAACTTCCTGGAAATCATCTAGACTTTGAATTTTTGGCTGTTTCGATGTGAATCCAAACGGATTGGAATCATTTATGCGGCGTTGAGAAGCGGTTGATAACTCATAACCAAAACCAGAATTAATCTGCGCCATTAGTATTTTTCCTCGGGTCGAAATACTGCACGACATGCCCACATGCTGGCTTCTTTTAGATGTTGCTTAGCATACTTAAGAGCCTGCACTGCATCCATATCTTCTTTGGTTTGTTGCTCTGTTTCATTTTCTTTCAAGATATATGCTTCTTCAATCAGAGCATCAAACATCAATCCAAGACGAACTTCTGCATCTTTAATAGCGTTCACTTTACCGATTTTATCGTCGGTATGTGGCTTGTAACCTTTGATATCTTCAATCATTTCACTTCCTCGCCAGTTGCGATATCATATTCCACCAAACGAAGGCCGTCGGTCCAACCCTGAACGGAGATATAGGTAGTTGGGTAAACCAGTTCTTTACCGTTCCATTGACCGCCGTCCCAGACTTCCAGAAAGTCTTGTTCACCTGGACCATTAAACCATTCAACGAATCTTTTCAAGGCTGCATCAGAGCCTTCAATCGTCAGTTTAGACATATTTTTTCCAGTCACTAATTAATCGCACATCCTGGTCATACGTCAGGAGGCTACGAGTTATAATACCCTTACATGGTCCAGAAATAAATTCCAGAGTAAAGTAAGGAACCAACTTCATCAAGCGAATACTCGGAGCAGTGCAACGAAATCTGGACCCAATAAAAGGTCCAGACAAAAACACATACTCAAAGAAATTTGCTTTATTAAAGATTTCAAAATTCTTTACGAAATCTTCAGACCTAACCTTTGGAATAAAATAGATTTGGTCAAAAAGCTCTTCATGAGTCATTATTGCATTCCTATCACAAAGAATAACGGCAAAGGCTTATCACCTTGACACATAAATTTATTCATCATTACCTGATAAGCTTCATAGAACTTATCCATTGCAGGGAGGCGAATAGGTTCTTCAATAATGATTAAAAGACGCGTAAAACGCAATCCACGGTACTTATGGAAATTATCTTCATCAAGGAAACTGCGTACAGTATCATAGACAACGAATCCAGGTCGTTCAACTTGAAGATGTGGTTGTGCCTTAGAAACCCGCTTTATTATATCACAGATTTCTCGGGAGCGATGTGAAGAACTCGACATAACAATCACATCATTACCCTTGGAAACCCAATCCGCAGCGAACTGTGCAAGGGCACTTGTTTTACCTGTTTGACGACCACCATCAAGTCGAAGAGTACCAAACTCTTGCATTCTTGAAGCAGGTTCATACCAGGTGTATTGGTCTGAATCTAAGCGTTCAATGGCGCGTTCAGCGAAGGCGTGCATTAAGGTTAGATAAATTGGAGTTAAAAATTTCATAGTTGTCTCTTAGTTGTAGGGCCATTCCTTGGCACATTAATTCGTCCATGTATCCGAATGTAAACCCCTTACCGCACTCGGGCTCGACCTTATTACAGGTAGGGAAGGGTCCATCACTCAGAGGACACGACGTTCATGAGGAGAGGGTCGGTTTGCCTTTATTAAAAAGAACCAGAGCCTTTAATTGTGTTCTGGCGACCTTTATTTTCGAATTCAGAATGGTCGATTTCGTATGCTTGTGCTACGCCAAAGGCCTTTTTAACTTTAGATAAAGAACCTTTAGATGTAACAATATTAAAAGTATTGCCTTTGGTAAAATCAACCAAATCCACTTGCACACCCTGTTTACCGAGGCTTGCTACAATAGCATCAACATATTGTTGGTCTAAATTGCCTTGAACCCCAATTTGAAATGCTTTAGGAACTTTGGCTTCTGTGATAAATTCTTGATAAGTTAACATTATACACTATCCCATCATAAAGTAAACAGTTACGCTTTACCGCCAGAAACAATACCAAAGGTCTCAAAGTCCCATTCAATATCGTCAACATCAACTTTCTTACCAGCAACCACAAATGCGATTTCGCGACGTTTTGCATAGGTAACAATTTCTTTGCCATCGCCGCCAAAGAAAGAATAACCATTGCGCTTCATGGTGCCAAAGTCTTCAGCATCACCAGCGAAGGCACGGACTTTAAAAGCACCAGTAGGAGCTTTAGCAGATTCAGTAATAAATTCTTGATAAGTTTTCATAATGTCTCTTTAGTTAAGCTTTAGGGAAATCGCGCAAAAACGCATCATAAAGTTTATTACCAATGCGACGGAATGCTTTTGCAGCATGAACGTTATCTGGGTTTGCAATTTTAATCTGCATTACATGACTACCAGCCCATGATTTAGCTTCGTCATAATAACCTTTAATTTCTTTAATAGTCTTGCGTTTTCCACCAGGACCATCAACAGTAATTTTCCACGAACCAGTGCTTGTTTCACTTGGTGGGGTTAACTGTTCAATCCAGACATAACCACCTTCAACACGTTGTTGAGTAGATTCAGTAATAAATTCTTGATAAGTTTTCATTTTATATTCCATGTTTGGTTGATAAAATCATTATACAACCTTTTTAGTTAAGCGTACACAGCTTTCCCATAGTATTTGTACCAGGTAGGCTTTTGAGAAATTTTCTCATTCAGTCTGGATTGACTGATTTCAATTGACCAGATTGATGGTTGATAATCATTCTTCCATTCATCAGGAATATCATTTAAATCTTGGGTAGAAATATCTTTTATATTAAACCCTCGCTTTAAACATTCAGCAATAAGTTCTTGATGGCGGTTTTTAAGGAACAAAAGCTTATCATAAAAGAAGGTGACATGACCAGTTCCTAAAAGAAAAGATGATGGGATTTTAAAGTCAGACACCTTTTTACCATTTTGTACATGCTTACGAACAGCCCCAAACACGCGAGGAAGCTCACGGTATTCAGCCATAAGGTGTTGGTCAGCAAGTTCAGATACCAGGGTTAAATTAATGCGAGTCATGTTTGTTCCTCCAAGTAGTTGATGGGATAATAATACATCAATACGAGGAGGTTGTAAACTTATTTTGTGGAAGCAGCCGAGATATATTTTTCAAGACGCTGTTTCATCAGCGAGCCGTTCTTAGCGATTTCTTCCGGTTTATCGCACATACGCAATAGAGCTTCAAGCTTAGTGATATCAGATGTCCGCTCAAATTTGCGAGTATCTACCTTACTAGCAAGTTCGGAAATACGCGCTAACAGACTTTCGGCTTCTACCAAAGCTGTGCCCAGCTTAGTTGCAAATGCGTCAGTAGCTTCATTAAGAGTGGTCACGGTCAAAAATTCATTATAGGTTTTCATATACTTTCCAAGTTCCTGTTTTAAATGTTGAGATTACACGTTTCGCTCGATTAGGTGTTTGTTTGTACCATTTGGATTGAGCCAGGTTAACAGCAGCTTCGTCCCAACGTTTCTGTTGAAGCAACCGAAGGGAGTTAGTAAACCCAGCAACGCCGGCTTCACCCATTTGGAAGACCATATTAATCAGGGCACAGCGACGAACTTCGTCAAGACTATCATACACTGGTTTTAATTTAGCATTACGCATAACACTCGCACGTGCTTTTTCCACTGAACGGTTAAACAAGGTTTCAGCTTCAACCTGGGTAATCCTACCGTTGCAGACGCGACCCATGAGCTTGTCGAGCTCGGCACGAGCAACATCTTTCGATGGGTTCTTAGTTATCAGTTGCCCGATACCGATGGTCCAATATCCTTCGGTATCTTTATACAAATCCAACTTACAACCTTCATCTATGCGTAACATTTCGAATATATTCATAATACCCCCTTATATAGGGGTATTTATTATCCGAAAATTTGAGTCAAAACCTTGTACATCGATTTACCCATTACGTATTGCCATTGACTCGGTTTAATCAGAGCGAAAGCATCAAACTCTGGGACCGAACTACCATCCGGGAAGGTATGATATGCGGAGCATTTACTATGTCTGAATTGCTCATGCTCGACCGGGACCGTGTACAAAAACAGGTGAAGGTTTTTGTTATCTGAATAACGGAACTCGCCTAGGTCTTTTAAGAATGCCGGGTCATACCGGGTAAAGCCTGTTTCTTCTTCACATTCACGCATAGCTGCTTCAATCGGGGATTCACCGGCTTCAACATGACCCTTAGGGATATCCCATTTATGCGCAGGCATACCCGGTTTGCGAGAACCAGTCACACGACCCATGAATAACTCTTTATCTTCAGTCATGAAAATAATGCCAGCAGATAATTCTTTCACCACGTTTTTCTTACTCATCATCACGTTCCCAAGATTTTTTAAAGATTTCAGCCATAATAATTTCAATACGTGTTTCTGTTGATGGTGATTCACTATCAGAAGTTTGAACTCTGTAATCGGAAATTGGTCGGAACATATCCAAGTCACTTTCCAAATCTTCTTTTATTTTCTCTTCTGATGTTCCAGTATCATAGGAATACAGATAAGAATCACATGACTCAGATTTAATATAAATTGCAATACTCATTTACGGCATTCCTCAATAAAAGAATTTAATGTATTTTTCTTAGCGATATCGTCGTATACCTTTTTAACTTTAGAAATACGAAAAGGTACTTCAATAGTCATAGTCCATAAAAATGATGCAATAAGTCCAACAGCAGCAGAAGAAATGCACGCGCCCATTACAGCCACGGGGGCTTCATTTTTACCTGTCAAGAAAAACAACAGGATTGGTAAAAATAAGATTCCAGACCACGCATAAAACCTGGAACAAATTAACTTATCAAATTCATCTTTCCAGGTACGAAATCCATATTTCTTGCTATAAGAAATTAATGGGTCGGGTGTCTGTTCTTTGAGTGGTTCTGGTTGCCAGCCATTTACGATATAGCCCATTCTGAACTCCTTAATTAAAAGCTCTTTCATATTATAGTTGCAACCGGACCAATCTACCGTACTAGCTGCAATTCCTTCATCACCATCATCAAGATTCCGCCAGGACTTTTTAATAATCATATTCTCACCACTTGGGATAATAATTCCAGCATTTTCTGACCTACGGATGAAGTTTGCATCAATGCCCATACACCCGGGTTCATAAAGGGCCATTACCAGCCCTCCATAGGGAATTCCAGATATACTTGAGCGTTAACGCGGATTTCATTTGTAATCTTTTTAACACGGTCGGTATTACGAGACACACGACCAAACCAGCGCCAACCGTTACCAACTGTTTTCGTTCCAGTGTGCCAGGTCTGCCAGTTGAATTCACACAACGTGCGGTCAGGAGCTTCTTGAACTAAAAGTTCACCTGCCTTGATTTTTTCCAGAACTTCCTGGTGCCACCGGCGATAGATAAGTTCGCCATCAGGAATCTGACTGAATTCTGAAGTTCCCAGAGCAAAATTAGTAGGGCAAACAGAAGCGTTAACCAGACCCAGGATGTGTTCAGAATGGTAACGAGGGTTATCATAATCAGGTTGTCCTGCTGTAATAAAATGTTGTCCTGCTGGAATATCTGGACGTGGTACATCATCATGGTGGAACCCTGGAATAGCAGGATACCAGCCAGGCATTAACATGTGGACACGGGAATCAAATACAATATCAGGGCCACATTGCCAATCTTCAGGCAGGTTTTCAATAAAGCTACGAGTAATAGGACCACCGTGTTTATGAGCAAAATAAGCATCGCAATTAAAGAACATAGGCTCATTTTTGATTTGGTCATTACTGATATCTTGAGCAAATTGGCCAACTTCACGCATTTTACTATTAAAAGTTTTTGAGCTATTCATAATATTTTCCTCATTGATTGTGGGACCATTGTGTCATAGTCCCACTTGGATGTACACACTTATTTTGAAAAAGGTTTAATCAAATGTTGGTTAGCCTTGAAACGTTTAACATAGTCTTCGCGACCCAGGGTGTTGTACATATTAACCACTTCCTGGTAATGTTCCCAGGCATACTCACGGAACCATCCAGAAGTAATGGAGGTACAGACTTTTTCTAGTGCAATATGGAAGCTCACGGATGGAGATATATTGAACTCATTAGGAACCTGCGAACGCTCCAGAGCAAGTACACATGCTTCTTCATAAACCCCTGCCAGTTTAATAACATCAGGAAGTGCTTCAAATTTTTCACGTGAGGTCATGACTTCTGAATCATCCTTCATATAGAACTTATATGCAGGCTTATCAGCAAGCGCCACGGCCTCGTGGATGGAGTCATGGTCAAGGGTATAGATTGTATCATTAAAGAAAGTTTTCTTGCCCACGTCTAGTTTAGGGTGACTATATGACAGTGTTTCTGTCTGACGTTGTAACATAATTTTCTGCAGTTCATCATTAAGAACAACACCCTTATTACGAAGGTAATTAATATGGCTCATGGTCTTCAGGAAGAATGGATTGTTCTTCAGGTAACGATGAGACAATTTAATTGCCAGACAAATATCAGGGGTCGCCCAATAAAAACCAGATAGACGGTCTTTCTGAATATTTGCCTTCGCATATTTGAGCAGACGATAACTGGAGGTAAAATCTTCCTCTTGTAGCTCATCAGTCAACTCACGAACACTTGTCAGGGCGCGGACGATATATGCTTCAAAATAGGTTTCTTTACCGTTGTGCATACACTTAAAAGCTTGCACATCTGGGTTATCCACATGAACATGCTGCCCCATCATCTGGGTTTTAAAGCTGTTCCAGGAACCCTGGTCAGCGATAAAATCCCAATCAGAGTTTTCAATTTTCTTACTTTCAATCAGACCGGCGTTATGTAACGCGCGAGAACCAATAACTAACATCATAATATTTTCCTCAGAATTAAATTAAATGTCCCAGCGGGCGCTATCATATTCATCCCATAGAGCTTCATGGGAGTTACAAACGATAGGAGCAATGACTCCGTTAATATCTTCGTTGTAAGGGCAGATAGTACAAAATGCATCTTCGAAACGAACATTGTAATCAGACTTCTTATACGCGATGTCAAAAATCTTTTTAAACTTTTCACGAGTAATGGTTTTAGCAACCACTTCAGTACCAATACTTTCGTAATAAATCATGGTTATCTCCTCAGATAGGACCGTAAAGGTATGTCCAACGTTTAACGAAAGAAACTACTTCTTCCAAGGTATCGCAAACCTCTGTAGTGCCCGGAACGCCATCGCCACTGATGGTTACTTTAATGCCATCTGAAACTTCCTGGAGATTAACCTCCAGTTGGTTGGCTTTGGCTTCGTTCAGAACTTTGATTAATTCGTTTGCGATAGACATTTTTATTCTCCTGTTCTGATAACGTGATTGTCATCAGTTGATAAGAGAATAGTAACATGGTTTTCTAGAGTTGTATACCACTTCTGCAATATTCTAAAAATAATTTATTGTTGTCTACTGTATCCCACCGGCGCCAAGATGAATTCCAGACCAAAGCATTATCACCACAATCGTTAAGCTTGAAATGGTCGTAATACATAGCTATACGCTTGGTCTCGTCAGCGGAGAATCCTAATATAGACTCGCCATGAGTATGGTACATATGGTGATGCATGGAGAGGTCGCATTTATAAAACGTTTCACGCTTACCGCGGACGAACAAGAATGCTTGTCCATCCATATAAAATTCTTTATCTGTTTTTAAAAGATATTTGAATACTGAATCTCTGTGCATAGGTCCTCCTATCACATCCTTGTGATAATTTTAGCAGCTGCTCGGGTACCAGATTTTACCATCCGGGTGAGCAACAAAGGTGCGTCCAGCTTCTTCGCCATAACAAGAGCTATTCAACCAGTCTTCAAGACGAACTTCACCATCATAATCGTCGAGCTCAATACCGAAATCTTGAGCAGAAGCCATATCTTTAACTTTCTTATACAACGCAGCCAGTTCAAGAGCTGCTTTTTCTAATTCATTAATATCAGACATTTTTATTCCTTAGCAAGACATAGAGGAGTTAAACCAGAAACCTTTACCTTCTGGGATACCATAATCACCGTGAATCCAGTCATATTTTTTATATTCTGGGCTGCCCGCAGGAATATATCGCTGAAGACTGTCAGCATATACATGAAAGTATTCACCAGTTTTATCGGCCAGCTGTTCACCTTCACAGATTAGTGCACGGATTTGGTCTTCAATTTCTTTAACAGTTTTAGTAGTCATTTATTTCCTTAGCATTCGTAAGAGGAGGACACCCAAGAGGTACCGCTAATAGTAATGCATCCATTATAAAGCGTGATATGCCTGTCTAAGTCACGAACACCGCTAATATAGATATCAGCTTCTTCACGTTCTTCTTTACAAATCTGGATAACATTTTCAATAGCCGCTTTAGCGGTACGGATTGCACAATCTAATTCACGAGACATAATATTTCCTTAACATTCAGCAGAAGAGGACACCCAACCACCTTCTGCAAGGTCTGTGGTGTAGTCATGTTGGTTAACAATAGCATATTGGGCTTCACCGTAGTTTTCCCAATGTTCAAGGTCAGCTTTCAGGGCGCCAGGAGAATAATAGTCACCGCCCATACCGCGAGCAGGGTATATATTAAAATGAGTCTCATATTTGTCTGCAATTTCCTCAGCGCGACGAATAGCTTCATGGATTTCTTTTACTGCGGCCAGAAGCTCTGGTTGGTTATGGTTATCATTCATCATATTAACACATCTCAGAAGAGGAGACCCAAGCACCAACGGTAACAACCCCATTTTCAACTTTTCCACCGTTGGCTTCAATATGATGGGTAAACCATTCAGAGCATTCATAACCGACTGGGTGGTATGTACGACCTGTGCCGTAATCGCCGGTGCTGAATTCAATGCCATATTCATCAGCGATTTCTTCACAATGTGTTTCAATTTCAGAGGTCTTATTTAGAAGAGAATAGATAGCTTTTTCTGCAGATTTCTCATCATAATACTTAGGGATAGCGATTTCAATTTTATTCATGATTTACATTCCTTAATAAAGGTTTCAAGGTCATTACGTTTTGTTTTGTTCAGGAACTTATTATACTCAGCCATTGCCAAAGCGTATCTCTTACGGATGGGAGCATTCAAGGCGTTTGTGTAACAGATATCATACACAACCGGGATAAAATAGGCCACAACAGCCGGAGCAATTATCATAAAGAAGCCCATCTCAATAGGCATGACTCCCTCGATTGCAGCCATAACCGTTGTCATTACCAGGCCAACCAGGCCACCGAGCATAGCGGTGGCAATCCCTAATAATAAATTGGCACCAATATCATATTCAGCCAATTGATAAACATGTGATGCAAGACTAGGCCGTTCCATTACGAACCTCCTTGATAAATTCTTCTGCACATTTAATTTTGTGCTCTTTTTGTAGGGAAACGCATTTTTGTTCCCACTCTTTAACTCGACCACGATATCCTTTATTCATATGATTTTGATGCCACACATTTATCAATATCATACTCAGGACTGTAATAAAAGGAGCTGCAATTATTAGTGCCCAGGCGACTCCAACACTAATGATATTCATATCCCCACAAAGCACCATCATTATAACCCCAACGATGCACATGGACAGAGCTCCAAATGGAGGCATAAGGTCTTTATCAATCTTGTCTGCGTACACAAATTTTTCTGGTTTACCTGGCAGATATAACGTTCGCATTTTGAACCCCTTTAGCGTATTCACGGCATTCTTTAATAAAACGATTAAGCTTACGCTGCTGTTTACGACTTTCTAATGTATATTCGTCGGCCAAAATAGTAAGCTCATCTTTATCGTAATTTTTAATATCAGAGTAAGATGGTCTACGGTCAACCATTCCAAATACATCGCCATTTTCTAGCGCTACATAACATACTAAATGGTAATCATCATCTGCTATATTAAGAAGCACACAATCATCGCTCTCGTTTAACGCATACACAGAATAGCGTAATCCAGCGAATTCCACTCGTTGAATACCCAGATTTACATCAATAATTTCCAAGGCATCTGCGAAAGAAAGGTCTTCAGCTAAAGCAAAAATAAAAGGCAATTTTGTAGTATCGCCACGGCTAGTTGTTCTTCTTAAGAAATCATTGGAATAACCCAAGTCACCGCGGATTCTGTAAAGAACTGTATTAGTTTCAGTAGCAAGGCCACTACCGCCAAACCAGTCTACATTTGATATAAGGTCAGTATATAAGCTCATAATTTTCTCCTCTCCCAATTAGGGGGCAAAGCCCCCTTTATCTTACTTAAGTGAATTGATGTATTCTTCAATGTCAGCGGATGTGGTATCCACACCAACCTGTGGACCTTTGAAGGTTTCAACACGCATCAGAGTGTCTTCAATATCAATCTTAGTCAATGCAGCGATTTCAACAACATCATCTGCGGTTGCAATACCTAGGGCAGACACCTTACGGGTTTCGCGGATGTATTCCAGTTTAACAGCTAGTTCCTGACGAGAGTCATCCAGCTCTTTAACTTTCAATTTAATTTCATTACGCATTTCAACATAATCATCTGCCTTCTTACGAAGTTGTTTAGCAGTGCGACGATACAGGAGACCCAGTTTAGCATGGACCTGGACATCAGCACCATCAGCAATCAGTTTACGAATTTCACGCTCTTTTGAAGCGGCGAGCTGGTCTTTTTCATTCGCTAACTCGCGGATGCGTTTTTCTTCATTAACAGACTTAACGTGGGCAGTCTGGAGCTCAGTAATCTTGTCAATCAGGGTAGAAGCCGCTTTAGTATATTGGTCTTCAATAGACAGGTTTTGTGCCATTGCAGTACCCAGTTTGGAGCGGATGAATTCAACAAGTTTCTTTAAAGTATTCATGGTATTTCCTTCAGTTGGTTAATGTTTTATTATCCAGGGAACATACTATCATGTTCCCGTTAAAGCGTACACTGATTTAGATTTTATTTTCCTGCACACCATAGTAAAGTTCATCAGACACGATATTCAGGATGCGGCGAACATATTCATCATGGTAACGACATTCAAAATCAAATTCAACTGTAGTTTCTGCTTCACGAGTAAACTTAACAACCACATTCAGGTGGTTAACAACTTTAGTAAAGCTGTCAGTAAAGAATTCTTTTGCTACTGCTTGTTGTACTTGTACTTTGAACTTAGTGTTGCGAATCATGTTTTCAGCTGATGCGAAATTACCAGTTTTATCAAAGTCAACAAGCGCCAGGTTGATGATGAATTTCATTTTATTCTCCAGTTTTATTTGGTAACTCAGTATGGAATCATTATGCCTTAAAGCAGGGGGCTTGTATACCCCCTTTTTGAATTAAATTTCAAATTCTTTGCGGAAGTTGGAAGCATAAGATTGAACAGATGCTTTGTTGAATCCAAACTCACGCACAATCATATCAATAACAGCTCTGCGAGCAGCACCATTAGACATATTAACAGTTTTGAACATATCATAGCATAAATCTTTGTTGCTCATACCGGAGCGTTTAGGTGCCTTACGCTCAGCTTTTGGTTCAGCTTTAGGAGTAGGTTTAACTTCTGGTTTAACCTGCCCATCATTCAGACCTTTAAAAATTTTACCTGCCAGAGTTGCCAGTTTAGCAGCTTCACCACGAGTGATACCAAATACTGCCGGGTTAAATGAAATACCTTCAGCTGTCAGACGTTTGAAGAACATACGCGCTGCGGATTGCGCTTCAGCTTCAGAAGAGTTGTTTAATGCCAGTTTAACGTACTTAACCAGTTTTGAAGTTTTCATTTTATTATCCCGTTTGTTTATTTGGTAACTCAGTATGGAATCATTATGCCTTAGTTAAATTCCAAAGTACACATTAATTTTCAGAAGTTGGGAAATAAACTTCAAAGTCATACATGTTTACTACTGCAGATGCAATTGCTTGATACTGCATACCCAAGAAAGTTTTCTTGTTCTTGCGCCATAAGTTAACCATTTCTGTTTTGATGCATGCCAGAGAATAGTTGGATGCAGGATACTGTTTGATGATTGCAACAACTTCTTCAGAAGCAGTTTCGCACAATTCATTCAGTTGAGCTTCAATTTTAGCAGAAATGATTGCTTTGTTTTCTTCTTGAGCTTGTGTAGCGTGCCATGCAGGTGCGTTAAACATTTTATTCTCCAGTGTTTTATTTGGTAACTCAGTATGGGATAATTATACACTATCCCACCTGGAAGTAAAACACTTTTCTCAATTATTTTTGAGCTTTGCGGAAGTTGGAAGCATAAGACTGAACAACAGTCTTTTTGATATCATGGGTGGTAACCAGAACATCAATCAGAGCGCGGCGTGCTGCATTATCATTCATATCAATTTCTGCAAATGCCTGGAAGCAAATGTCACGGGCGTTACCAGATTTGGACTGGATTTTTTCTTCTTTAACTTCTTCAATTGGGAATTCAATCATTTCAGCTTGGATTAATTCAATGATGGATTCTTTTGACTGTTTGGTGTTTACCTTCAGTTCAGAATTAAGGGACTTAGCGATGGCAACAATCTGGGTTGAAGTCAGATGGATAAGTGCATCTTCACGAATACAGATTTCACATACTTCGTCGGCAACCATTTTGTTAGTGATGCGGGTAACAGAGAATGCAGAGGTCAGGGTCAGAAAGTTCATTTTATTTCTCCAAAGTTTTGTTTGATTCAGTGTGTAACTCAGTATGGAATCATTATGCACCCGGTCAATTCGGATGTACACTACTTTTTGAAGAAAATTTCAAATTTATTCGGGGTATAAAAAAGCCCCAACCTTTCGGAAGGGGCTAAGCCTTGCGGCAACCTTGTCGGGGTTCCACCTGCTAGGCAAGTGTTTGTACGAAACGCCGGGATTTGAACCCGGTTATCAAGTAGTTGACGCTACTCAATATTTTTAAAAGGCCATATCTCGACCATATCCGAACGTTCCGTCAAAAACGCCACTCGGCTTACGGCAAAGATATTTCCTCGAATCGTTAATTAGGTGCGCCGTTTCAGCTGTGAAATAAGGGACTTTAAGAGGTCAACTCATGTACGCCTTAAAATCGGGTCTTATTCAGGGAACTTCAGTCCGACGACTTACCGGTAGCGACCCGGCTTCTTGTTTGGTCGAGACAGTAGGGATCGAACCTACGACCTAGGACTTAGAAGGTCCTTGCTCTTCCTTCTGAGCTATGCCTCGTGTTTGTTCATAGCGGGGTGGACTCGAACCACCAATATTAAGTCACTCATGCTCCAAGCATGCTAGGGCACTTACCCCGGACGGAATCGAACCGCATCTACAATACCTATCGCCATGATAATTTAAAATAAGTTTGGTGGCCCTGGGTGGAATCGAACCACCATCCAGCGATTATGAGTCGCTCGCTTGACCGTCCAGCTACAGGGCCTTAATTCTATTATGAAAGGCTCTTTGAGGGAAGAACCTTTGGTAATAGAGGGTACTTATTAATAATAACGCGTTTTTATTAAAGCATATCAAGTGCTTTAACGTTCGGAATTTGGATTTCTTCTTCGATGATGTATAATTTTACCCACGAAACTACGCGCATAAAATCGCTATCATATTCCACTGGCTCGCCCAGTAATTCCTGGAGAGAATATAATAATTCAAATTCCTGGTCATTGTCACCTTCAACCAGGTTTTCCAGATTTTCAATACAAAGTGTTTTGTTAATGAATTCAGAAGTTAATTGACCAGATTTTACACCAGATTCAATGTGTGCGATAACCAAGTCTTTAACTACGTCCCATTCCGAATTGCCACATTTATCTGGATAGTTACAATGAGAACCTTGAAAAAGTTCCAGGATATATTTGTACTGCTGGATTTCTTGTTCTTCTACACCAAATATTGTCTGGGTTTTATAGTTGTCACCATCATTTTCCCAGGTTTCAATTTCAATCACATAACCTTTAGGGATGGTCTGACCAAATTTAATATTCATAATCAACCTTCATCAACAATAGTATGGGTATTGGCATTAACAATCTGCCACCAGTCAAAACGGTTAGAACCATAACATGGTTTATTCTCGTTTTCTTTAATGATATCACGCAGTTCATCTTCAGTCGCAGCTTTTGCGATTAGGTCTGCATAACCGCCACGGGGATAATAGCTATCGCCAGCAAACAGTAAAAAGTTTGTTTTGATATTCTTGAATTCTTCAAGAGTAATAACCGTTCCAGATGGTTGTTGAACAATATCTACGTAACTATACCCCAATTGCTGGGCTTTATCTACCGCTTCAAGCAGGGTGTCATGTGCCCACCCAATTTGACATTCTGGTTTGTCAGATGGGTTTGCCTGATAATCCGCATACACTTTATACATTTTACTCACCTTTAGACATTTTATCCATAACGAAAGAGATTGAACCAATTAAGAATGCAACTACTAAAGAGATTATATTCTCAGAAGTTGAAAGCATATTCAACATAAAGCCAGCAAACATGCTAAAACCAAAAGCGGTAACAGCAACAAGGGCAGTAACATTTCTAATTAATTCACAACGTTTCATTTTATTCTCCTCATTAGTTGATGGGATAATTATACACTATCCCATATCTAAAAGTACACTTATTTTTTACGGAAAATTGATTTATACTTGTTAGCCCATTTCTCGATAACTTCTGCCGGACCCTGGATAACAAAATAGTCCCCAAACTCTTCACCGCCGAGCTGACCGTAATTATCTAAGGCGTCGCGGAGAGTTCCATAAGGCATTTCGCCCATTTTATCTTTCTTGCCGGTGTAAATGAATTGCACTTTAACATCAGCAGTTTCATTAATAAATTCTTGATAAGTTTTCATGTTGTCTCCAGTAGTTGATGGGATAATTATACTGCATTTATCCCATCGTGTACATTACATTTTTGAACCGCGAATTACACCATAAGCGGCGAAGTCGTCAGTGATATTTTTAGGGGTGTTCTTACCAGTTTCAATATATGCAATGCTGGATTTCTGACTAAATGAGGTAATTTTATTATAGTTAGAGTCAAGGAAGGTATAACCATTTTTACGCAGCTGGTCAAAGTCTTCAGCGTCGCCTTTACCTTTGAAGTCAACCCATTTGTATGTGTTTTTCTTCTGAAGGCCCAGAGGCCAAGTTTTTGCTTCTGCCAGGTAATTATTTTCTACCAAAAATTCGTGGAACGTTTGCATTTGAAATCCTATTTTAGATAAATTGCGTATTTTTTATAACCAGCTGTCTCATGGCGGAGACCCTTGTCATTGGCAAAACGCTCAATGTTGTTGATTTGGTTCTGGTCAAGTTCAGAGATGTCAAACGCGAAAAAGTTGCGTTTGTTACCAATTGTTATATGGTCAGTCAAGTCAATGCTGTACAGGTGATTGATATTGTCAATCATAGCTTTGACTGCTTTACTAATTTTTACTTCTTCATTCAGTTGGGACTCGTTGAAAAGTTCATTAAAAGTTTTCATAAGAAACCTTATTTATACAGTTTAGCTAGTTCTTTACGTCCGCGAGCAGACATAATGAATTGTTCATCACCAATTTTGAAATAAGCCATACCGCCGTCAACAGCGATGCCAATTTCTTTAGTACCTTCTTTGCCTTTCCACTTGCCACCAGATTTCAGGACAGCTTCAACTGCAGCTTTGGAATATTTGGACGTTTGAAAACGTTCATTACCAATCTGAAAGAAAACACCATCTGCATTTTTGGATAAACCAAATTTCAGAGAGCCTTCACTATCATCAATTGATTTGGTTTCATTGATGGCGGATTCGGCTAAAAACTCGTTATAAGTCTTGATGTTCATTTTAACTCCGTTTGTTCGTGGGTGTAGGAACATAATACTGTGCCTACACTCATTTGTACACTACTTTAAATCCGCCGACCAATTTAATTTTAGCGGTTCTTTATATTCACGGTCCAAAACAACCGGAATCTGGACTTCTCCTTTATACGTCAAAGGACCAACATTATAAGATAATGTTATGTGAGGAGTGTAGTCCGGGAAATCATGTGTTGCGCCAATGGCTCGTGCATACATATGTCTGCAACTAAGATAATCTGAATCCAGTACAAGAACCAGGGTACTACCATCATCGGTTTTCCATACTTCCAGGTGACCAGAGTTGGCTACTTCGAAACTGCCAGAGGCAACAACATATGGAATATTTACTCTGGAATAACAAATAGTGGAATGGAATTTTTCACGAGGAACGGGATTAGGTACCTTAAGAGAGCGCTGAAGATTTTCCAGCGCATCAAGAGTTAATTCTGAAAATTTGGCTGCAACATAAAGTCCTTCAGAGACTTCATTTAATGTCATTATTCTTCGTCAGCACTTTCAGCGGTCAAATCAGGAACCGCGGCAATCAGGTCTTCAATCTGAATCTGGTCGCCGGTGATGCCTAAACGAGCGGCGATTTTACTCAGCGCATCCTGCAGAATACGGGATTCCTGTTGAGCTTGAGCTGCAACATCCTGGGTGTCCAGAATACGGGATTTAAGAGCTACGATTTCGGCTTGCAGTTTTTGTTCAATAGTTTGTTCAGACATTATATTACCTTATTAATTTTATCAAAAAGTTCTTCGAGTGTGCCATCGTTTTTAATAACAATGTCACTAGCTAGTGGTGGAAGTCCAGCTTCCGTAATGTGTGTATCAGTAGAATGATTTGCTTCATCGCGTTCTACAAAGATTATTGTAGCACCCATCGCCCGAAGCGAATCAAGTTCGTTCTTTTGGCGAACATCTGGGACAACGTAATATTTATATCCAGAATAGAGGTTGTCAAGATAATCGCATGCAAAAGTTTTAATCCAAAACATGCTGTCGAACTCTGTACAAACGATGTCAGTTCCAAGGGTCTGCATGAAACGTCTAACTGTCCAGGGCTCAACATTATTTAGTGTGTGAAATTCAATGATTTTACGAACCATATCTGGATTCGGAAGGTCAAGATTATATTGCTGTTTCAACCATTCAAGAGCGTCAACCAGAAGAATATGAGCTTCAGTGTTGTTCATTATCAAGGTTTTTTCACGGTCATAACCTTGTCCATCAAAATTTTCCAGGGTCAAATTGTGTGGCAGGTCTTGACGAACCCACGCTTTATAAAGCGCTTCTTTAATTGGACCAGCAAGTTGCCACTTTGTTCCGTTTTGACTAATAACATAATCAGCAGTCGTATCTTTACCACTGCGTTTTTTACCCACAATCGCAATTAATTTCATACGTTTCTCATAGATGGATGCATTGACTTAGACCTGATTTCCTGTTGCATTGCTGCATTACTATCAATCTGTGGTCTACCTTCTATTATTATACCATCAATTTCTACAGCAAAAGACTTAAAGTTAAAAGTTGCTGTTGCATTGATAGCAGGGTCAGAATCTTCTTTATATGAATACTGAATCTCTGACAGGTCGGACGGCCATGCTCCATAGTAATGGATTGACATGACAATTTTGTCCTTGTTATTATCTAAGATATGAAGCGTGACCGCTTCGGGACGACCCTTTGGATGCCATGCTTTTGATTCGTGTGTGATGTAATTGTTAAGCGAGAGCATCCATTTATAGATATCAAGCCATGCCCTTAGGTCTTTGTCACACAGAAAGTTAACAATCAGCGGGTCGAATTCTATTGTACTACCAGGAAGACTGGAGCGATTTATACCTTGCGTTCCGCCGGGGACATCTGTAACAGGGATGTGAACCCCTGGGAGGGTAACGTCTTGAACGTTGAGTTTAAAAGTCTGTGTGAGGTTTGAATCGCTTACCTCTAATATAAAGTTAGTCGTGTTAGTTTGATTATATAAACCTGACATAGTGCACCTTGTTTGCTTTAAACCAATCAGTGTTATAATGGTTCTAGACCTTTTGTCCTTACCAATAACACTGACCGATAATAGATTATTTTATTAATGTGTTAAGTCTTAGCTTAGTCATAAACGGATAACGTTCCAACATTGGCTTTACCCAGTATCGAGGATGCAATTCCTTTTTATATGCTAGGACCAACTCTCGAGCTTGCTCGACGGTATCAACTCCGAAGTTTTTACACATTTCTTGCCTATCTTTTTCCCACCGGCGCTTTCTCAATTCATCCTGAATCTCTTTATTTTTAAAATGTCCATTATTGCGAGAATGTTTTGTGCCCTTGGTTGGACTGTAATGTCTTCCTTTGACAAACCCATCCGGAACATCTTCCCATGGAAATAGTTTTATCGATTTGACACCATTAGTAAAGTAAACTTTACCGGTTTGACTTTTAGAAATATTGTCAGCGTGTCTACGTCTTAACCAGCCAAATAATTTATTATTACGTTTCAAATACTTGCTTGACTGACTCATAGATGTGGCGGCAAAACTTAAACCTGGATTTGTAGGATATATTTTAACCAATAGTTGATGGGCTACATAATGTTCCTCGGGAGTCAAATCGACTAGGTTATCAGGAGCATTTGAACCACCCATACATTTCGGAATGATGTGATGAGATTCTTTATATGAAATCAGGACCCTGTTACGGGCCCTTTCAATTAACGATGAATATATAAACTGATAATTCAAAGTGAATTTCTCCATACTTTCTGTGAAGAAAATCTTTTGCCTTTTGAAAAAAACTGCTGAAGGGGAAGTAATACCACATTTGCCCAGTCGCTGGGCTTGATTTCAGTGATAGTACCTTTTATATTACCAGGTATATATGCTTTAATCATCTGGTCAGCCCCTTTAAATCCCTTCACCTTTGACCAATCAATCTTCAGATGAGTCTTGTTCGTAATCGTAGGAGTATTAGCATATTGCTTAAGAAGTTCCTCAAGGAACTCTTGACGCGCCTTCGGTGGAATATAGTGCAAGTTCAAACCATACATCAAATTGTGTTTGCCTAACCCAAGATAAATGATTAACGGATATTTGTCCCAGTATGGAAGAGTATCCTTATGCTTTGCATCATAGATATAAGCATAAATCTTACCTGGTTGAGGTTTAGCCGTTACGTGTCCTCTGACAGCTTTCTTAATTGTCTCTGCGAACCATCTGGCAGATTTGGTGTTGCTTGCAGCGCCTTCGTTAGCAATCTTATCTCTTATACTCTTTCTAAAGCTATTCACCATTATCAGTTGGCGTTCAGTCTTCGTAAGTTTACCAGCAGGTTTCTTTTTGAGTTTGGATACTTTATAAGCAGTCTGAATTCTCGAATGATATCTTGACATGCTTTTGGTAAAGGTTGAATAGTTGATTCCTTTCTCTTCAGCAAACTTTTTCGAGGTCATTCCCTTTTCTTTTGCTGTATAAAATTCAACCCCTATCTCAACCCATTGTTGTTCGGATTTACTGGGTTTTGGACCTGGTTTATCTGCAGATTCATTGATAAATGTAAAAATACTCATCCTTTCCATCCTAATTTTTTCAGTGAGTTTTCAGTGATTATCCTGAACGTTATACCCATTTTATCTGCCGTAGATTGTGCAGCTTTCCATTTGTCCGAGTTAACAGCCCAGGTATACATCTCGTTAATAAATCTCTTTTTGCTCGCAGCGGTATTATTAACAGGTTTGGTTGGTGGTCTTGTTTCTTTTAATGGCTTAACTTCGAAAAAGAACTGTTGTCCTGTATCAAACTTAACCCAGAAATCCATATAATACCTGCGCTTTTTACCATCGGCATTGCTAAAGTAAGGGATGATAACAGTCTCAGAACCCCATTGAACAACGTTCGGATGGTTGTCGAGCCATCTCATAAGCCATGCCTCCCAGCTTGACCTGTATTGTATTTTCTTCCAGTCGCCCTTATATTTTTCTATATTAGTGGGCTTAAATTTCCCGGAGTATGCCATATAGCCTCCTAATAAATATTGATATACTTATTTATAAATGGAGGCTTTATGCTTTTTTCATTTTTTAACCCAATTGATTATGATGCTAAAACAATCAGAAAAAACCCTGCATCATTGACGAAAGAAGATGTCTTAAGCATTCCAATGACAGACATCTTCAGAAATTATCGTGCTTACTTTGATAAGGTCGCGGTCAATTATACACCAAAAACCTATTACATCGCCGGAGCTCCGAGACCTGAAGAATTATCATATCAGCTTTACGGTAACACGCAGCTATATTGGGTTCTCCTTATGCTCAATGATATCTATGACCCTTATTATGGTTGGCTTTGTACCCAAGAAGCATCGTATCAAGCATCAATTCAGAAATATTCGAATGTCGGGGGTAATCAGGTCCTTTATCATGTGAATGAAGATGGTGAAAAGTTCTGGAACCTTGTTTCTTATCCTGATAATCCATACACATGGTACGATAAAGGTGACAAGAACAAATTATATCCACAATACGAAGGTCCATTAGCTGCAGTGGATATCTATGAAGATGCTATCCGTAAAAATGAATACAAACGCGAAATAAAAATAATCGACCCGGAAGATATTGAGTCATTTATTTCCGCACTTATCCGTGAAATGGAGAAGGCGCTATGATTAATATGTCAGATAGTGTAAGTTGGTTCGTCGGTGTAGTTGAAGACCGAATGGACCCGCTTCAGCAAGGCCGTGTGCGCGTTCGCGTGTGGGGTATGCATCCATATGAGAAAGCACAAGGTCCTGTGAAAGGTATCAGAACCGAAGACCTCCCTTGGATGTCTGTATTGATGCCAACATCATCTGCGTCGGTTTCTGGAATTCAAACCGCAATGACTGGTATGGTACCAGGGACTCAGGTATATGGTCACTTTTTGGACAAGTGGAAGCTCAACGGTCTTGTCATTGGTACATATGGTTCAGCCTCAAGACAAAAAGCAAATCCTAACGAAGGCTTCTCTGACCCCACGGGACAATATCCACTTTATGTCGGTAATGATGCTGCAGCGCTTAACCGTGGGGGTGAAGTTGGTTATGATGCTACTTCGAACGTAATCCAGGATGCAAACCTTGACCTTGGTATTAACCCTGATGGCCTTGATTTAAGCCAGGTTAAGCCAGATGATAATCCCAATTTCACAATTGAAAATATGCTTCACCGCGATGAAGGTCTTCGTTTGAAAGTATATTGGGACTCCGAAGGATATCCGACTGTCGGGATTGGTCACCTTATTACCCCGCAAAAAATTCGTAATATGGAACAAATCAACTTGATATTATCAAAGCAAGTTGACCGTGAAGTTAAAGGAAACCCAGGCACAATATCCATGGATGAAGCTTCGAAGTTATTCCAGGAAGACCTTAAGAAAGTACAAAAAGATATTGGCAGTACAAATGCGCTTTTATCCCAGGTTTATAACCAAGAAAACAGGTCAAGACAAATGGCCCTGGAAAACATGGCATTCCAAATGGGTGTAGGTGGACTGGCTAAGTTTCGTAGCATGCTAGGCAATATGCTTGTTAAAGATTATAAAGCCGCTTTCGATAACGCAAGGGATTCGGTTTGGTTCCAACAGACAAAAGGCCGGGCATCAAGGGTATCGATGATTATCTTGACTGGCAACATGGAGTCATATGGCATCATGGCTCCAAAAGAAGGTGGACGTGCTCGCATGACTACTTTTGCCGAACCAAGAGAAGCCGACCCGGCTGACCCGTGGACTCCAGAAGATACAAGGATTCTGTTTAAAGAACCAGAATCAAGTTACAAAGGCGAATATCCTTACATACAGACAATGCAAACCGAAGGCGGTCACATTCAGGAATTCGATAACACTCCTGGACAAGAACGTTATCGACTGATTCACCCGACTGGCTCCTATGAGGAAGTTGCTCCGGATGGTCGTAAGACTTCAAAGACAGTAGCCGATGGTTATTATATGACCCAGGGCGATTCGAGCACTTATGTTGGCGGTAATAATAAAGTCAACGTCGGCGGCGATGAAACCTATTACAATATGGCTAACGTTCGCAGACAAACCGATGGAAACGAAAGCATTCATATCAGAGGGAATGAAACCAAAACTATCGAAGGTGACGGTACAATTATTGTCAAAGGTAATGTAAGTATTCTGGTCGAAGGTAATGCTGAAATAACTGTTAAAGGTGATGCAAAAACTCTTGTCGAAGGTAACCATGATTATACAGTAAATGGTAATGTCAAATGGTCCGTTAATGGAAACGTTGATATGACTGTAGCTGGCAACTGGTCCGAGACTATGGCTTCAATGAGTTCTATTGCATCCGGACAATATACTATTGATGGTTCGAGGATTGACATTGGCTAATATCCTACCAATGAGCGCTGATTTAGGAGACTCCATGGAAGGAGCCTCAATCGATGTTACGTTTACAGCTCAATTAGAAACAAACGAAACATTAGTCGAAATAAATATAACTGAATATGAGGCCACCCCTGGCGTTAATGTTGAGGGCAATCATCTTTATGGTGTTTATGAATCCGTGTTCGGATTTGCAGATGATGCGCTTAAATATCGGCTTAACGATGAATTTAAAACTGCTGGTTCATGGGAAGACCTTCCTGCGGATAAGAGTACTCAATTGTATCTCTGGAGGGCCCCAGCGAGCCTCCAGAAGGTCTTTTCATACACAGTAACCCTAACCTATGACTTTCAAGAAGAGAGCTCTGGTGGAGACACAGGGAACTCTGGTGGCAGTAATAGTCGTGCAGGTAATGAGACTAACCCACCGCCAGCTCCAGTAAGGAAGACAATGACAAAAGTTTACACAAAAACTATCGTCGGTAACTGGAGCCGGTGGGCAGATAAATTGCGTTCATACGTATACGCGAGGGATTAATGGCTGGATTAAGTTTTAATCAATGTGTTACAGCAGGTCACGAAGCATGGCCGCCGACTGTAATCAATGCAACTCAAGGTAAAGTATTCACCGGGGGAATTCCTGTGTTAGTTGCCGGGGACCCTATTACCGAGCATACCGAAATTAAAAAACCATATGAAACCCACGGTGGAGTAACACAACCAAGAACTCCGAAGGTATTTGTTACCGGTAAGAAAGCTGTTCAAATGGCGGACCCGATTTCATGTGGTGATACTGTGGCTCAAGCCTCATCAAAAGTCTTTATAAAATAGGAAATAAAATGGCTACTCCTACGAATTACCAATTAACAAGAACCGTTAACGCTATCCCAAAAGTATTTGTGGGAGCTACGTTTGAAGAAATTAAAAAGAACATCATCGACTGGTTATCAAGCCAGGATGAATTTAAGGATTATGATTTCGTAGGTTCGCGAATGAACATCCTGATTGATATGCTTGCATATAATACATTGTATATGCAGCAGTTTGCTAATACAGCGGTTTATGAAACATTCATCGGAACTGCAAACTTAAGGTCTTCGGTTGTTCAGGCTGCACAGGATAATGGTTATCTACCATCTTCACGTTCGGCTGCAAAGACTTCGGTTATGTTGACATGTTCTCACGCTCTGCAACCATCGAATATTGAAATTCCGCGCGGGACTAAGTTCCTGGCTTATGCTCGTGATACATCAGCTGACCCTTATATGTTTGTCACAACGGATAATGTAATCGCGGTAAAAGACATTAACAACCAATATCTGCCGATTGTATCCCTTGCACAAGGTCGTATTATTCGTACTGAACTTTTGTATGACCCGAAACAACCTATTCTTATTCGTGACCCGGATATTGACCGAAAAGAAGTTAAGCTTTTCGTGAACGGTATCGAGTGGACAGACTGGACAAACAAATCAATGGTTCATGCTGGCTCAACGTCCACTATTTTCTATATGCGCGAAACTGTTGATGGTAATACCGAATTCTTCTTTGGTGAAGGTGAAGCATCGAAATCTGTTGCCGGGGGTGTCATGGAAGCCAACTATATTGGTGGTCTGAAACCTGTACAAGACTCGACCATTGTTATCGAATATCTTCGCACTTCAGGAGCCGATGCAAACGGCGCAGTTGATTTCAGCTATGCAGACTCCTTGACTTATATCACAGTTGACAAGATTACAGAAAACTACAATAATGACCCAGATTATGTTGGTGCTGATGGTGGCGGTGACCCGGAAGATATTGAACGAATTCGTGAACTGGCTGTAGTTAAACGTGAAGCGCAAATGCGTGCAGTCACCGGGACCGATTATGATACCTTCGTATCAGAAAGATTCGGCTCAATCGTGCAAGCCGTACAGACGTTTACGGACGCGAATAAGCCTGGGTATGCGTTTATATCAGTTAAACCTAAATCGGGCTTGTATCTCACCGCAGTGCAGCGTGAGGACATCAAAAACTACCTTAGTGAGTTCAACGTATCGACAATTACACCATCGGTAATTTCTCCCGATTATTTGTTCCTTAAACACAATATCAAAGTGTCTTATGCGCTGAATAAATTACAGGAATCTGAACAGTGGTTACAAGCACAAATCATTAACCAGATTGACCGTTATTATATTGATGAAGTTGAATTGTTTAACCACAGCTTTGCCAAATCGAAAATGCTCACTTATGTGGATAATACTGACCATAGTATTTTGGGTTCGTCTGCAACAGTGACAATGGTTCGTGAAGTCTTGAACTTCTTTAAGACTCCGGAATCCGGCATTAAATATTATAATCAATATACTAATAGGTCTGTGGAATCAAGCGAATTCGAATTTGTTCCAACTAACCAAAGTGATACCGTTACCTCCTATAATGTTCGTATTGTAGCGACTGACCGTAACTCATCTGGTGATGGTAAAATGGTCATTGGCCCATTCCGTGTGGGTGATGTGCAGCTTAATGCGAATATTCAACCTTATACAGGTACTGACTTTAATAAGATGGCTGCTCCGGCTGACCAGACTCAATACTTTGTAATCGGCGAAATCGATTATTGGTCTGATTATATTTTCTGGGACATTGCTGCAATTGGTTTATCTTCTGAACGTTTTGAAGTGCAATCAATCGAATTGTATGCAGGCCCCGACCAGGACAACATCTATACAAAAGACGGTTCGCTTATCGTATTCGAAAATGACCTTCGTCCACAGTATACGACTATTAATTTAGAACCAATTACATTATAAGCCTCTCCGGAGGCTTTAAGGAATCTTAATGACCGTTAAAGCCCCTTCTGTTACTAGCTTGCGGATTGATAAACTATCTGCCAACCAGGTTAGTATTAAATGGGATGATGTAGGCTCCAACTTTTACTATTTTGTGGAGATTGCGCAAATCACAGAAAATGGAGTACACATCCCAACTAGAGATTTAATTTGGCGTGACCTTGGTTATACCGCAGACAATGAATGGTTCGAGCAGGAATATATTCGTCCGTTAACAAGTTATCAGATGCGTGTGTCTGTTGCGGCAATGGGCTTCGAACAGTCTGATTGGGAATACACCGAAGAATTTGAAACCTTTGCAACAAACGCATATACTTTTGAACATATGCGCGAATTTAGTTTGGCCAATAAATTCATTGAAGAAAAATTCACCAATAACAATCAGAGATATATCAACTTTAACAATGATGCTATTATGGCCTCATTGATGTCCGAAGACTTTACATGGACCTCTGCATATTCTCATTTGTCTTCAATCTCGAACTATGTTTTACAAGAAGACCAATATCACGAAATCCAGGGACCGATTCAAGCAGTTTGTGTTGACCAAAACCGCACGATGCTTGCTGAACTCGGTGGAGTTCTTTATTTGTTCGAACGCTTCCAGCCGATGGTTAAAGTCTCCAATGACAAAGGTCAGAACTGGTATTACATAAGACTCTTTAACGAGCGTATCGGTAACCCTGTATCAAGAACTGTGTATTACCAGACTGATACCACAACTTACGTTTTGGGGTATGACCGTATATTCTATGGTCGCCAATCAAGTGACATAAGATGGTCTGCAGATGATGTTCGATTCAGTTCTGAAGATATTACATTTGCTAAAGTCGGTTCGGATATTAACCTTGGATTTGATATTGAAATCTTCGGTAACTATGCAAGACTTCCGGCCTATATTTCGCAAATAGCAGAAGCTATTACGGTTTCGGATGAGTTCATTTATGTCGCGGCTCGTGGTCGTGTATATAAAGCAAAAACCTCTGATGCGCCGATTGATACAACCCCAGGGTCTCCGACCTTTGGTGAAAAACTATTTGAAACTGGTTACAGTACAATTACGGCGAACCCTAAAGCAGTTTGCTATAAAATGGATTCGGTTCAAGGTCATACGTTTGCATTAATTACGGGCGAAGTTAAAGAAGAAAGACAAGACCCAACTAAACCTGAAAACGTTGTTGACTCTCTGGATAAAGGTGTTTATAAATTAGACCCTGTTACTGATACATGGACGAGAGTTTTTGGTAATACAGAAGAAGAACGTCGTCGAATCGAACATGGTTATGCGAGCATGTCAACTGATGGCATCGAAGTGTTCTTTAGCTCCAGCAACTTCAAATATTCGGTTGAGCCTGATACTGAACTCCCTCTTAAATATCCTGATGAAGTTAACGAAGCAGTCAAATACGTTTACGATGAACAATGGATACATGATAAGCATTACCTGATGATGAGCTTCAGAGCTGGTGAAGATTCTGGCTTCGAAGAGTTCAAACCTGGGCGTATGACTTACTATGCAGAGCCGTTCTTTAACTGGTCAAGACGTGACGATACTCGTTGTTGGATTACAACTTCTGACCGAGCAATGGTCGTATATAACGATGTCCTTTATCAGTACATCATCGATACATTTGGTGGAACTTCCCCAGAACGTATTGTACATGAATACTGGAACAAAGGTCAAGTAACGATTACTGCACCTAACATCGAATTCAATAGCTTTAAAAAATATGCCTCCGGGATTATGCTTCATAAAAATACCGGGGAATTAATTGGCTATTTTGAGTTTGACTATCGCGTGCGTGATGAAGTGCGTATCATCTGGAAGCCAAAAGAAATTATGCTTATGGCTGAACTGCAAAACCAGGAACACGATATTCCATGGACTCCGGAAAATGAGAACAAGGAAAAAGACCCTGACTTACAGCCACTGTTAACGAAGATGGTCCCGGATAGTTATCTTTTACAGGATAGCAAATTTGAAAAATTCTGTGAATACTATTTGCAGTTCATCAGTGATGGCTCCGGTACATACTATAACAACCTGTTGAATCTTATTCGCAACCAATATCCGCGAGAGGAAGATGCATGGGAATATCTCTGGAGCGAAATGTACAAACGCAACATTTATCTCTCCAAGGAAAAACGTGACGAAGCTGTTCGATTCTTCCAAGCCAGACAATCTGATTTTTGGGCAACAAAAGGCACAGAAGCGTCTTATAAGTTCCTGTTCAAATTGTTATATAATGAAGATGTTGAAATTGACATCGAATCCAAGAACGGAACCGAGTATGATATCGTAGTTGAATCTGATAATATCAGTGAAGACATTGTAGGCCAAACCATTTATACCGCTACCGGGCGCAGTAATGTGACTTATATGGAGCGCGATTATAAAGATGGTAAATTAAGATGGCGCATCACGATTCATAACCTCCTGGGCCGTTTTATTGCTGGACAAGAAATTAAATCAGAAAGAACCTCATTCGAGGGGATGATTGTACAAGGTGTTCGTGGTAAAGAGTTGTTGAGTAACAACATCGATTATATTAACCGTAATCGCTCTTATTACGTAATGACAATTAAGTCAAACCTTCCGACCTCCCGTTATCGTAATGACGTTTTAAGATTCGTTCACCCGGTTGGATTTGGATTCATCGGTATTACGTTGCTGACAATGTTTGTTAACGTTGGTTTGACTCTTAAACACACCGAGACAATCATTAATAAATTAAGTAACTATAGATGGTCTTCTGGTATTCCGTCCGAATGGAATGACCGAGTTGCGGTGATTGGTGTTGATGGTACTATTGAGAAAAACCCTACCACAGGCGAAGCAATATATAACATCGCTCCTAATGCTGGTCAACCTTTCCCGTTACCTGCGGATTATGATGCTGAGAATGATTTCTCCATGTTCTATGGGTTGTTACCGTCACAACGTCGTGGAAAATATAGTCCACTGTTTGACCAGTCTGCTGTTACATTCTCGAATTGGAGAGCATTAGTTGACCAACGTCTTAAAGATGATATTGGTAATCCAAGAGACCCGGTTAATCCTACACAGGTAAATGTAAATGAATAACTCTACCATAGTTTACCGTTCGATTGTTACATCAAAATTCAGAACGGAAAAAATGTATAACTTTTACGGCGCTATCGGGGATAGCGCCACTGAAAATACAATGTATGTCACGTTCGGTCGTGCAGAACCATGGGCTGCAAACGAGAACGACCCAGGGTTTGCTCCACCTTATCCGGTTGATGATGCTCAAGGCGTTGAAGATGTTTGGACTAATATGATGGGGGCAGTCAAGGTGTATAAATCTATGCTTGACTGTGTAGTTCCTCGTAAAGATTGGGGTGATGTTCGTTATCCTAACCCGTTGAACTTCCAGATTGGTGAAATTGTTGTAAGTAATACCGCGCCATATAACCGAACTGATGTTGGTAAAGGTTGGATGGTTTATCGTTGTGTGGATGTTCCTGAATCTGGTACATGTTCGATTTATTCCATCACCAATAAGCAAGAATGTCTTAAGCTTGGTGGCAAATGGACATCAGACTATGCTTCCAGCCGTGCTCCATCTGGGACCGGTGACACCGAAGGTCGTGTTGATATGGGTGATGGCTATCTCTGGGAATATCTCTATGAGATTCCGCCTGACGTATCCATTAACCGCTGTACAAACGAATATATCGTTGTTCCATGGCCAGAAGAAATTGCAGAAGACCCAGAACGTTGGGGGTACAAAGATAACCTGACATGGCAGCAAGATGATTATGGTTTAATCTATCGTATCAAGGGTAATACAATTCGATTCAAGGCTTTCATGGATTCGATTTATTTCCCCCAGTTCAGTCTTCCAGGTAACAAAGGATTTAGACAGATTTCAATTGTCGCCAACCCTCTGGAAATTAAAGCTGCACCTAATGACCCGAACATCAAAGCAACAAAAGAATATTACGATGCTATTGATTTGAGTCGACATTCTGGTGAAATGATTTACATGGAAAACAGACCACCTGTTTATCGTGCAATGGACCAAACCGAAGAAGTAAATATTATTTTTGAATTCTAACTAGGGACCTTCGGGTCCCTTTTTTATTTTATAAATATAGCTATATCAATAATGAGGCTTACCTATGATTAATCAAACCCCAAAACTTTTAATAGATGTCGGCGAAATTGGTAACGCCAGCACCGGCGATATCTTATATGATGGTGGTCGTAAAATTAACGAAGATTTTGATAACGTCTACAATACCTTCGGTGACCAACGTCTTTATTCAATCGATAACGGTCAGAACTCCCAAGTCTTGCATGCTACTGGTTATTATCAAAAAGCAACAAACATAATCGAATGGAACACTCCTGTTGCACTCGGTTCTCTCCGTGACGTTGATACCTCCAAGGGTGTTGTTACTGCCAGGATTGCCCGCGGTAAAATGGGTGAAGGTATTATCTTCATTAACTCTAACGGGACTTTATCACCGACTCAATCTCTGGAAATCGAACTACAAGGCACAGATACTTTCGTTTCGGCTCCGACCAACAAAATTCGCTTCACCAGCCCTTACACAAAGATTACTCTTTGGTGTATCGATGATGCAAACGGCGTCGGTACCTGGGATTATTCAATCGAAAATATGTTTGGTGTAAAACACATTCCTTTGGACCGAACTTATAATATTGGCCTGAACGCAAGAGATATTCCGATTGCATTGCGCGGTGATTTCAAAACAATGAAACTTTTGTTAACCGCTATATCTACTGATGAAACTAAATACAAAGCATCAGAGGTCATGCTCTTTGTAGACACTCAAGCTAACCAAGTGTATAGCACAGAATACGGTGTATTGCGTCGTGGTCACGTGAATGACGATGATGAGTTATATACCATTAACTTTAAAATAGGCGCTGACAACTTCGTTACGGCGACCGTAAGCGCACCAGTCTCCATGAAGCTCGCCTTTAAGGTAGCCGAGACACAAACCATTGGGGTAGCAATCTAATGAAACAAAATTTAAAAATAGGCGTGATGGTCGATGATGGCACCGGCGATTATCTTCGTCTCGGCGGCCAAAAAATTAATAATAACTTTGATGACCTTTACTACCAGCTCGGTGATGGGGAAAATCCTCATGCTGCTGGCGCATGGAAAACATGGTCAGTAGCTGATGGTACAACCCTGGAAGCTGTTATGGGTCGTAGCTATGCAGTGAATACCTCAAATGGTATGATTACTGTTAAACTCCCTAAAGGAACTCCAGCCGAATATAATTACGTTATTCGTTTGCGTGATGTATTTGCAACATGGCAAGTCTCCCCGGTGACGATTGTTCCGGCTGTCGGTGACACAATGAAAGGTTCTCCTGACCCTGTTATTATCCGTCGCAACCTGGCAGATATCGAACTGGTTTATTGCTCTCCGGGTCGTTGGGAATATATTGACAACAAACAAATTGACAAGATTTCGAATAACGATGTAGCAACCGTTGAGACCCAGCAATTCATTGCAACAGAAGGCCAAACGGACTTCCTGGATGTGTTTAATGGTCGTCCTTATAACATTGCTAGCCTCGAAGTTAAACATCGTGGTAACGACCTGTTTTATGGTAAAGATGATATTTTCGACCCGGTTAATGCTGAATTCGGTTCCCCTGGGGCATCACCTGGTGAAATTGTAACCCTTGATGGTCGCAATATTCGTTTACGTATGCCTTGTGCTGCCGGTGATACAGTCATTGTTAGAACATTCAACGATGGTATTGCCCAGTATCGTAGTTCTTATAACCGCCGTGATGTTCAAATTCGTGATTCGAAATTTACCCTTGAAACCCCGGTTGAAGGTTCTTTGGTTGTAGCTGATTTATCTACTAAACATCTTTTTATGGTTACTGAACTGGCGGTATCTCCAAGCAGTCCGATTAACCCGAATGCATGCGAAGTTTATATCAACAGCATATTGCAGCACGAAGCCGGGACTGCAAACTATCCAGCTTATACATGCGAAGGTGCTGATGGTGAAACTGCAGAAGAGTGTACAGATAATGGTGGTCAATGGTCTAAATCAAAAGAAGACTATATAACAGCCTTTGATGAAGACAACCGTATTGAATCTTTTGAGTTTGCTCGCACATTTGAAGATGGTGATATTCTGTCTATCGTTTGGTATAATAACGATATCGGCACCACAATGACTCTTGACGAAATTACAGATGAAACAAATAACATCTATGTTTCCCAGGGTCCAGAAGTTTCAATCACCGGCGATATAAGAATTACGGATTACGATAATCCATTTGCTCCTAACCTGGAACCGGTTGACCCGAGCGAAATTAAACCATCTGCTGTTTCGATTCTCTTTAATATGTTCCACCCAATTGGCACAATTTATGAGAATACGACTAACCCAAATAACCCTGCAACATATATGGGTATGGGAACATGGAAGCGCCTTGAAGAGCGTGTTTTGATTGGTTGGTCTGCTGACCCTGCCTCGAACTTCCATACGAACAATAACGACCTAGATTCTTCTGGTGTTCCACAGGCAACTGCAGGCGGAACTGGTGGTGATGTGCAGATTCATATTAAACCGGCCAATATTCCTAAAATTCAGACCGATGAAAAAGTATTGGTAGCTGATGCAACTGGCCCAATTATTGTTGGTGGTTGTCAGATTGACCCGGATGCGCAAGGTCCTGCTTATACAAACTATCGTGAAGACAAAGCAACCATTAACGAAGCTCTTGACCCACTGGCCCAGCCAATAGCTACGCTTCCTCCATATTTGATTGTTTACCGTTGGGTAAGGATTGCATAATGACTACGTTGACAAATAAAAAGGCGAGTGTAATATCTCGCCAGGCTGGTTACCTCCAGTTTGATTATACAACTACTGATTCCACTGCTGTAGCGGGTAACCGCTATATCGGTGGCCCGTCTGCTAACCAGACAAATGATGGTGTGTTCTATCCAACAGTCCAAAGTGCAATTGATGATATTGCATTTCGTGCAGAACTCCCTGTTGGTTCGATAATTACTCGTCATGAGAATACCGCCCCTGGATTTATTAGTCAGTCTGATAAAATTAAGTTCACTGGGTCTATTTCCGGTGAAACTCTTGGCGCAACCGTGCTTATTAAAGTATTCGGTTTCCCGGTAGAAGTTATTGTTGGTGACTCAAGCGTGCTGGTTGCATCGAAGGTCAATGATGTTCTTTTGACTGCAATTTCACAAGGTCTTATTCTTGCGGAAACAGCAATTGATGCACTGGACCAGTCTATATTAAATATTACATATAACGACTATCAGAATCATATCTTTGAATCCAAATCCCAATATGGTTGCGTTATGGAACAAACTATTGTTCAACAACCACGTGCTGGGTATGGACAATGGGAATATCTTGGTGCACAAGATGTAACCTTGCAAGGTGGTTCGGTTAATGGTCCAACATCTCTTTACTACTATAAGCGAGTCTACTAATGACAACGACTAACACGCTAAAACATATTAGCGATAAATCCGAATATAAAACATTTGACCCGACGGGAACTTCATTTCCTCCGTCAGTAACAAATGTTCAGGAAGCATTGGGGGCTTTGGCTCCTATTGCTATTGATGGATTTATCCCAGAATCTACGGTTGCGGTACCAGGTATTATTCGCCTGGCGACTGAACAAGAAGTTATTGATGGCATAGGCAATAACACAGCAGTAACCCCCGAAACTCTTAAAGCTCGTTTGAATATTCCAACCCAGGCCACAGAGACTGTTGTCGGAATTACCCGTTACGCAACCAATGCAGAAGCTATTGATGGCACAGTAACCGATGCAGCTATTGTCCCATCAAGCCTTAAAGCTTCTATTGATAATACATTTAATACCCGCACTTCTACAGAAGACCGTAATGGTGTAATTAAGATTTCGACCCAAGCCGCTGCTCTGGCAGGAACGGATGATACAACGGCCATGACTCCTTTGAAGGTTTCATTGGCCATCGGTGCAGCAACTGCAGCTCTTCCAACTTATAGCACAGCAACAACCACTATACAAGGGATTGTTAAAATTGCAACCCCAGCCGAGGTTCAAGCTGGTGCAATGAATAACGGTGTGGCAGTTTCTCCACTTGGGCTTATTTCATTGACTGCAAATGCCTCCCGCAGAGGGTTGGTCCAATTGGCTTCCAGTGCTGAAGCAATTACAGGTACGGATGCAACAAAAGCAATTACTCCACAAGCTCTTCAGGCAAAAACTGGTAATACCGGGCGACTTGGCATTGTCAAACTGACAACTACCGTTGGTTCAGGGGATGGTAACACTGCTCTTGCATATAATGCAAACGTAATTTCAACCACTGGCGGTACAATTAATGGAACTCTTAACGTTAATGGAACTTTACGCAGAAATGGTCAGGATGTTGTAACCCGTAACGAACTAAAAGATAGTGTGCCAATCGGAACTATTATTATGTGGGGCGGTCAAACTGGTAATATTCCTTCTGGTTGGGAAATTTGTGACGGCGGTAATGTCGGTGATGCTGGTTTCCGAAATGTCGTTGGTAGTAAATGGGGCGCAACTGGTAATAAGCCAGATTTTCGTGGATTGTTTCCCCGTGGTTCCAACAGCTCTAACGATGGTGCTATGAAGGAATGGGAAACAAACATTAATATAAGAAACGCCAAGGGAAATGATTCCAAACAAAAACCTAAATTGGGCCAAGGTGTTGGTTCATATGGTCACGGTACAGTACAGGCACAACAACTCCGTTTCCACAAGCACGCCGGTGGTTTTGGTGAACATGATAATTCGGGTGCATTTGGTAACACAGTTCGTTCAAACTATGCAGGCACCCGTAAAGGTTTGGACTGGGATAACCGTTCTTATTTTACGAACGAAGGTTATGAAATCGATGGCGCTGGTAGCCGTGATTCTCGAACTACATTAAACAGCGAAGGTCTGATAGGTAATGAAAGCCGCCCATGGTCCATGTCCATTCTTTTTATTATTAAGGTCAGATAAGGAATAAAAATGATTAACAAATTAGAATTAGCGAATCTTCCGTTTGTCGATGGTGTACCAGAAGCTGACCAGAAACGAATTGAATGGATTCGCAACGGTGATTGCTTAACTGCAGCCACTACCAAATACGGGCACGATGGTGCCCTTAATGCTGCAGCTTTGGGTGTGCAGACCAACGTTGAAACTCTGGAAAAGAATGACACGACCACTAAAGACAAAGTAAACGAAATTGTCGATAGCGTTAACCAGATTAAAGAAGCTCTGGATATTTCTACAGATGCAAGCGTTATTCAACAGATTGAAACCAACCGTATTAATATTGTAAGCCTCCAGACAGGATTAGCTGAAACTGATATTGCTTTACTTGATACCAGTACAAATCTCGGTGAATTACAGGAAGATGTTGGTTATTATAACCCACTGGAAGATGGACCATATTTGACCGTGCGCGCCAATATTAATCGTATTAAGCGCGAAATGGGCCATTATGCGAACCAAGATATCAACGGTGACCCATTGCCTGAAGGTGAAACCAATGATGCCACCGGGATGAAACGTATTATCATCGATAACAGTACGGCAATTGCAACCACGCAACGTCGTCTTACTATTCTCGAAGATAATTATAATGATTCGGATGTTGGTGGCCTCACGATTAAATTAAATGAGATGCGCGAAGAACTTGGTCCTCGCACTGAAGGTATTGGTAAATCTCCTGTTTATACTCGTTTGACTGCAGTCGAAGCTAAAGCGGAAACTAATGAAACTGATGTAAGCAATATCAAAGCCGCAATTGGTTTTGACCAAGGACAAAGTATTGCAAACCGTGTTGGGACTCTGGAAACCAAGGCAACAAATTTAGAAAATACCACATCTGGTATGAATACAAGATTGTCAACGGTTGAAACTGATATTGGCACTGATGCCGAACCTACTTCAATTAATGGTCGTCTAAAAACGTTGCGTGACGATATGACAGGTGTTCGTGTTGTTATCGGGGAAAATACAAGCAGTGGTTTGCAAGGACAAGTTGTTGCCCTTAACGTTGCAGTAGGTATTAGCGATAGCCCGGCGCCAACTTCCTTGATTCCGCGTATGCGTGAAGTCGAAACTTCTAGTCGCGCAAATACCGCGGCTATTCAGGATATTCAGGCTGAAATTGGTAACAATCAGTCAGGCATCAAAGGTTCTATCCTGACGATTAAATCACAAATCGACGGGACTAACCCAAACGGTTCTACGGTTGCTGAAAAAGGTATTCTTCCGACTGTTGAAACTCTTAACAACGAAATGCCTACCAAAATTAGTGATGCTCCATCTGATACGAAGATATATGGTCGCCGTGATGCAGCATGGGTAGAAATCGCTACAGGCGGTGATGTATCTGCTCTGACATTGCGTGTGGATGGTATCGAAACGCGCACCGGTGAAGCCGAGACGAAGATAACTGAACTAGAAGGTAAAGTATCAGCCCTAGAAACAGAGCTCTCCAAAAGGCCTCCTGTCGCCCCTGCGGCTGATGGTCTTCCTTATGTACTTGTTGATAATGCATGGGTTCTTTTGTCTACATTCGTGACATTAAATCCAGCGCCATAACAAAAAGGGCTTCGGCCCTTTTTTCGTATAAATACAGTAAAGAGGAAAACATATGGCAACTGAATCATACAACCCGAAACAATTAAAAGATGCAATCCTTCGTCGTCTTGGTGCACCAATCACGAATATCGAAGTTACGACCGAACAGGTTTATGATTGTATCCAGCGTGCATTAGAATTATATGGCGAATATCATTATAATGGTTACAACAAAGGCTATCAGGCTTTTTATATTGGTCATGATGAAGTTTCACAACAGAAATTCCGTGATGGTGTTTTCGATTTAAAAGGTCGTAATATTTTTGCAGTAACACAAATTATTCGTACTAACGTCGGTTCATTAACTTCAATGGATGGCCAGGCAACATATCCATGGTTTACAGATTTCGTTCTGGGACTTGCCGGGATTAACGGTGGGATGGGTAGCTCGTGTAATAGCTTTGGGCCAAATGCCTTTGGTGCAGACCTTGGTTATTTTACACAGCTTATGCAATATCGTTCGATGATGCAAGACCTGATGGTTCCACTGCCAGATTACTGGTATAATGACGATACTGAACAACTTAAAATTATGGGCAACTTCCGCCAGGGAGATGTGATTGTAATTGAAGTTTACACCAAATCCTTTAATGGCGTTGATGCAATGGCCAGCAATACGGCAGGTTATGGTTATGCTTCTGGTGATTGTTCAAATCCATGGAACACTGGTGCGCAGTGGGATAACCCTGCACGCAGAATAAGCGGCATGAGAGCTGGTGAGGACCTTGGACTTCAAGATGGCGCATACAACAACCGTTGGGTGAAAGACTATGCCACGGCGCTTGTTAAGGAAGTTAACGGCAACGTATTGGCAAAGCACCAGGGAATGATGATGCCAGGTGGAGTTACGGTTGATGGTGTTCGTTTAATTGAAGAAGCTCGTATGGAAAAAGAACGTCTCCGCGAAGAACTTGACCTGCTGGATGCACCGACTCCTATATTGGTGGGCTAATGACTACATACGACGCAAGATTATTCGCCCGGCTCGAAGACGGGACCGGGTATGACAATACCAATGCTACAGAGATATTGAACCCTTATGTAAACTTTATGCATCATGAAAATACCCAGACTTTAGCCGATGCTATTGTTGCTGAAAGTATTCAGATGCGCGGGATGTCTCTCTATTACATCCCAAGACAATTCGTTAAACCAGATTTGTTATTCGGTGAAGACCTCCAGAGTAAATTTGATAAAGCATGGAAATTTGCTGGTTATCTGGATACGTTCGATGCTTATCAGGGTGATGGTTCCATCTTCAGTAAATTTGGTATGACTGTGAATGATGAAATCACAGTGTCGATTAACCCTAATCTGTTTAAACATCAATGCAACGGCACCGAACCTATTGCAGGGGATTTGATTTATTTCCCTCTTGATAACAGTCTGTTCGAAATAACCTGGGTGCAACCTTATGACCCGTTCTATCAGGTAGGTCAAAACGCCATCCGTAAAATCACCGCGAGCAAATACATTTACTCCGGAGAAGAGCTTAAACCTGAATTGCAACGAAATGAAGGTATTAATATTCCAGAATTCAGTGAGCTCGATTTGCAACCAATCCACAATATCGATGGCCTTACAGATATCAGTGATATCCCTTATGCTGAATCCGATGAGATTAACGCAGAAGCAGCTGAATATGTTAAACCATATTTTGTGCAGAATGGCCGTGGACTTGAGTCACCGCCTAAGGCAAAACAGGATAGCTTTGACGATAGTTTCTTTGATGAATAAATACATTTATTAATGCGCCCGAACTGGGCGCCTGGAGGTTACTTTGTTTGGGCATTTTTATAATTCGTCTCTGCGTCGCTATATCGTTTTAATGGGCGATTTATTTTCCCATGTACAAGTGGCCAGAACCAGAGAAGACACTGGACTTAAATATATTAAGGTCCCTATTTCCTATGCATCAAAAGAAAAATTCATGATGCAGCTTGGAAAATGGACCGCAATTCAGAATACACCGACTCCTGACATGTCACCACAAGAACGTGCTGCTCAGAAGGCTAAAATCGAGACCGTACTGCCCCGTATGAACTTACATCTTGTTGACTTGATGTATAACGGGCAATATAAAACGGCTCTCCAGAATCACACACAGGCGCGATTTGCTAATAACGACCCTCGCAAGCAGATATCTCAATATTCTCCGGTGCCGGTCAAAATGATTTTTGAGCTTGGAATATATACAAGGCATCAAGATGATATGTTCCAGATTATCGAACAAATCATGCCTTACTTCCAGCCACATTTTAATACAACTATCACCGAACTTTACACGAATGAAATTACATTCGAACGTGATATACGAATCGTGCTTCAGTCCATTGCTATGGATGAGCAAATTGAAGGTGATGCAATGACTCGTCGTAGACTCGAATGGTCCATTATGTTCGAAGTCAACGGTTGGTTATATCCACCGGTTAAAGAAGTGGCCGGAGAAATCCGTACTATCTATCTTGACTTCTTTGCAAATTCCAGAGAGCTTGCGCCGGAAGGTAATTTCGAATCTGTTGACTCGGAAGCCGTTCCGCGAGATGTCGACCAAGAAGACTGGCAAGGTGAATCCGTTCAAACATACTCGCAGGATATTCCTGTACCGGTTGACCCAGCGCCTCCAGCACCAAGAAAAAATAGGGTACCATTATGAGTGAACTTGATATTAACAAATTGATGGATATAACAGACCTTCCCGGAATTGCCGGGGAGGAAGTTACTGCATACGAACCTCTGGTATTAAAAGAAGTCGAAAGTAATCCAAATAACCGTACTCCAGACCTTGAGGACGACTATTCAGTTGTTCGTAAAAACTTGCACTTCCAACAGCAGATGTTGATGGATGCAGGTAAGATATTCCTTGAAGCAGCTAAGAACGCCGAATCACCACGGCATATGGAAGTCTTTGCAACTCTTATGGGACAAATGACTACCACGAACAAAGAGCTGTTAAAACTTCATAAAGAAATGAAAGAAATCACCGCTGAACAAATCGGCACAAAAGGTGGTGCACCATCACAGACAAATATTGAAAATGCAACTATTTTCATGGGGTCTCCTGCTGATTTGATGGATGAGGTTGGTGACTCATACGAAGCTCAGGAAAGACAAGAGAAAATAATTAATGGAACAGCCGGTTAACGTATTAAGCGACGACCATCCGCTGAATATAGGCGATAACATTGCAATCCGTCCTCCTGGTTCGTTGGAGACAAAAGTTGAGGACGGAATACACTGGATTAAATCGCAGTGGGATGGTAAGTGGTATCCAGAAAGATTCGATGAATATCTTAAAATTAATAAAATTGTAAAAATTCCATCGAACGCGGATAAGCCAGAATTATTTCAAACTTTTAAAGATAAGAATAACCCGCGTACCCGTTATAATGCGTTTCCTAACCTGAAGCGTGCAAACATAAAAATTAAATGGACTAAGGAAATGGTCCAGGAGTGGAAACGATGCCGAGATGATATCGTTTATTTTGCGGAGACCTATTGTGCGATTACCCATATTGACTATGGTACAATCAAAGTACAGCTCCGTGATTACCAGCGAGATATGCTCGAAATCATGCACAAAAAACGTATGACCGTTTGTAACCTTAGCCGTCAGCTGGGTAAAACAACGGTTGTAGCTATTTTCCTTGCTCACTTTGTATGCTTCAACAAGGATAAAGCTGTCGGTATCCTTGCGCACAAAGGTAGTATGTCAGCGGAGGTGCTCGACCGTACTAAGCAAGCAATTGAATTACTTCCTGACTTCCTTCAACCTGGAATTTCTGAATGGAACAAAGGGAACATCACCCTTGACAATGGTTCTACTATCGGTGCGTATGCATCATCTCCTGATGCCGTCCGTGGTAACTCCTTTGCAATGATTTACATCGATGAGTGTGCGTTTATTCCTAACTTCGTTGATGCATGGCTTGCTATTCAGCCGGTTATCTCATCTGGTCGTCGTTCTAAAATTATCATTACAACTACACCAAATGGACTTAACCACTTCTATGATATTTGGACTGCAGCAATAGAGAAGAAGTCAGGCTTCGAACCTTATACTGCAATATGGAACTCGGTTAAAGAACGCCTTTATAACGATGAGGATATTTTCGATGATGGCTGGCAATGGTCGAAGCAGACTATCAGTGCATCTACTCTCGAACAATTTAATCAGGAACATGGTGCGCAATTCCAGGGGACTTCCGGAACATTAATCTCCGGGATGAAATTGGCAATAATGGATTGGATAGAAGTTATGCCTGAAAATGGATATTTTTATCGATACAAAAAGCCAGACCCTGAACGCAAATATATTGCATCGCTTGACTGTTCAGAAGGGCGTGGACAGGATTACCATGCATTGCACATAATTGATGTAACCGATGAAAAATGGGAACAGGTGGCTGTTTTGCATTCAAACGAAATATCCCACATGATACTCCCGGACATCGTTTATAAATATCTAATGGAATATAATGAGGCACCCGTTTACATTGAGCTTAACAGTACAGGGGTTTCAGTAGCTAAGTCTTTATATATGGATTTAGAATATGAAAACGTTATTTGTGATTCCATGATTGACTTAGGGATGAAACAAACAAGAAGAACAAAACCTGTCGGTTGTTCGACGTTAAAAGACCTTATTGAAAAAGACAAATTAAAAATTAATCACAAACCTACTATTCTTGAATTCCGAACCTTTAGCCAAAACAAATTATCGTGGGCTGCTGAGGATGGTTTTCATGACGACCTTGTGATGAGTTTAGTGATTTTTGCCTGGTTAACGACCCAGCAAAAATTTGCCGATTACGTTGACAAAGAAGACCTTCGTTTAGCATCTGAAGTATTCGGTCGCGAGTTGGAAGACATGAATGATGACTATGCTCCTGTTGTATTTGTTGACTCTGGAGACCTTTCAGCCGAATATGCACCTGCACACGGTTTATCATTCATATAAATAAAGTAAAGCAAACTATTAGAGGACTCAAAATGGCTTTATTATCCCCGGGCATTGAGCTCAAAGAAACAACGGTCCAAAGCACTGTTGTTCGTAACGCGACGGGTCGTGCGGCGCTGGTTGGTAAATTCCAGTGGGGCCCAGCTTTCCAGGTAACTCAGATTACAAACGAAGTGGAACTTGTTGATTTGTTTGGTGGCCCGAACAATATCACAGCTGACTACTTTATGAGTGGAATGAACTTCCTTCAATATGGTAATGACCTGCGCACAGTTCGTGTAGTTAACCGCGACCACGCTAAAAACGCATCCCCGGTAGCAGGGAACATCGAAAGTACAATCGCTACTGCAGGTTCTAACTATGCAGTCGGTGACGTTATCCAGGTTAAACACAACCAGACTGTTGTTGAAACTTCTGGCCGTATTACCAAGGTTGACGTTGACGGGAAAATCCTCGCGGTCTTCATTCCGTCTGACAAAATTATTGCCTTTGCAAAATCTGTAAACCAGTATCCGGACCTTGGTCCAGCATGGACTGCTGAAATCCTGACCACTTCTTCAGGTGTGTCTGGTACGATTACCCTTGGGAAAATTGTCACCGATTCTGGTATCCTGTTGACCGAAGCAGAAAATAGCGAAGAAGCTATTACCTCTTTGGAATTCCAGGCTTCCCTGCAGAAATATGCAATGCCAGGTGTTGTTGCTCTTTATCCTGGTGAAATCGGTTCGACTCTCGAAGTTGAAATCGTTTCCAAAGCTGCATATGATGTTGGCGCTTCGAAGATGCTTGACATTTATCCGAATGGTGGTTCCCGTGCTTCTGTTGCTCGTGCGGTGTTTAACTATGGTCCGCAGACTGACGACCAGTATGCAATCATCGTTCGTCGTGATGGCGCTATCGTTGAAAACGTTGTTCTGTCAACCAAAGAAGGCGATAAAGACGTTTACGGCAACAACATTTATCTGGACGACTACTTTGCAAAAGGTACTTCCAATTACATCTATGCAACTTCTCTGAACTGGCCAAAAGGCTTTGCAGGCATCATCAATCTGATGGGTGGTATTTCTGCAAACGACCAGGTTACTGCTGGTGATTTGATGCAAGGTTGGGACCTGTTTGCTGACCGTGAAGCACTGCATATTAACCTGCTTATCGCTGGTGCAGTAGCTGGTGAAGGTGATGCAACCGCTTCAACTGTTCAGAAGCACGTGGTTTCTATCGCTGACGAACGTCAGGATTGCCTGGCATTTATCTCTCCACCAAAAGGCCTTCTGGTTAACGTTCCTCTGACCCGTGCAGTGGATAACCTGATTGACTGGCGTACAGGTGGCGGCTCATTCGATACTGATAACATGAATATCAGCACGACTTATGCAGCGATTGATGGCAACTATAAATATCAGTATGATAAATATAACGACGTTAACCGTTGGGTTCCTCTGGCAGCTGATATGGCTGGTCTGTGTGCTCGTACTGATGATGTTTCTCAGCCTTGGATGTCTCCGGCCGGTTATAACCGTGGTCAGATTCTGAACGTACTGAAATTGGCTATCGAACCTCGTCAGACCCAACGTGACCGCATGTATCAAGAAGCTATCAACCCGGTTGTTGGTTTCGCAGGTGGTGATGGTTTTGTTCTTTACGGTGATAAGACTGCAACTAAAGTTCCATCTCCGATGGACCATATCAACGTTCGTCGTCTTACGAATATGCTGAAGAAAAATATCGGTGACGCATCCAAATATAAACTGTTTGAGCTTAACGATAACTTCACTCGTGCATCATTCCGTATGGAAACTTCTCAATACTTGGATGGTATTCGTGCGCTCGGTGGCATTTATGAAGGTCGTGTGGTTTGTGATACTACCAACAACACCCCGTCGGTCATAGACCGAAATGAGTTTGTTGCTAGCATTTATTTTAAACCTGCGCGCAGCATCAACTACATCACACTTAATTTCGTAGCCACAAGCACTGGTGCTGATTTTGATGAGCTGATTGGGCCGCAATAATTATCATCGCTTAGAATTTAATTAGTAGTGAAACCGTAGAACCATTATACAGTGTTATAAATAAAAGCATAATCGGTTCTACGGGCTCCTGTAATCAATTCTGGGAAGCCATTATCTTGAGATGATGAATCATATTACCTAGTATAAATACATGCATCAGGGACGCGTTCGCGCGACCTGTGTCTATAAAGAGGATTCCTTAATGGAGTTGACCGATATCACACGCGCTTTCGAATCCGGTGACTTTGCTCGCCCTAACCTGTTCGAAGTCGAAATCCCATTCCTGGGTAAAAACTTTGCTTTCCATTGTAAAGCAGCCCCGATGCCTGCTGGCATTGTAGAAAAAGTACCAGTTGGTTATATGAACCGTAAAATCAACGTTGCGGGAGACCGTACATTTGATGACTGGACTATTACGATTTATAACGACGATGCTCATAAAGTTCGTCAAGCAATTGTTGATTGGCAAAATATGTGTCACGGTATGACTAACGAAATTACCGGTGCAGCTCCTGCTGATTATAAGAAAACCGCTACTGTCCGCCAGTTCCATCGTGATGGCAAGACCATTACTAAAGAAGTTGTTATCACCGGCATGTGGCCAACTAACGTTGGGGAAGTCCAGATGGATTGGGATTCGAATAATGAGATTGAGACATTCGAAACTACGTTTGCAATTGACTGGTGGGAATAAGTATAAATAAAGTTATTATGAGGCTTCGGCCTCATTTCCCAAACTTCGGAGACTCTAATGGCAGGTTTTAATACAATACTAAATTTTCTTAAGCCTTGGGCTAAAGAAGATGAACAAGAATATAAGCAACAAGAAAAAAATAATTTAGAGTCAATGACCGGGCCGAAGTTTGATGATGGGGCTCGCGAAATTGAGTCACAAGAACAAAACGTCCCGTATAATGCATTGATGCAACAGATGTTCGGGAGCAACGAACCGGAAGTAAAAAACACCAGGGAATTAATTGACACATACCGCAACCTACTAAATAATTATGAAGTTGATAACGCGGTGCAAGAAATTGTGTCTGATGCTATCGTTTTTGAAGATGGTAAAGATGTCGTAGCTCTTAACCTTGATGCTACTGAATTTAGTCAGAAAATTAAAGACCGAATTCTCGAAGAATTCTCGGAAGTTAATAACCTCCTTAATTTCGAGCGTAAAGGTTCTGACCACTTTAAACGTTGGTATGTGGATTCTCGAATTTTCTTCCACAAAATTATCAACCCTTCAAAACTTAAAGAAGGCGTTCAAGAACTTCGTCGCCTTGACCCAAGACAAATCCAGTTCATCCGTGAAATCGTTACACGCATGGAAAATGGTACGAAAATTGTTGACGGTTACAGAGAATATTTTGTATACGATACTGGACATGAAAGCTATTGTGCCGATGGTCGTATATATGAAGCGGGTACTAAAATAAAAATTCCTCGTGCGGCAATTGTATATGCACATTCCGGATTACTTGATTGTTGCGGTAAGAATATCATCGGATACCTGCAACGAGCAATCAAACCTGCAAACCAATTAAAACTATTAGAAGATGCTTTAGTCATTTATCGTATAACTCGTGCGCCAGACCGCCGAGTCTTTTATATCGATACTGGGAATATGCCGTCTCGTAAAGCAGCAGCACATATGCAACATATTATGAACACGATGAAAAACCGTGTCGTATATGATGCAACTACGGGTAAAATCAAAAATCAACAGCATAATATGTCAATGACAGAAGACTATTGGTTGCAACGTCGTGACGGTAAAGCAGTCACTGAAGTTGATACTCTCCCAGGTGCACAAGGCATGTCGGATATGGACGATGTTCGCTGGTTTAAGAACAACCTATATCAGGCTCTCAGAATTCCATTATCTCGTATCCCTAATGACCAGAACAGTGGCGTTATGTTTGATGCGGGGGCGACAATTACTCGCGATGAATTGAATTTCTCTAAATGGATTAGACAACTACAGAATAAATTTGAAGAAGTTTTCCTCGACCCGCTTAAAACCAACCTTATCCTGAAAAAAGTTATTTCAGAAGAGGAATGGGACAAGGAACTAAATAATATTAAAGTTACGTTCAACCGTGATAGCTATTTCACCGAAATGAAAGATGCAGAAATCATGGAACGCAGAATCAATATGCTAACGATGGCTGAACCGTTTATCGGTAAATATATTTCGCATCAAACTGCAATGAAGGATTTCCTCCAGATGTCTGATGAAGAAATTAATCAAGAAGCTAAGCAAATTGAATTGGAGTCCAAAGAGGCTCGTTTCCAAAACCCTGAAGAAGAAGAAGAGGATTTCTAATGGATGATTTATTTGAAGCCATTAAATCAAACGACCTCGTAGCCGTTCGCAAATATTTTGCTGAAAACATTGGCCCAGTATGCGGTAGTTTGATTGAAGAACGTAAGATTGAAATTGCACGTTCCATCATGATTGAAGGTGAAGAGCCTAAAGAAGATGATGAAAACAAGGACGACAAAGCAGAAAAGAAAGACAAAAAAGAATCTGACGACGCTGACGAAGGCGACGACGATGAAGATGAGGACGATGAATAATGTTTATTATCCCTGACGATTACGAATTAACTCTTGAAAACATCGAAAGTGTTTCCGAAGAAGCTCAGGGACAATTTGATTCATTATCTGAAGCCTTAGAAAAAGACGATATAAATATTATTGTAGAAAACATGTTTGCAGCCGGTGAATATGAAAAAGCAACGGTTATCGGCGCACTGAATGAAGGTGTTCAGCTTAACGAATTTATCGTTAAACATGTATCGTCTCGCGGTGAGTTAACCCGCACAAAAGACCGAGCTACTCGTAAGCGTAATGCTTTCCAAACAACTGGTCTTTCTAAAGCTAAACGTCGTCAAATTGCCCGACTGGCTACTAAAACGAAAAGAGCAAACCCATCTACGCAAATCAGAGCAGAGCGCAAGCGTAAAAAAGCTCGAGCTAAGCGTAAAGCATTCGGACTTGATTAATGGAACAGAAACCAGAGTTACTAATCGAACACTGGGGTCAACCGGGCGAAATTAAAGATGGTGTACCGATGTTGGAATCTCATGATGGTTCCAGCAGCGGTTTAAAGCCAGGACTTTATATTGAAGGTATTTTCCTACAAGCTGAAGTTGTTAACCGTAATAAACGACTTTATCCTAAACGTATTTTGGAAAAAGCCGTTGCGGACTATATCGCCGAACAGGTTGAAACCAAGCAGTCTCTTGGAGAATTAAACCATCCACCTCGTGCAAACGTTGACCCTATGCAGGCAGCAATTATTATCGAGGAAATGTGGTGGAAAGGGAATGATGTATATGGCCGCGCGCGTATTATCGAAGGCGACCATGGTCCAGGTGATAAACTTGCTGCGAATATAAGAGCGGGTTGGATTCCTGGTGTATCTAGTCGTGGGCTCGGTTCCCTGACTAAATCAGCAAAAGGTTATAACATCGTCAATGAAGGTTTTAAATTGACGGTTGGAGTAGATGCAGTATGGGGGCCAAGTGCTCCGGACGCTTGGGTCAAACCAAAGCAGATTACAGAATCACAAACGGCGGAAGCCGATACAAGTGCCGACGACGCCTTTATGGCTCTCGCAGAGGCTTTAAAGACGTTATAAATAAATGTATATCTTAACAACAGGACTACAAAATGCTTAAAGAACAACTCATTTCTGAAGCTCAAAACATCGATGCTTCCGTTGCTCTCGATAGTATTTTCGAATCAGTTAATTTGTCCCCGGAAGCGAAAGCTACCTTCGGCACTGTATTCGAAGCTACCGTCAAGCAACACGCCATCAAACTGGCAGAATCTCACATTCACGCCATCGCTGAAAAAGCTGAAGAAGAAGTCGAAAAGAATAAAGAAGAATCCGACGAAAAAGCAGAGAAAAAACTGAAAGAATCTGCAGCTAAATTCCTGGACCACGTTGCTAAAGAATGGCTTGCTGAAAACAAACTGGCTGTCGACCGTGGCATTAAAGCTGACCTGTTCGAATCCATGTTTACCGGCATGAAAGAACTGTTCGTTGAGCACAACGTTGTTGTTCCAGAAGAATCTGTTGATGTTGTTGCAGAAATGCAGGAAGAACTGGAAGAGCAAAAAGCTGAAACCGCTAGTCTGTTCGAAGAAGTTTCTAAGCGTGATGCTTATATCAATTATGTCCAGCGCGAAGTTGCGTTGACTGAAGCGACCAAAGACCTGACCGAATCTCAAAAAGAAAAAGTTGGTTCTCTGGTAGAAGGTATGGATTATTCCGATGCGTTCGGTACCAAAATTGGCGCTATCGTTGAAATGGTTAAAGGTCAGGTAGACACCGCCGAAAAACCTATCACCGAAGCAGCTATAAATAATTCTGTAGACGATGCTGCGGCACTGAATTACATCTCAGAAGCAGTTGAAGAAAAAGGCGCCAAGCCTACCCTGTCCTTCGCGGACTTGTCTGCTCTCGCAGCATCACGAATTTCTTAATTTAATAAGGTTATACAACACATGAAAAAGAATGCATTAGTTCAAAAATGGTCCGCTCTGCTGGAAAACGAAGCTCTTCCTGAAATCGTTGGTGCTTCTAAACAAGCTATCATCGCTAAAATCTTTGAAAACCAGGAACAAGATATCCTGACCGCTCCTGAATACCGTGACGAAAAAATCTCCGAAGCATTTGGTTCTTTCCTGACTGAAGCTGAAATCGGTGGTGACCATGGTTATGATGCTACCAATATCGCGGCTGGCCAGACCTCTGGTGCAGTAACTCAGATTGGGCCGGCAGTTATGGGTATGGTTCGTCGTGCTATCCCGCATCTGATTGCGTTTGATATTTGTGGCGTGCAGCCTCTGAACAACCCGACTGGCCAGGTATTTGCCCTGCGTGCAGTTTACGGTAAAGACCCTGTAGCTGCTGGTGCTAAAGAAGCTTTCCACCCGATGTATGCTCCGAACGCTATGTTCTCTGGTCAGGGCGCTGCTGAAGCTTTCGAAGCTCTGGCTGCAAGCAAAGTTCTTACCGTTGGTAAAATTTATTCTCACTTCTTCGAAGCAACCGGTTCCGCACACTACCAGGCTGTTGAAGCTGTAACCGTTGATGCTGGCGCTACTGATGCTGCTAAACTTGACGCTGAAGTTACCAAACTGCTCGAAGCTGGTAAACTGGCAGAAATTGCTGAAGGTATGGCTACCTCTATCGCCGAACTGCAGGAAGGTTTCAACGGTTCTCAGGATAACCCGTGGAACGAAATGGGCTTCCGCATCGATAAACAAGTTATCGAAGCTAAATCCCGTCAGCTGAAAGCAAGCTACTCTATCGAACTGGCACAGGACCTGCGCGCTGTTCACGGTATGGACGCTGATGCTGAATTGAGTGGTATTCTGGCTACTGAAATTATGCTGGAAATCAACCGCGAAGTTATCGATTGGATTAACTACTCCGCACAGGTTGGTAAATCTGGTATGACCAACACCGTTGGCGCTAAAGCTGGTGTGTTTGACTTCCAGGACCCAATTGATATCCGTGGCGCTCGTTGGGCTGGTGAAAGCTTCAAAGCTTTACTGTTCCAGATTGATAAAGAAGCCGCTGAAATCGCTCGTCAGACCGGTCGTGGTGCAGGTAACTTCATCATCGCTTCCCGTAACGTAGTTAACGTACTGGCTGCAGTTGATACCTCCGTATCTTATGCTGCTCAGGGTCTGGGTAAAGGTTTCAACGTTGACACCACTAAAGCTGTGTTCGCTGGTGTTCTGGGTGGCAAATACCGTGTCTATATCGACCAGTATGCTCGCGCAGATTACTTCACCATCGGTTACAAAGGCGCTAACGAAATGGATGCTGGTATCTACTACGCACCATATGTTGCACTGACCCCGCTGCGTGGCTCTGACCCGAAAAACTTCCAGCCGGTTATGGGCTTCAAAACCCGTTACGGTATCGGTATTAACCCGTTCGCTGACCCGGCAGCTCAGGCTCCGACCAAGCGTATTCAAAACGGCATGCCGGACATTGTTAACAGCCTCGGCTTGAACGGTTACTTTAGACGTGTATATGTAAAAGGTATCTAAGCCTTAAAAATTAAAAAAGGGACCTTCGGGTCCCTTTCTTGTTTTCATACCATACCATTTAAATGAACTTCTACCCGGCGCTTGATGAGGTCTCTGAAATTAACACTGTTCTCTTGAAGTTTCAACCAGTTACCTGATTTGTCTTTGGTGTGAGTAGAATAATTACCATTCCACCAAAAATCAGTATCATATGCTAAGTTTTCATATTTTTTAACTAGTTTGTTCAGAGCATTACCATTAACACCATTTGGGTATTTGTTGACCAATGCAACAACTTCAATTTCCAGATTTTTAAAGGTATTCCGAAGGAAAGATACTTTGTTCATTTTAGACTCCATTGTTTGGTAACTCAGTATGAAATCATTATGTCTTATCTTAATCGGGTTGTAAACAACTTTTATAAATAAAGTATATCACAAAAGGAAAGCGCAATGGCAAAGATTAACGAACTGCTGCGCGAGTCAACTACCACTACCAGCAACTCCTTGGGCCGCCCGAATCTTGTTGCTTTGACCCGTGCTACAACCAAATTGATTTACCGCGATATTATCGCTGAACAACGTACTAACCAGCCAGTTGCGGCTCTGTACGGTGTTAAATATCTTACTCCTGATAATGAATTCAGTTTCCAGACTGGTGCTACTTATGGTGGTGAAGTCGGTTCTAAAGACCGTACAACTATTCCAGAATTAGCTACAGCTACTCAGCCTGTTGCTAAAGGCGAATATGTAAAATATCAAAATATCGTTTACAAAGCTCTGGTGGATAATCCATTTGCAACAACCACAGAAACAGTATTATCTGATGTTCTACAGGAAGGTCTTATTGCATCGACTATTCGTTTAGTTCCTGATGCAGCGCATACCGAGAAATTTGAAGCCGGTGATGTTGAAATTAGTAACGCCGTGTTCCAGGTTAATAAATGGAATGCTCCTGTTAAATCCCGTAAATTGAAAACTGCACTGACTGTTGAACTTGCTCAGGATATGGAAGCAAACGGTTTTAATGCTCCTGCTTTCCTGGAAGACCTGCTTGCAACTACCATGGCAGACGAAATTAACAAAGATGTTCTGCAGTCTCTGATTACCGTTTCCAAGCGTTATAAAGTCACTGGCGTTTCTGATAAAGGTTTCATCGATTTGACATATGATTCAGCTCCAGAAGGCGCACGTAAACTATACGAACTGGTTTGCGAAATGAACTCTGAAATTCAGAAAACTACATCTTACTCTGGTACATTCGTTGTTGCCTCAAGTCGTGTGGCCGCGATGCTCGCCGGTTCCGGTTGGTTGAAACATAAACCTGAAGATGAACAATGGCTCCCGGAAACCGCGTACGGCTATTTGATTAATGGTCTTCCTGTATTCTGTGATGTTAACAGTCCATTGGATTATGTAACCGTTGGCGTTAAAGAAAATTACGGTGGAAACGAAGTCGTAGGCTCAATCTTCTATGCTCCTTATACCGAAGGCCTGGACTTAGATGATGAAGAACATGTAGGTGCGTTTAAGGTCATTGTGGACCCAGACAGCTTGCAGCCATCTATCTCCTTGATGGTTCGATATGCACTTTCAGCTAACCCTTACACCGTTGCTAAAGACGACAAAGAAGCTCGTATTATCGATGCAACTAATATGGATTTAATGGCCGGCCAGAGCAACATGTCTTATCTGCTCGGTGTTAAACTTCCACCAATCATTTATGAGGCGTAAATGCAAAAGATTAACGCACTAATTCACGAATCAACATTAACGGCGGCCAACCAGGTCGCCCGTCCTAATTTGCTTTCTTATACTCGGGCTACGAATAAACGAATTTTTAAAGCTCTTGTGGCCGAACAGAAAACTACTCAGCCAGTCGCAGCGCTGTATGGCGTTCGTGTTCTGAACCCAGATGATAAAATGACTTATCTTGGTGGAGCAACATTTGCAGGCCAGATTGGTATGTTCGAGCGTAAGAATATTCCAGAATTTACGAACAAAGACGAAGCTTATGCAGTCGGCAACATGTTCCAGTTTGAAAGCATTGTATTCAAAGCTTTGGAAGCTTCTCCTTTTGCCGGGACCCTCGAAACTGATTTGGGTGAAGTTATTTCTGAAGCCATTGCGGCTGGCCATATAAGAATGATGTCAGATGCGGCTTTCACTGATAAATTTGAACAAGGACATCCTGAAATTGCTGAAGCCGGTTTCCGTATTGATAAATGGCAGACTGAAGTTAAATCCAGAAAACTGAAAACCTCTTTAACCGTTGAGCTTGCGCAAGACCTGGAAGCAAATGGTTTCGACGCAACAGATTTTATTGATAATATCCTTGGTATTCAAATGGCAGAGGAAATTAATAAGGACGTACTGCAATCTTTAATTACCGTGAGTTCGCGTTTTAAAGTCCAGGGTGTTTCCGAAAAAGGTGTACTTAATCTTACTGATGCCGCTTATGATAATGCTCAGGACCGTGCTCGAACTCTGTATTATTATATGTGCGAAATGAATTCCGCAGTTCAACGTCAGACTTCGTTCGCTGGTACATATGCAGTCGCTTCTTCCCGTTGTGCAGCTATTTTAGCAGCTTCTGGCTGGGTTGAGAAAAAGGAAGACCAAGATGAATTGGCCTATGGTGTTCTGAAGAACGGTTTGCCACTTTATGCAGATATGAATAGCCCGTGCGATTATGTTATTGTTGGTGTAAATGCTGATATGGGTGAAGGTCAGACAGTCGCATCTTTGTATTATGCGCCTTATACGGAAGGTCTTAGTGAAGTTGATGATGAGGGTGACACCTCGGTTGGGGAATTCAAGGTTATCGTTGACCCCGAAAGTTTACAGCCTACAGTTGCACTGTTAGCTCGTTATGCACTGACTGCAAACCCTTACACCGTTGCTAAAGACGATAAAGAAGCTCGCATTATTGATGGAGCTGATATGGATAAGATGGCTAACCAAAGCCAATTGAGTTCTTATCTTGGTGTTAAACTTCCACCACTGGAAAAAGAATAAGGGCCTTGCGGCCCTTTTTATTAACTAATTAATGCAATCCAAACATGTCTTAATGTATCTCTTACATTTGCAATGAGTTGCTTTTTAACTTCAACAGGATTTTCCGTCTGGGTTAATTCAAGGCCTTCCCGACCTGCTTCTTCCAAAATATCTTGAACAGTCAAACCCATTACCTTTCCAAAATCCTTTGGCGTTACTTCCCCAATTTTACTGATAACATTGTTGATGCGGTTAACAGTCACATAATCAGTGAACTTCCATAAAATGTCCAGGTCTTCCTGGGACAACACAACAGCAGCCTTGATAGGCTTATCAGACTTTTTCTTTTCGCTGAATTTAGAGTTCTTACATTTAATCGCTACGCGCTCACCATTAGGTAACCAGGCCGGAGTATCAGGTTTAAGAACATACCCTTCTGCAGTGAATACTTTACCTTCAACCTTTGCGTCAAAATCGGTGGTATTCGCGGTAGTCAAACCCGCATTATCTACTGTAAAATTGTAATCAGGAACCACAGAATCCAGGTCGTTAGGGAGCTTAATCAAGTCTTCAAAGCTACCCGTAGCCAGTCGTGGGGCAACCTTAAATTTATGGATAATACAGAAGGCTTCCATCAATGAATCAGTCAAAACAGATTCAGAGCCATCTTCCTTAGTAACGCGGATATCAAATACATAGAAATCTTTGTCACCATAATCAACATTCTTCTGGATACCCGCCCCGGCAAACTCACCATAAATTTGGTATGATTGATAATTAATATCCTGTAAAAGTCTCTGCACAGTTTTAATGGAATCTGCATAGTTCTTGAGTACAATTTCGTAGCCATAGAAATCTTCTGCAGGTAGGATAGGTCCAGTGCGTTTCGCACATGTCACATTGTCTTGTTCAATGATTAATGAAAAGTTGGTGCCATGAATTTTCTCACGCGCTACCCATTCACCGCTGGTGAAGCCTTGCAGGCGAATCTTTTCAATGAACTTGTTGTTATAGTGATTTTCAAGGCTGTTGTATTTCTTAAACATAATCTCTCACTTTTGATGTTATAAATATCATTATAAATTATACCCTCTATACTTTCTTTCTCTGAAAGGAATTAATCGTATCGGAAGGTCTAGAACCATTATACCACAATTTTATTTGAAGCAAAAAGGTCAGAATTTTACATACAATGTTGGCTTGTTTTCTTGCCAATTATAATTCCAGGTAAATGATGTAAATTTTTCTGCCCGCAGAAAATCAGATATCTTTGTGCGGTTTCCTTCTTCATACTCTTTTTCAGAAACTGCCATATTAACAGCATCTTTGCCATTCTCGGCAGCGGCAATAGCCACTTTGCGAAATATAACAATAAAGTCATTTGCAACTTTATCTTGTGATTCTTTAGCCATTTGGCGTAGTTCTTCTGCGAATGTCATTTCTTCACCTTTTTGTTAAACAACCGCTTGCGGTATACGATTTTCTCTCGTGACTTGAACTTTTCTTTAGCTTGTTCAACATCAACCCATGCCTTTGCCATTTCTTTAGCGGTCCCGCCTAATACCTTGGCGATTTCAATAAATGTCATACCAGTTTCATGCAGGAAATGTACTTTAACCTTATTCATAACCATTCTCATGTTGAGTTAGTGAAGCTATCTTAACATGGAATTTTTAACTTGTAAACAGGAGTTTTATGCCAGATATTCTTGAACGTAAAGATTTACTTTACAACCGCCACTACTTTAATAAATATTAAATTAATAACGGAGGATTTATGACACAAACTACAGGTGAAAAAGAAGGCGTATTTTACGGTTATTCTCTTTATGATTTGAATAAAGAAAAACTAATAACTTTTGATGAATTACTTACAGGTGTTCAAGGAGAGCCCGGAGAAAATGGCGATATTGGACCAAAAGGCCCTATTGGTTTAACAGGTCCTCAAGGACCGAAAGGTGATACCGGGTCAAAAGGTATTAAAGGTGATACCGGCCCTCAAGGTATTCAAGGGCCCGCTGGCCCACAAGGTCCTCAGGGAGAAAAGGGAGTCCAAGGTTTAGCTGGAGTCCAAGGCATTCAAGGACCAGTCGGCCACCAAGGAGTGAAAGGTGATACCGGCCCTCAAGGTATTCAAGGACCGAAAGGTGATACAGGTCCTCAAGGCCCACAAGGTGACAAAGGCGAAATGGGTCCGGTGGGTCCGGCTGGTCTAACATGGAAAGGAACATGGGACGCTGATGTAGAGTATTCTATAAATGAGGCTGTCGGATATGGTGGTTCTTTATATTTCGCCAAAACAAAAGTTCCTAATGGCGAAATACCAACACCGACTTCTAACTATTGGGGTGTTTTGGCTACCGAGGGTCCACAAGGTCCACAAGGTCAACAAGGTCTTAAAGGTGATACCGGTCCTCAAGGTATTCAAGGACCTGTAGGGCCTGTAGGGCAGCAGGGTATTCAGGGACCAAGAGGACTTCAAGGGTCAGAAGGTGAAATAGGACCGCGGGGTATTCAAGGGCTAAAAGGCGAAACTGGGCCCGCTGGTCCACAGGGTATTCAAGGGCTAAAAGGCGAGGTGGGTGCTCAGGGTCCTTCTGGTTCTCCTGGACTTACAGGACCAGAAGGACCTCGTGGGTTAACAGGCGAAGCTGGAGCTCAAGGACCTCGTGGTGCTATAGGTCCTATCGGTTTAACAGGTCCTATCGGTTTAACGGGTCCTCAAGGTATTCAAGGTCCTAAAGGTGATACAGGTCCTCAAGGCTTACAAGGTCCTCAAGGCTTACGAGGTATTCAAGGAGCTCCTGGAGTAAAAGGAGAAGCGGGTGCACAAGGTCCTATCGGTTTAACAGGTCCGAAAGGTGATACCGGTCCTCAAGGTATTCAAGGACCGAAAGGTGATACAGGAGCACAAGGTCCTATTGGTTTAACTGGACCTAAAGGTGATACAGGCCCGAGCCCTTATACTGTTTATAATTATTCTAATGTTGCAACTGGTTATGCTGAAATGGTTATGCCTGGTGTGTCATCAAACACAGTATTTAGACTTCGTTCAGTTGGAACTAATATAGAATATAGTGTTCTAAGTAAAGGCGGAGCTAATAGATATGTAGATTGGCACTTTTCAATTCCAAGTGTTTCCGGCAATACAGTAAGTACTAATAGCGGAACTAATACATTAACTCCTACAGGTAATTTTACTATTGTGGCGACCGCTTATAATGGACTAAGGGGATTTACAATAACATTATGCGAGTGGGGTTCAAGAGCTATTGTTGATATCACTGTTTATCATCATGGGCGTTCGGGAGACACAACCAAAGCTGTGGCTATTCGTATGACTACTACAAAATACTAAGGAGCTTTAATGGAACCGGTTAAAGCTGTGTTAGAGCCTGATGTAATAGATGTGGAATATGGTAATACATACTCGGCTACTGTAACTCTGTCTCCTATAGAAAATATTCCAGATGGTTCCGTGATAAGATATGATTGGGTTGTTAATAACAAGTTCGTTGGTACGGGTGAAGCTACTCGTACCACCCAACCATCTCAGACCGGAAATTATGTATTATCATGTAGAGTATTCATTACTCCGCCTAATGAAAATACTGTAATGATAACAACTAATAAATCATATGGGTATGTATATAAAAATTCCGATACAAGTCCAGTAGATGCAGAAATATTATATGATAACAAGATATACCAAATAGGAAGCAAAGTTAGATTATTAGCCGTTGCCAATAACCCAGATACCAACTTTGTTAAAGGTATTATATGGAAGGATGCTGATGGTAAGATAATAGGTATAGGTCGGGAATATATCCATACAATGCAATCAGAGTATGATATAGTTCGAGCTAAAGTTACAATGGATTCGCCTATAAGAGATGAATTTAGTAAGAACTTTACTATACATTTGTACGCTATAAATGTTCAAGAAGGAACATGTATAAGATATATTCATCCTTTAGACCACAGGGATGCAGGATTTATCTGGTGTGGTTGGTGGGTTATGGATGAAATCCAACGAGCGATAAAACTTGGGCTGGATTGGAAAAATCCAAAAGAGCTAGATTTAAATTACAAGTGTGATTTAGAGACATTAGCGTTATTGCTCAAGACATATCCTGAAGCCGAAGTTCAAGAATCAAGACACGGATATATAATAACCAGACTACAAATTGAGACTGGCGAAATATATAAAAAACCATATGAAGTAAAATAAAAGGGCCTTGCGGCCCTTTATCATTAATAGACGTAATCGTATATAATACCAGCTTCCAATGCCGAACGGTGGACGATACGACCGTTACGAGATTCCTGTACATCAACTTCCGGGTAATCACTAAGCATTTTGGCTAATACCGCCAGATGACAATAATATGGTGTATCCTCTTTAGTGGCTTTTTTCCAATCTGTACTTTCAGATGTTAATTTCTGAATAGCGTCCATAACCCACCAGCCACACCAAATATACGCAGTATTACGGACAGGAAGTGGATGTACATAAATTAAAGGGCATTCTTCTGGAATAACAGGCTCTGCTTCTTCCACAGTAACGGACTTAGTACCTGATTTAACTGAATTTGTAAAGCCTGTTTGTGATGCGGTAACTTCACAAGTATATGTCTTCAAGCCTTCAGTGGATTCCGTTATTGCTCTTGTTGCTTCTGTTGAGTTGTCGTCCCATTTATATGCAAGAGTCGCACCAGGGATAGCAGGGGACACAGAAGCTGTCAAATTGAATGGAACATCAACCGTTGCAGTAGACGGGCCTGAAATCTCAACAGTGAACTCAGGAAATGTATTGTTTTCGACCGTAACAACTACTGCCTCAGGATTAATAACTTGATTGTCATAATCTGCCGCAGAAACGGTAATTTGGCAAGTTAAAGAAACTGGTCCTGCGTCAGTAGCAGCACGAGTAATATCTTTAGTAATTTCACCAGTAGACCACAAATATGCTATTGTAGCTCCACCGGGTTCACCTGTTACATTAGCCGAAGCGTTATATTCCTGACCAACTTTAACAGTAGGAGTGGAAGTTGTTAATGTTGCTGTTGCAGCCATAGTCTTATTATTAACCGTAATGGTTGTTTGAGCCTCTGCCGTTTCAGGCTCTCCTTCTTCCGGCGTTGTGGTGGCAACAACTTTAATTACTTTTGAACCTGCTGGGCCAGCTGCAATATAATCCATAGTAGCAATAACAGAATCTTGTGGAACATCATCAACGGTCCATACAAAAGATTCGGTACCAGCGACAGCGGCTCCAGCCCCAGTAGCAGTAAAATTAGTTGTTGCACCTATAACCGCTGTAGGTGTTAAAGGGGCAATTGATACAGTATAAGCCATAAAACCTCCAAGGGCCGAAGCCCTTTTGTTAATTTAAACGAATAAAAGATGAGTTACGTGTTTCACGAATAAGAATGGAACCGTCACGATTGATATAGTAAATCAAACTAAACAATGTTTGGTGTGCGCTTGCATGAGTAAAAGAAGTAGGGCGTTCTTTCCAGTCCGGGGTCTCTTTAATCCACTGGTAAATCCACCAAGGGAGAGTACAATATCCAGGAGCTTTGCCCAGCATAAGCAGATTGGGGCTAAAATTTTTAGGCAGTGTAAATTTAGGAGTTTCAGCTTCGATGATTTGAGCGACAGCTTCTTCAAAGTCTTCGGAAACAAACGGCACTTCAATTTCAACGAGTTTAACTTCTGATTCAGGAACAACTTCCTGGGTAACTTCGACTACTTCAACGGGTGCTTCTGGAGCATCAAACAAAAGAACAGCTTCAGGTTTAGCTGATTCTTCACCTTCAAACTTACCACCTGATAATTCATCATCGGCATTAATAAGGTCGGTGATGCTTAAGCCTTCGTTATCGTCCGGCATAGGCATGTCAGCAAATGCTTGCAGCCCGGCTTCCAGGTCAATCAACATATTATCGAAAGTTTTTGTTTTCTTAACATCAACACCAAGCGATGATGCATATTCAGCTAATTTTTCTTTGGCTTCTTTTTTCTCGAGGACACGAATTTCCTCAATATAGTTCTTATCAATCATAATGAACCTCGGTTATTGTATAAATATAGATATATTTATTACCTTGGAATCATCATGGATATCAAAATCAACTTTTTAAATTTTAGTCATGTACATGTTGAATGTGAAGATAGTATCTTCTATGAACTCCGTGACTATTTCAGTTTTGAAGCCGAAAACTATCGGTTTAACCCTAAATTCAGAGCGGGAGTTTGGGACGGACGTATCCGTCTCCTGGATTATAACCGTAAATTACCGTACGGCTTAGTTAACCAGATTAAAAAATTCGCTGACCAGTTTGGTTATTCATTTTGGATTGACCCTCAAATCACCGAGAAAGAGGAAATCTCCCGTGTGGATTTCGATAAATGGGTCGAGTCAAAAGAAATCTATTCAGGCCATACCAAGATTACTCCCCATTGGTACCAAACAGACGCCGTATACGACGGTCTGGTCAACAGAAGAAAGATATTGAACTTACCTACGTCTGCAGGTAAAAGCCTCATCCAGGCGCTCCTGGCGCGATATTATCTCGAGAACTATGAAGGCAAGGTTCTTATCCTTGTACCTACAACCGCGCTCGTTGACCAGATGATTAACGATTTCGTCGATTACAGATTGTTCCCTCGAGAAGCCTGTCTCGGTATCCGCTCCGGAACTAAACGTGATTCGGATGCAATGATTTATGTGTCTACTTATCAGACGGCAGTAAAACAACCTAAAGAATGGTTTTCACAGTTCGGTCAGTTTATGAATGATGAATGTCATATGGCTACTGGTAAATCCATTTCGACCGTTATCGAAGGCCTGACTAATTGTATGTTTAAATTTGGTCTCTCTGGTTCTCTCCGTGATGGCAAAGCAAACCTTATGCAATATATGGGTCTGTTTGGTGATATCTTTAAACCCGTATCCACATCCCAATTAATGGATGAAGGCCAAGTTACTGACCTTAAGATAAATAGTATTTTCCTTCGTTACCCTGATGAATTCACCATTAAAATGAAAGGCAAATCTTATCAAGATGAAATCAAGGTAATTACAAAAGCTACGCGTAGAAATAAATGGGTAACAAACCTTGCACTCAAGCTTGCTAAAAAAGATGAAAACGTCTTTTTGATGTTTAAGAATATCGAGCACGGTAAATCGATGTTTGAAATGCTTAAGGAAGCTGGTCATGAGAATGTGTATTATGTTTCCGGGGAAGTTGATACAGAAACACGTAACGCATTAAAGGTCATGGCAGAGAATGGAAAGGGAATTATCGTTGTAGCTTCATATGGTGTATTCTCGACGGGAATTTCCGTTAAAAACCTCCATCATATTATTTTCGCTCACCCGGTCAAGTCAAAGGTAATTGTACTCCAGACAATTGGTCGTGTACTTCGAAAACATGAATCCAAATCGACCGCAAACGTGTGGGACATCGTGGACGATATGGGGGTCAAACCCAAATCAGCAAACGCTAAAAAGAAATATGTTCACTTGAACTTTGCACTGAAACACGCATTAGAACGTATTCAGCGGTATGCAGACGAAAAATTCAATTATATCATTAAACAGGTGGAAATATAATGAAGTCATTTGAAGAAATTATGTATGAAGCGGCAATTGAAAGCTTCATGTCTAAGATAGGTTCTTGTCAGACCATGGACGGTCTGAAGGAGCTGGAAGGTTATTATAAAAAGCGCAGCAAAGAAGCTGAATTGAAAGATTCCGATGATATCAGTGTTCGCGATGCTCTAGCGGGTAAACGTGCCGAGCTTGAGGATATGGACGACGAAGAAGACGAAGATTTCTAAATAAAAAGGCCCCAACCAAAAAGGAAGGGGCAAAACCAAAATGGTTAACAACACTAGCTAAATTAAAAGTTGGGTCTCGTTCAGTTGCTCTTGTGTATTTTCCGTAACTGGCAAACTCTGAACATAATTATAACAGGCGCCCGGATGCACCGGACCTTGGTCTGTATCCACAACCAATGCAGAATCGATTGGAGTTTTACAGACAACACAAATCTTATCTGACATGATTGTCTCCTCAGTTAAACTTACATATCTATTTAGTGCTTCTTTAATGCGGCATTAATAAACTGTTGAAATTCACGCATCTTCTCTTCAGAAGGTTTTAATGGTTTTCTAATATTTGCTTTACGACAACCCATCATTTACCTGCCTCAAATTGTCTTATTTCTAACATATGTTTAAGCGCGAAACTTCGTGACTTAACACCATCTAATGCAGCGCTACAGAAGTCCTGGAGCAGTGCCCAATATTGAATTGAAGTATCAATCTTAAGCACGCTTGAATCTGCAGCCATGACTGTTTTCAATTCTGACTTCTCGTACACATCCATGCATACTTCTTCCCCTGGGTCACCCCTTCCTGTATAATGGTCAAGCCTCTTTTTAAGAGCTGTTTTCTTCTGAATCTCAAGACGCATTATTTCTTTCTTGCAGTTAGTATACAATCTCAACCATTTGCTATGCAACAAAACGTTGTTTTGTGTTTCATATTGAATTTGTGTACCATCAATTTTTAAATCTGCATCCAACTCATCCTGAAATACTTCCAACTTATATTCAATCTCTGTTTTCATAATGTATCCAATGTAAGGGTCTAGAACCATTATACAGCCATAAAATTAAAGCATTAACCATTTTGACTTAACTGAATCCTGATTTGTTCGAGGGTGTCAGGGTCATCAACAATGCTGAACTGAACCGTTACGATGATGGAGTTATCATCATACATAGGGACAACCGCAACCTGTAGATTGCTTATCCTTGGTTCGAAGTTCCGCACCGCGGAGACGATGTTGCGTTTAATAGTATCTGTGATTAATGGAGTGATATTCTCAAAAAGCTGATTACTTATATCACATCCAAATTCAGGCATAAAAGGCCTTGACCCTTTTCTTGTGGTGATTATTCCCAGAAGACTGTTCTTAACAGACCTTGCACCAGTTACTTTAGCAACGTCTTTATCCCAACTCATTGACAAGTCGGGAGGCACATCGCTATACATTTTGTTTATATTCATTTACATAAACTTAAAGAATTCTTTAAGCCCCTTAATTACATGGACAGAATGCGCTCCACACTCACAAGAGATAGGAATAGCCATTTGGACCTGTGGCTTGAGAAGTTCTTCCGTTAGTGCATTGATATCATCGAGGGTAATTGCATTGTACAGGTCCTCGATTTCGGCCTCATTTAAGTCATCAACAACGATGCGCTCGCCGCCTTCCGTGATAATATATTCAATGCAACAAGCAATCATTTTTCCTTTATCACCGTCTTCAAACAGCCCAGGATAACGGAATTTGATTTTAAACGACCCGAAATCACGAATAACTTCAGACTCGTCCACGATGCTCGCACGGCTAATCGTTACCGGAATATCTTGTTCCTTTCCACACTCACATACCCATGTATGCTCGACGTTGACAGCTCCGAGACTATTTGCCCAGAGATTAATAAGAAGCAGTTCAGCTTCCTGTTTGTTTAACCCTTTAGCATCAGTGCATTTATTAAGCAGTTCAATTATTGCAGGTTCCATACGCTTTTCTAATTTTGCCTGAAGCAAATCTTTATATTCGCGCAAGGTAAAAGCCCTACAATTTATAGTTTTATTTTTAATTTGGACAATAAATTCATAAGTCATAATTTGCTCCTTTACTGTATTTATAAATATCAATAAAGATAAAAGGGGATTCTATGGCCAATATCGTAAGATGTGAAATGCCAGACGGAGTTCATCGTTTCAAACCGTTTACAGTCGCTGATTACCGTGATTTACTGCTTGTGCGAAACGACATGAACAACAAACCCGTCGAAGAACAAAAACAATTATTAGACGAACTGTTAGAAGATTATTTTGGAGAGTATCCGAAAGCATGGAGACCTTACATATTCTTGAAGGTATTCACTTCCTCTATCGGCAAGACAAAAGTCCCGGTAGCGTTCGAATGTCAAAAATGTAAAAAGACAAAGCAGACTTTGTTTAACATGAGTCAAGGCCCATTGATAAATCCAACGATGGAAACCGCAGGGATAAAAATACAATTTAAGTTCCCTGAAATGGAATATAAAGATAAGTCGGAGCTTGTTCTAAACACCATCCAGACTGTCGAAGACTCAGAACAAAAGTACAATTGGGAAGACCTTCCTGAAGAAACGAAGATGCAGGTTATTGATGCCATTGATATAGAGAGTCTCGAAGAGCTCCTTAAGAAAATGCACTCGATTTATCTTCCATTTACATATGGTTGTTGCGAAAAGCACAAAACCGAATACACTGACCTGCTTGATGTCTTTAAGCTCATCCTTAACCCGGATGAAGTCTTTATATTTTACCAAATTAACCACTTGCTGGTAAAGAATCAATATTCGCTGGATAGCATCATGCACATGATTCCTATCGAACGAGGTATCGCTTTATCGTTAGTTGAGAAGGACTTGAAGAAATGACAGCTAAATCTATGCAGCGCGAAGGCTTTCCTAATATCAGCATACGCCTTTACGAAGATTATGATGCCTGGCTTGAACACCGTTTTGTAGAACTGGCTGCAACATTTACAACGTTAACCATGCGTGATTCCCTTTATGGAAGAAACGAGGGGCTGTTGCAATTCTATGACACAAAGAACTTACATACAAAAATGAATGGCGAACAAATTATTCAGGTCTCCGTTAAGAATGCCAACTCAGACCGAACCCAATCCAGGATATACGGAAGCAAGCACTTTGCTGTTTCTGTGGATGCAAAGGGTGATAACATAATTACAATTCAACTGGCACCGATTCATGAAATTGAGGACCTGAAATTTAGCCGTATGTTTTACCCGAGTGTACAAGAAACATTAGTCGAAATGACCGGGGTAATTTATCAGGACCGACCATTACTTGCTCCTCCGATAAACGGCATAAACGTTTATGCTCCTAATGTTCCATGGTGTGATTCGATGAACCAATATATGGAATTCATAAGGGAAGTAGGTCTTGCGGTTGAGTCTGATAAATTTGTATTTGTTTGGGAAGATATCGATGGCATAAGTATTCAGGATTATGAGTGGTTAACCACCCAAGAGCCGATTAATTTTGTGGTAGGAGAACCTCGATTGGTTGGTCAGTTTGTACAAAACCTCGAGACTCCGTTAGCCTTCGATTTTGAATGGTTAACAAAAGCAAACCAACATACAAGAAAACCATATGAAAACGCAACCGTGTACGCGCATTCATTCCTTGACAAGAATGCAACCAGAATAACTTTTGGGGAAGGACAAAACAGCATTCTGGTATCTCGTTCCGGGGGCTATTCGGATTACACATACCGAAATGGTTTCGAGGAAGCACAACGATTAATAACCATGTCTCAATATGATGGTTACGCGCACTGCAAAACATACGGGAACTTTGAATTAACCCCGGGTGATAAGATTAACTTCTATGACCCGAAGAACCAATTCAAATATGATTTTTACGTAGACGAAGTTATTCATGAAGTGAGTAACAATACATCAATTACAAACCTCTATATGTTTACCAATGGTAAGCCTATCGAAGTTGAAGAACCACCGAAGGTTAAAAATGAACTTAAAACTGATTCTGCCGACGAAGAAAATACAGCTGGGTGATAAAGAGATTCACGTTCCTAAGCTTGGACTCAAGCATCACAATCTGATTAAAAACGAGGCCAACCCTTACGCTGCATTAAGAAAGGTTATGCAATCGATATTCCCTAATCTTACGGCAGCCGAATCCGACTTTGTATCCTTACATCTTCTGGAATTCAATGGCAAGCTAAAAGACAAACGCGAGATTAATGGATTTACATATAAGCTGGACGATGTTTATATCTGCCAACGTCTTGAATTCTCTTATCAAGGAAAGACATTTAAATTCCGCTCGAATAAACCGTATGAAGAATTCGGGCCAGTTGACAATCTTCTGGAGACTCTTTATCTCGGGGAAGATGTTCCAGACTTTCTGGATATGCCTGCTTTTGTTGCTAAGTGGGCAGACGATATCACAAGCACATTAGCAATCCCGGGCCCGAATGGTCCTGTTAAGGGGTTACTGAAAATAATGGAACTCCTAAATGAATAAGAACTCCGAACAAACGAGCTTCAGACGCGGTGGACCGAATAAAAAGCTTATCGAAGAATTAGCACCACAAAGGAGGGCGGAAGCCCTCTCTGCTGAACAGAATGATGAACTATCGAATCTGAATACGACTCTTACAAATACTCAGGCTGCGACCGAACTTGTATCGGAAGCTATTGAGGATAAGGGTAATCAGATTATCGAGAATATCCAAACCAATAATGGAGTCCTCCAGGATATCAGTGCCGGGGTCGAACTGACGGCTGAAGCCACCGAGAAGACTCAACAAGGGATTAAAAACCTCACGGATATTCTCTCGGATAAGCTCGACAAACTCAGCGCAATGATAAGCGGTAAAATAGGCGTCACGTCTCCTGTGGCTGGTTCTGAAAGCCTTAAACCCGTTGAGGATGCATTACCAGAGCCTGAAGAGAATAAGCCCACAGCGAGCGTTCCAGCGCTTATACCACCCGAAGAACAAAAGCCAGATGCAGACTTCATACCGGAACCGGAGCAGCCAAAGAATGATGCAGAAGGTAAAGAGACTAACACTTGGTCTCTCGGCGATAAGCTTGACACTCTTTCGAAGATAACCGAAAAAGGATTTAAGGCATCGGTTTCTGTAGCCGACCGAATCTCAGGGATGCTGTTCAAATACACAATAACTGCGGCAGCAGAAGCAGCTAAATTAATAGGCGGATTATTGTTGTTGGTATTCGGTATCGATGCAATACGAGTTTACTTCCAATATTTTATGAAGCAATTTGAAGCTGGTTGGAAAGAATTTAATGATAAGTTCAAAGAGTGGGGGCCGTTACTCGAAGGATTAATGACTTGGGCTAAGAATGCTGAAGCTATGTTTAGTGAAAGAAATTGGCTTGGGCTGGCAGAAGCTATTATCCGTGGAATGGTTAACTTAACGAAGAATATGGCTCAACTTCTTATGCTTGGTATTTCAAAATTAATCTCGGCTATCTTAAGTAAAATCCCTGGGATGGGTGACCTGGCAGATAATGTGGAAGCCTCTGCGTTGATGTCTTATCAGCAAAACACGGGCGCAGCCCTTGATGATGAAGACCAAACGAAGATAGCTAAGTATCACGATAAACGTTCGGCCGAAGCAATGAAAACTGCGGAGAAGATGAATAAGAAGTATAAGGATAAACCTGAACTGATTAATCAAGCCGAAAAATATGGCAATCTTACCAAGGAACAAGCTGACCAGCTTCGTGCGGGTGGTATTGACACAAGCTTCAGAGACCTTCCAGAAGAAGAACGTCTGGACTATTTCAAGAAGCGTGATAAAACCCAAGCCGATATTATTCGTTTAACCCAGACTGCAGATAACTTAATGAAGCCAGATGCAACCGATAAAAAGAATGCTGAAGCCTCATATAAAGCAATCCAGGAACAGTTGGCTGACCCTGTTATGGCAAAAGGTGGAGCCCCGAAAGACCTTAATATGCATGCCCTCCTGGAAAAACTCGATAAGTCTCTTGAGAAGTTCAAAGACGAACCGAAAGTTAAACCACCTGATGTTAAGGCTTCTCCGGATGCACAACAAGCTGCGAAGGTTGACGAAGGCATGAAGGCCAAAGAAAATAAATACAAGGATGCACCAGCTAATGCGCAAATTAACACGGTCAATAATATTCAGAAGACTTCCAGGACGCAATACAATATGCCTCCTCAAAGTTCAACCCCTGCCCCTGGCATGAGACAGGCCACGAGAATTAACTAAGGAATAACATGAAAGTAAAAGAACTCGATTTCGATTTAGATATTGCGGGTTTATTTAACGGAGGTTCTAAGACCTCCGCTGGGCAGTCAAAAGCTGCCCAGACTCAAGCTACTATTGTGGCGCAATATCCAGCAGAACGAGCTTCCGGTAATGATTCTTCAGATGATATGCGAGTTAATGACCTTTATAAAAATGGTCTGTTATTCACGGCATACAATTTCAGTTCAAGAACATCTCCGGAATTACGCTCAGACCGGTCAAGCCAATTGACTTCATTAAAGAAAGTTTCCAATGGTGCTTCATTTAACCCGGTTAAAAGTTTAACATCTTTTGCTAAATCAAAATTAACCGGCTCCGGTTCAACAGGTAAAAGTTTTGATTCGAACGCTGTTGCAAATATCCTGTTGCCTCGTTCGAAGTCTGATGTAGAATCCGTATCGCATCGATTCAATGATGTTGGCGAATCTCTTGTTACGAAAGGCGGCGGCTCAGCCACTGGTATTCTTAGTAACATCGCATCGACTGCAGTTTTTGGCGCGCTCGAATCAGTTACAAACGGTGTAATGGCCGACCATGGCGAACAGATTTACACAACGGCAAGAAGCATGTATGCTGGTCCGGATAACAGGACAAAAGTTTACACATGGGAAATGACTCCACGTAGCGCGCAAGACTTAATCCAGATAGTGAAGATATACGAGATTTTCAACTATTATTCTTATGGTGAAACTGGTAAAAGCTCCTTTGCTTCCGAGCTGAAAGATAAAATCGATACGTGGTATAAATCCACCTTCAAAAAGGAAGCAATCGATAACTTTGATGGTAAGTTGCTCGGTGAAGAGATAACAAGCTTCTTAACGAACGTTCTGGTGGTCTCTAACCCTACTATCTGGTATATCCGCAACTTCGGTGATACAAGCTCATACGATGGCCGTGGGGAGCTATTTGGGCCATGTCAGATTCAGAGCATAAGATTCGATAAATCTCCGGATGGTCATTTCGGTGGATTAGCTATTGCTCCTAACCTGCCATCGACTTTTGTACTTGAAATCACTTTCCGTGAAATCATTACGCTTAACCGTGGCTCATTATATGCGGAAGGTTTCTAATGTTTACTTTACAAGAATTTCAAACACAAGCGATTAATATCGACTTGCAGAGGAATAACCTTTTTAGCGTGGTCTTCGCGACCGCGCCTTCCTCTAAATCTCAGAATCTATTGGACCAGTTCGGTGGTGCGTTATTCAGTAACCTTCCTGTTAACTCGGATTGGTTTGGTTTAACGCAAGGCGACTTAACCCAGGGAATAACAACTCTTGTTACTGCCGGGACACAAAAGCTTATTCGTAAATCAGGGATAAGCAAATATCTTATAGGGGCAATGAGTAACCGTGTTGTGCAATCATTATTAGGGGAATTTGAGGTTGGTACTTACCTGCTTGATTTCTTTAATATGGCTTATCCAACTGCTGGGCTATTAGTTCACTCCGTTAAGCTTCCGGACAACACATTGAACTACGAAATGGACCTTAACCATAACGCGCCAAATATCAAGATAACAGGGAGAGAATATTCTCCGTTGGTATTAAGCTTTAGAATGGATTCAGAGGCAGGGAACTTCAGAGCATTTAACGATTGGGTTAACTCTGTACAGGACCCAGTTACCCAGCTAAGGGCTTTGCCTGAAGATGTTGAAGCAGATATTCAGGTCAACCTTCACTCACGTAATGGATTGCCACACACGGTTGTTATGTTAACTGGTTGTGTTCCTGTAAGTGTATCTGCACCTGAATTGAGTTATGAAGGGGATAATCAGATAGCTACATTTGATGTGACTTTTGCTTATCGCGTTATGTCAACTGGGGCGGTGGGAAGAAATGCTGCATTAGAATGGTTAGAAGATAAGGTTATTAAGGGTGTATCTGGTATTAGTTCAGATAACAACTTGAACGCAGAAGTTGCCAAATTGAGTCGCCTGTCTGGTGCCCAATCTGGATTAACAAGTCTGTACAATACGTTCACTGGTTCTGGGAGAGCAGTCTCTGGTGGAAGTCAACGTATATTATAAAAAGAAAGGGACCCGAAGGTCCCTTTTTTATTTGCGGAATGAAATGAAACCTGCTACAGTCATTACAGCTTCTTTCTTAACAAAGACTGTAATCGCAATTGGTGCTTCAGATTCAAGCTGTCCAGTTACTATACCATTAAAAATATTTTCTGTTTGTTCAGAATTTACAAAGTTTTCAACAGGGCGAAGGTCGAACTTCTTATCTTCACCAAATACACGTCGTAATTCATTACCCACTGCGCTGTCAAACTCTTCTGAAGCTGGGATAACATTCTCAACTACCAGTTCCTGACCATTAAAGCGAAAAGATGATTTCATTTTGTTTTCCTCATGTGCAATTGATATGAACATTGTATCGCACTTCCTTGTGCTTGTAAACCCCTACGAAAGGAATTTAGGAGGAATACTTTCCAAATTAATACAACTAGCAAGAATACCAAGGCCTTGGTTGACTTTCTTCGTCACCCTGGAGGATGCAAACGATGCGAAGTCAACAGATTCTTCTGGTTCCTCGCCTTTATAAACGACAAGCTCGCCAGTTTCCATCAACACATCACCATCATAGATAACTGCATTTTCATCCAGTTGGTCAGTGGTCTGAATGTCAGCTTCCAGCATTTTGACGTTCGCATTTCCTTGATACGACGCATCCGTAATTTTTGTAATCTTAACTATAGTTCCACGAGGAAGAATAACTTCTTGCTCGGTCGGGTTTCCTGACAATTCACCAGGAACAATTACGTTAATTAAGTCCGCTCCAGAAATTTTCCAACCGACATGCATCATTACGTGGTCGCGGCGGGCATCCGGCATATCTGGTAAAACAATTTCGTCATCAGCCTGGAAAGATGTCCCATCACGATAGTCCTGATGAACTGCGGCCATAGCAACGTTCGCCACCCAGCCACCAAAGATAATCGGTTTAAACGACGTTGATACATAGTTCCTGAAATAAAATAATTTAGATTTCTTAATTTTATCAAATGTAGGAACGTTTAAATATTGACCACGCCAAAGAGTTGTATTAGGCGGCAACTTATGTCCAATTTCAAAGGCCGAATCCAATTCCTTAATTGTTTCGACAACTCTGTCTAGATTTAGGAATTCAGCTTCTTCTTCATAATATTTGCCCATCAAATAATTATTAATATCGGCATAGTTTGCTCCACAATAATCTGCAATTGCTTCTCGCTGGCCATAATGGAAACGGTTGTCAGTATACCCTGCTGTGAAATTAAGAGTATTTTCTGATGCTTCTTCGGCAAAGTCTTTAACTGCAACACGAATGGCGCTTGTGTATTCTTTTTCCCAGAGCGAGGCTGCATAAGTGGCTGCATCCAGGTTAGGAGGAGCATCATTCATTTTTCTTTCGATAAATGCGGCTTTGCGAAGGTTAAGAATCTCTGCGCATGATTCGGCAAAAATCTGCATCTGCTTCATGCTACCAACTGGGGCACGTTTAAGTTCACGATGCATACGGTTAAAAATTGGGTCAGTGTCTTCAACACGAATTTCTTCTTTCCAAACACCATTTGCTCGCATAGCCGTATCCGCGGCGCGCATACGAGCCATAGTATTCGTTTCAGAAGGCCGGACGAAAATTTCCAGTTCTTCGGCATCATCAATTAATTCAGCAGTTGCAGGTCGACTAAATTTAGCAGCTTCTGCATCAATTTCGTCCCAACCTTCTGGCACGGAATCACTTGGTGCGTACTGGGCTTGTGCAATAGCTCGGCGACTGATTTTAGTTTTCTGTGCAACAGAAGCATCAGTCTTTTTGTTTGCGGCATCAATCAGAACTTCGGCTGCAATTTCTTGTTTGGAGACTTGTGCACCGTTATCTTTATTAGTGAATACGTCGCCAACTTTTGTTGTGACTTTTTGATATTTCTCAGGGACTGGTGGCATACCATCAACCGAAAGTAAGTCAACCCCCTTTTTGTACATAATTACATAAGCGTTCTTTTTACCGAGACCAGATGCATTCGGAAGAACATGATAACGCCCGGAAGTTTTCATTTGAATCAGTCGATTCATAATACGAATAACAGCTTGCTCTTGACCTTTCATCTTTTTGGAGGGGAAACGGAACAAGACTACATCAGGTTTGCCTAGCTTAATACTTTCCCAGACTGTGGTAAAAATCAGGTTAATCGCATCAAGAGGTTTTTCACCTAGGCCGCCTTTCAGAGGAACAGCATGACCATGTGAAGTCCCGGATAACAGGAATACCTCAGCAATTGCATCACCGCGTTTATATTGTTTAACTGTTTCTTTACCCGTGAATTGCATCAAACGAGCCATAAGAGAATTGGTCCCAGGAACACCGAATTGCCACACCTGTGGGACCTTGTATTTCGGGTTCATATTAATGACAGGATAACCGAAGACTTCGATATATTTGTCAAAGAGTTCATTTAATTGTTCAGACATAATAGGTTCCTTATAAAATATGATGTATTTATACTAAAAAAGGGCCGAAGCCCTTTTGTTATTTTAACCCCGTCTGTGACCAGTCGCCAAATACTTCTTCGAAAGTATCTGCCTTATCTTTATCGAATCTGAAACCTTTGATAATCGGAAGGAACAGTTTAACGGTATTATCTTTACGAGTTTCAGAAGTCAACCAACCATTACATTCACAATCAGCAATCATTCCAACTAATTCACCTTTGCGAGCCTTAATCATAAGAGCTTCGCGGTCCATTTCATGACGCTCATCAATTGGGATAATAGTCCATTTCTTAGTCTTCGGGTCTTTGACTTGTGTTGTATCTTTGAAGCCTGACCCACAATTGGTAACAATTTTACCGCAAGAAGATTGAAGTACAACACCACCAATTTTATTTGGGTCTTTCTCGTGCTCATAGAATCCGATAATTTCCAAAGCGATGTCAATAACTTCTTTGAACTTGTACATATTCTTAGAACGCTTGTTTTCCCAAGGAGCTGCAGTGTTTTTAAGAATAATACCTTCGAGTTTTAAAGCAATATATTTCTTATAGATGGCTTTGGCTTCTTCGAGGTTATTAACCACGTGGTTTTCAATCAGAATCATACGGTCGTAGCCATGAAGCACCACGTTATCTGCAATCATCTTCTCTAATACCGCGAACCGCACATCATATTTCAGAGGGTTAAGAATTTTAACATCTGAATACACTTCAATCAACGGAACATAATCCCAGACCTGGAATTTCATGCCAGCTGCTTCAACCGCAGTGATAGTTCCTTTTAATGATTTGTTCGCTAGACCGTTTGACTTAGTACGAGATTCCGCAGATTCAATTTGAGTCTCGGCTTGCTCTGTATCGCCAAAAAGGAAGCCCAAACCGTCATTCTGGGGAGCTACTTTCTGTTCATGGTATACTAACTCGCCATCAATTAAAACGCCCTCAGGATGTCTCTCACGCGCTTCACGGGTAGCTTCAATCAATTCCTTTTTAAGGAGGTCAAGCTTAAGGTATTCGTTACCAGCTCGGGATAGCAATCGAACATCATCCAACTCATCGCCACGAACTTCTGCAAAACACCGAGCACCATCGGCTTTCAATTGTGCAAAGGCCGGGAACTTAATGTTCTTGGCAATACCGGCTTCATCATAGGAAGAAGCGAGCATCTGCGGTTGTTCGGGAATTAAACCTTTCCAAACTTTATTCGCAATCGATACGGATGCACCACATTCCAGGTCACGCATCATCACACGGCGCAGGACTTCAACATCATCTTTTTTACCATCAGCAATATAGCCAGATAATTCCTCAATTGCAGCATTACCTGTTAATTTACGAGGTGCCAATGTAAATTCGATAAAGTCAAGCATATCATCGATATTCAACATGCCAAAGCTTTGAGTCGTTGTCCCGGGTTTTGGCCATTTCTTGATATAAAACTGAATACCTTTGGAATATGTCAAACGATATACACGTTTAAGGGTTTCATTTTCAGAATACGATTCCAGGATAGCTTGTTTCTCTTTCGTAGAATCGGTTGCAGCAATTTCATTTAAAATATCTAAAATCATTAATCACCTCTTAGTCGTTGGCTCTATTATATGCCACGTCTTCCAAAAGCAAATCCAGACGCTTATGATATGAGAACACAAATTTCGTGGCACCATCTGGTTTCATTTTAGTCATGAAGTGAACATAAATGAATCCTTGCTCAACACATTCACGCCAAACGGGATTATCTTTAGCCGGATTAATATCAAACGAGTAATCATGATTCACATGACGAATAAACTGGTTAACATGACCATAATCCATCGTGGTGGTTGGACCACGGTCAGAAATAGTATGAACGACAAACATATTAACCCCTTCCACAGGTCGGTTGATTATACCAGTATTCAATACCAGTACCTACGCCATATTGGTATGGATATGCTGGATTATATCCAGGAGTCCATGGCTGACCTGGCTGCCAGCCTTGTTGCATTTGTTGCTGAAGACGTCGAGTTTCACGAAACAGTTCTTCCAGTTTACGGAGTTCATCTGGTGTGAATTCTGGTTTGGTCGGTTCATCTTTGTGTTTCAGTTTAAGCTGTCCAGCAACATCGTCCCAATTAAAAACTTTGGAAGCTGTTTTAGGAATAGCATCACGTTCACCACGAGCCATCCAATAAACCGGAACTGCAAGGATTTCACTCGCATGGTCACAATGGTGTGCAAGGTCATCAATATAACAAATGACATTATATTTGTCTTTTGCCTTCTGGAACAACTCCTCTTTAGAGGCTGTATGACCACACATCATAACTTCTTTAAACGCACCAGGGAACAAAGCATTCAGGTTGAATTGACGATTCAGGCGGGCGTCAATGGAATCACCCAGGGCTGTAACGGCCACAAAATCATATTGTTCTTTGAGGTTATTAATAACCCTTAACGCATCTGCATAAGGAGACAAATAACGAATAAAATCTGAACAGTTATATTTCTCAATCAACTGTGCGCCCAACTCTTCATCACAATTGAACAGTTTGCCCGGGGTCACAAATTTTTCATCCTGAATCATCTTAAGGATATGTTCCAGGGGTAAATTGTATTTTTGAGCGAAATAAGGCAAGCCAGATTGCCATGACAAACATACGCCATCAATGTCTGTTAAAATAACGGGTTTCATAATGCATCTCTCAATTGGTTAAGTATGTCAATAAATTCTTGTTCAGTCAATATTGTATCATGAACAGTAAGGTGGCTCGCCATCGAATGCTTTAAAACTTTGCCCTTTGTAGCTTGTAGTGCGTCGCGGAATCCTTTGTTTTGGAGAGCTGCTTCAAAATATGCACTTGTATACAACTCTTTCCATGCTGCAGAGTATCTTGAAAAGGGAATTCCAAGCCAGAAAAGCGTCCCACGGTCCGCAGCTCTTGCATAAGCTCTTCCAGTTTGTTGTGCGACCAGTCCGGACATCCCAAATATACGTTTTTGTTGTTCATGATTTCTCACCTTGCACCCTTGGAGGAAACCTTCAAGACCTCCAAACTGGATACCATCCATAACAAAAGGCCATTTGGCAAAGTTACTTAATGCACATGATGGCCACGGAAAATTGCTTCTGATTTCTAACTCAGACATCTTTGACACTGATAATATCTACATCAGCCCAATGACCATAACCAGGTAGACGGTCTGCAATGGATAAACCGCCGTCAGATTTCAGCATTTTAATTGTTTTAGTATATGGTTCAATATTTCGGGCCCATGGACTTACGTCAGTCACGCGATAAGTCACTTCAACCATTTCTGTGCCCAAAATTTTCTGAATCAGTTTCTTAAACATATTATCCTCGCCTTAAACATTTGATTACAGATAGTTCACCGTCCATGCGAACGTCTTCAGTTCCATCAACCCACAAGACTAAATACGCTTCTTTAATTACAATACCACCGAATTTAAAAGCAGGCAAGACCTTAGAAATCATTCCAGGAATACCTACACCTTTTAACTGAACAGTTTGTGATAAGAATAGTTGCATTAGAACCTCGTCAGGAAACCGCGTGATTTAACATTTTTGCCATTAATATCAGATGAATTAATTTCACGCGCTGAAATTGGGTCAATATCAATGTCGCGACTAAGCTTGGTGATTGCCAGAGTATCGCGTCCATTAACAGTCCTGAATTCAACTGGGCAAACTATATCCGCATAGTTTTTAATGGATTCTTTAGTTGGTTCGCACCCAGCAGGAACATTAGGGCCTTTTTTAGAGAAAACAACTTCACAGAAATTTTTACGTGTATCAAAGTAAGTAGTCATAAACATAGTATTTTCCTCAAGGGGCTTTCGCCCCATTTAAGATTAGATATCAAATTCATTAAGAACTACATCAAAGATTGCTTCCAGGTGTTCAGGTTTTGCTTTGTTACCCAGGATATGGCGAATCCAAGTTTTAACCAACAGCTTGCGATTAACACCATTCCAACAAGGATGAGTCCCTAAATCACGCTCACGGAAATCATCATCTAAAGCAATTTTAAAGTTGGAACCAGTCATTGTGATTGAAAGAGTGATACCATTTTCAAATCGCATATAAACGTAGTTAGGAGTCATATACTGTTCAATTTCACACACTGAACCATTTTTATGTTTCCACAGGCAAATAACTTCAGAAGAACCTGGGATGCAGTTAGAAACATATTTGCGTTCAAAGTTGATGTAGTTCATTTTATTCTCCAGTTGTTTTCATTTGTTGGTACAGGTCTATAATATCATAACCTGTACCAAAGTAAACTGTTTTATGCGACTTTAATCCAATTATCTAAATTTAATTCACCCTTAGCTTTCATTTTTTCAATCAAATCATCAGCAGTGGTGCGACCATTTTGATACCATGTAACATCTTCAGAATAACCAGTTTCTTCATCTTCATAGGTCTTACAACGAATCTTACCAAGAATCAAAGTTTTCAGTTCGTAGGTATCACCAGTAAAAAAGTTAGTTAACATAATTTTCCAAGAGAAATCATCAGAAGGACCTTCAGGAGTCATACAACCTACAAATTCAAATTGTTCTTTGTATAAGTGCCATTGCATTTCTTTAGTTTCGATAGCTTTATAACCGTCGTGGTCTTTACCTTTGATGTATGAGTTAAGATTGATTTTCATTTTATTCTCCAGTGTTTTATTGTGTAACTCAGTATGGAATCATTATGCACTGGACCAACCCTGTTGTAAACCCCTTTATGGAAAATAAAAAAGGGACTCCGAAGAGTCCCTGAACTTATGCTTTCGGCTTACCAAAGCAAGCTGCATCGGCACGCAATACCGCACGAGCACGAGCCTGAAGTTTATCAGTTACCTGATTGATTCGCTTGTTGGACGCACGCTTGTAACCAGCGCGTTTGGAGGAGCCATCAACAACTTTAACTTCTTTCTTAGCCATATTAAATTCTCTTTAAAATAGAATGCAGGACTTATTGACATTGCCTGCGCAAGCCCTCGAAGGGAACATTAGGTTTCGGATATTTAACGACAGGATAACCATAAACCTCGTCATCATACCAACCACGGCTTAGACAGATAACCTTTTTCTGACGCGTGATAGTACAAAATACATTCAAGAGGTACACCGTAAAACTGCTGGGGTCTTAAAACTATAATGATTCGCAAATCATTAATCAGACAGTTCGACGGCTCCTCGATTTTCTAGCCGCACTAAGGTAGCGAATCACCTACAGCTTACTTCAGGGTTACGACAAAATGGCGAACAGCTTTGCGGGCAGCAGATGCCAGCGGCTTAGCAAATTTCAGTTCATCTTTTGCTTCGAGTACAGCGCGAAGGTCGGTTTGTACCGGGTTAAGATGTTTGAAATACTGCAGGATTTCCAGTGCTTCGGCTTCAACATCAATAGATGCGCCGTAGTTTTCGTGACCGTTATTCCATGCAGTGCGTTGCAGTTCAAGAGCGTGTTGTAATTGTTTGTTTAAAGACATTTTAGAAGCCTCAATATGAGGTGAATATTTGGTGGACACGTTCTTCTGAATTTCACTTCCTTTCGGCAAGTCTCTCAGTTGTAGTCCACCGTTTAGGATTCTCCGGGTAACTAACTGGTCCGGCAGCCAATCCATATTATTATTTATAACGCTAATTTTACTTATAAAGACAAGGAACAGCTTTATAATGACAGGTCACAAATTTCTGCTTAACTTCTTTAGCCTGCTTAAGTCCCAGAGCAACCAGAGGATGTGGAACGTTTGCAATCTTGCCAACCGGAAGAGGAGTCAAATCACCTACTTCACAGAAGCCTTCAGGAACATCTGAACCAATCGAAAATACTTCACACATCTCGGGAATTTCACCCTGATGGAGTTTTCCGATAACGATACCTGATGCCGTAGTTTCTTCATCACCAGCTTGCTTTGGCTCAGAAACCAAAATAATATATTCACCTACTGCTTTAATTGGTAATTCCATATTTAATCCATGTTGTTTGGTCATGTATTAATAATAACACGCGTTGTTTGAAGCATTAAAGGACGAGCAGAGTCTCGGTCTGTAATCCATTCACAGAAATCAATTTATTGAAACAGAATGAACGCCACTCATTAAGCTTGGTATCAAATACCCTGATATAGCTAACCGGTTCTTTACTAGTTTCTGGTCCAGGGGCCTGGATTTCTTTATACGGCAGCAGGTCCAGGTCGCGAGTACAAGTCATACGACGGGTGCTGCCATCTGCTTTTTCAAACAGAACTTCGTGAAAACCAACAGACAAGATAGTCTTGACTTTTTCACGGAGGTGAATTGTTTCTTGTTCAGTTAAAATCATAATTATTCCAAAACAGTTTTAATGGTGGTTGTACCGCGCGATTTTAAAGCGCTCAACAGGTTTTTACATTTTTCAAAAACTGGGTCCGTTTTATACTTAATGCTTTCATCAATCCATTCGGATTTATAGTAAGACTTCCAGCGAGAGAAAAAGTTCTTTTTGTATTCTACTGAAAAAGCAATTATACCAGTTCCTCTTGAACTAAGCCCGGATATTTTAACCATACGAAATTTCATTATTCACCACAAAATTCGTTAATGTTTTCCCAGTTCAATTTGTCTAGACTACGCTTAGGCACATTGAACACCTCAATTCCTGCATTCTTCAGGATATCATCCCAACCAGGAATATTCTTGTCATACGTTTCACAGTAAACCAATTTCTTGATTCCTGATTGAGAAATTGCCTTTGCACAATCAGGGCAAGGAGAAAGCGTCACGTACATAGTAGCGCCTTCAATTGACGACCCCATCCTTGCTGCAAACAAAATCGCATTAAGTTCTGCGTGGATTTCGTTGTTCTTTGACCATGCAGAATGTTCTTCACGATGAGCTTTCGCCAATACAAAACGGTCAACCTTACTGAATCTCACACATTCTGGCTTGTGGCCAGGGACGAGAACAGGTTTAGGTTTATTCAGTAACCAACCTTGCTCCTCTGCATGCTCGCAACAGTTAACCCCACCTGCAGGGGAACCATTATACCCTGTAGAAATAATGCGACCATTCTTTTCAATAACAGCTCCCACTTTCCAGGAGCAGCATTTTGATTCTTGAGATACAAGGTACGCGATTTGCAGAACAGTAGTTGGTTTCATTTACATCACCATGATATAGGCAGATTTATCAGTTTCAACACGATATAATTCATGTCGCAATTTCGTGATTGATTTAACACGTGAGGTTAATATACCATAACCATCTTTAAAGCGTTTTTTCTTATCAAAGAATACCACGCCTGATAATGAATTACCGATTTCAACTGGTAACATAGTCAACAACACGCCATCATAATCAGCTGGGCTAATGCTTTTAAACAAAGTATCATTCATCAACAAAGCCCGGATAAATTGTATAGCACCATCAGAGAGACCTCGATGGTCTCCATCCTTGTCTTCCTGTAATGCAGTGGTAATAGCTTCTACTAAACTAATCATTGAATGTACACTCGCTGCGCTTCAACCAGACCATCAGAACCCAATTTCAATTGAGTAAACTGGTCACCATCTTTTGGATTAATGACAATCATAAAACTACGTGCAGATTCCTGAATAACTTTCAGAGTCGCATCAGGAAATCGCTGTGATACATGGTTAATCATCGCTTGAGCAAATGCCTTCACTTTTTCGTGGAACTCTTCAACAGTAATTGGGGTTTCGCTAAGCATCAGATTGTCTCCTGTTTTACTTGTTTAACGATAGAAGCTTTTGTTATATCACCTTTGATAATATAACAATCTTCTGCAGTACCACGGCTTAACAGACGCTCTGCTTCGCCTTCCGCATATTCTTTTGACACATGACGAGAGTTAATCTCAATCTTGCCATTTTTAACTACAAGCAATTTCCAAACTGATGCAAGTTTTACTGGCACAGGTTCAACTTCTGGCTTAACACCAACTTCCGCCTGGATGAAATAATCAAATTCATCAGACAATGGACCAGCAGAAACAAACAGCGCACCATGATGCCTGTTCTGTGTGCCAGATATTTTTGGCAAATCCACAAAATCATTTTCATCAATCAAACGGATTTCACAAACTTTTTTACCACCGCTGATGGCATCAGGTACAATTTTCACTTCAAACGGAGTCATACCGATGTATCCAGCAATTTGGTAATTAGCTGCCCAGCCTCCGGCAATAAATTGTTTTTTAGCATTTTCAGACGTGAACTTGTAAAACTTACCTTCTTCAAAGAAATCACTCATTTTGTTTTCCTCATGTGTTGATGAAATTCATTATACACCATCCATGGTGAAAGTAAACACTTTAAATTAAATTGCTTCGACAACTACTGTTTGTTTCTGGAAGTCCATTTTGCATGAAATAGTCAAAATGTGGTTATCAATTTTAAATGGAACAATTGCAAATGCTGCACCAGGGTGGAGCTGGACAGTGATTGCATCAACTGCATCCGGGAACATGATTTCCAGAATAGCAGACAAACGACCATGCACTTTTAGTTCAGTCGACACGTCGACGATTTCGTATAGATAATCAGATACAATCTGACTAAAAACTAATTTAACAATTTCAGAATATGTAGGAAACATTTCTTTTCTCGCTTAGTTATTGGGATTATCCAAAGGACCTAGACCCATTATAACATAAAATTTTTAAAGCGTTAATGAACGGTGTGAACCCGAACATCAACAACGAATCGGTCGGTGATTTCGACCAGCGGTGCAAACTCTACATGATATTCACCTTTATATCTTGTGTTCATATCATTACGAATTTTTACCAGCTCATTAATCAGGGCAGGTGACATTCCTTGCCCAGCTAGTTTGTTAAGGAAGCCGTATGCTTCCTCTTTAATTTCATCGTGTTTATCGTACATAATGCTCTTCCAGGAAGTCCAGGAGGGCCGTGGCGGAGGTAAAGATACCACCATCAACCTTGTCTTCATCTTTATAGTCCATCACATCCAGACCGATACGTCCATCAGTTAGCGGCCATACGCTGAAAAAGTATTCATAACCTTTTTCAATTTCTTCAATCTTGCGAAAAATCTTTTCGATATTGTTCATAGGTTTCCACATCTCTACTACTTGAGTATAAATATAGTATATCACCAAAGAGGACATACAATGAATTATGCTTTAATATATGAGAATTTAATGAACCGAGCCAAATCTAGAAAATTGACTGGATACAAAGAATCTCACCATGTTGTTCCTCAATGTTTAGGCGGACCAGATACAAAAGAAAACCGAGTTGATTTAACGCCGGAAGAGCATTATCTAGCACATCAACTATTGGTAAAAATTAATCCGGAACATAAAGGATTGAAATATGCTGCCTATATGATGACTATATCACCAGATGGTCGTCGGCAGAATAATAAATTATTCGGTTGGGTAAAGCGAGATTACCTAAACAATAGAATTCAATCATCTGGAATGAAAGGGAAAAAGCATAAACCCGAATCAATTCAATTGATGAAAGATAAACGTGCTCTCCAAGAAATCACCGAAACAACTAAGGCCAAAATATCTAAAACAAAAACTGGCGTAAAATTTACAAAAGAAGCACTAAAATCATTTAATGAAAAACGTTCCGCAAACCAAGCATGGATTGATTCCAATTTTAGGCCATGTAAAGAAAGCACCAAATCTAAAATTGGCGATGCTAATAGGGGACGTGTTTTTGATAAAAAGACCTGCCCTCATTGTGGTAAAACTGGAGCAGGTCCTAATATGAAACGGTATCATTTTGATAATTGCAAATCAAAAGTCGCCAAATGCGACCTGCCAGCATTCAACACCAATACGACGCCACATCTCGACAACATTTTGCCTATCGTCAACGGCTAATTTAACATCAAAGTGTGGAGCAATTTTTTCCCAGAAGATTTCTTCCTTAACAACGTCATCTTTACGGTCGTCACCTTGTACTCGTTGACATTGCATAACCAGCGGCACCTGTGCGAAGTCCTCGACCCACTTGCGTGTCATACGATAATATTTCATTGGGTCTTCTTCAGTTCCACATTCCCGCCCGCTGACGACAATAATCTGATAACCCTGTTTGTCATACATCTTGGACAGTTCAACGACCATTGGATTGATGATATCGGTATCACATTTTTCAAGGTCATAAGGGCTACGGTCCACCATTTTAGCCAGAGTACCATCAACATCAAAAATGACTGCTTTTGGTTTTCCTGGAGTTCCTGTATAAACTGGAAGCCCAAGATAAGCCCGCATATGACTATACATGGAACGAAGAACATCAATTGGAACTGCCTTGGTTCCGCGCTTGTTGTTGCGCTTAACGAGTTCAGTCCAAGGAACATCAAATACTTTATATTCAATCTTCCAGTTATATTCTTTGGCAAAGGTTTCCCATGCCAGACGACGTTCAGGATTCAGGTTGGTGTCTGAAATAATTACGCCCTTTACAGAATCACCCCCATACAAAATACCCTTTGCTGTATCAAACTGCATACAGGTTACGATACCTTCTTTCTTCTTGGTATATTTGTATTCGTCACGCTCTTCATGACCCATAATGGATTGTCGGTAATCATCACGATTGACGTTAAAATAACCAGGGTTCTTAGCGATGAATTCACGAGCCCACGTGCTCTTACCAGAACCAGGACAACCAACAGTCAGAATAATTCTCTTCATCATTTAATTCCCAACAGAGTTTTGAGGAGCTGAATGCGCAATTCAACACGCCCTTCATTTAATTCAGCTACTGCCTTGTTGCTTGACTTACGGCGAGTATTGGCGGAGATGAACATAATCAAATGGTTCTTTAGTTCACTCATATCCACACCTTGAGCCTTAGCAGCCTTGCGTAGAGCCTTGCCTGCATTATCTAAGGCCTGACCGGCGACTTCGTCATGTTCAGATATTTTCAATCCGTAGCATAAATCCACGTAATGGTCTGAACACTTGATGTAATTCTCTAATAACTCTTTCATACACCAAGCTCCTTATAAAGTTCTTCGCGACAAGTTTTCAGAATTTTACCAGTTTCATAAGCTGTGCTTTCAGAAACATCACCAAGTGCAGCGGCAGCTTGCATTTGGCCATGGCGTTTAGCAGCATATTCAAAACTTTTTACTAGCTCACGAATACGTTCTTTTTCATTGTATTCTTCAATAAATTCTGGATATTCCCAAACAGGTCGCATCATACGATACCACAGTTGGATGGTAATATAATTACTTCCATCCAGATTAATAATTTGTGAAGGCTTAATAGCGCCAGGAGCATAAAAAGTTACCTGTCTTACTACATCAATACCATCCACAATAGCCCAAGCAAAATCGAAGGTGGCCTTCTTTTCAATTGGCGTGCTCGCACAAGACCCTAACTTTAAGAGCTTTTGTAATACAGGAGATTTAACTCCTGAAATGTACACAGGATTAGCTACAAAGCTGTTATCACGTAATGACATAATAGTTTCCTCAAATATTTTATAATCCGTGGGAGCATTATACTCTGCTCCCAAGAGTTTGTAAACTACTTTCCAAAAAGACCATCAATACACATGCTGAATACAATTCCAAAACAAAAGCATGCAAAACCCAATCTAAAAACATCCCACCCATCGATACAGGCTTCAATCATGACAACGCTCCTCTTTTAGTTCAGAACGATAATAACATAACATACCTTTTTGGTCATGTACATATCTTTTTACATCATTCATCCAAATCCGGAATTCTTGCGATGCTTCAAAAGGCATACCAACCCATGGTTGACCGTCAATTACCTTCACTTCCCATTGCTGACGGTATTCCATTAATGTCTGTGGCCAATTAGGATGAACTTGAATTGTGGGCTCCACAACGGGCTTCTGGGCGCATGAAACAAGTCCAATAGCCAAACATACTGCCATGATAGATTTCATCATTTGGTGAGCTCCTGGAAGTCCTGGGCGAACTTATCAAATGACTGGTTAATTTGTTTTTCAACTAATTTAGGCTTAGCTGCCACAACCTTAGTACGTTTTGCATCTGCACGAAGTTTATCATTTTCCTTCTGCAGAAGTTCAACATATTCCTGGCGCTCCTGGTCAAGGAGATTAATTTGATTGACCTGGTCTTTTATTGATTGCAGATTTTTCGCGTTATCTTCTGCAACTTTGGTGACCGCAGCCACCTCTGTCTTGAGATTATCCACTTTTGCTTTTAGATAGAAACCACTACCAGCAGTTACTACCAGGGCGAGCATAAGCCCCGCAGTGATATTACTTATTTGCATAACTTGATGATTACCTCAACAATATCATCCTGGGATAAACCATTCAGGAGGATGTGATTTGTACTGTCAGATGCTGAAATGCGGAACTGATTACCAACTTCATCCGCCATATCATCCTGGGTTAACACTGGGTGCTTAATTCCCAGGCGGTGTTGAAGTGTCAGGGGTTCAACCACAACATAACAAACACATCCATTGATATGCACATTAGGTTGGGTCTGATTGATGAACACTTCTGCATCATATTTAACCAAATGGTTCTTTAAGAAGTCAACCATTTCAGGAACAGATTCATGAAGGGCTTCTTTCCGCTCTTCTGATTTCTTATTGCGATATTCCTTCTGTTTGGTCTTCAACTTATTATCAGACGCCAGTTTCTTTCTTAAGTCAGTAAGGAACCCAACATTTTTGGAACCTTTATAAACATAGATTCCGTCATGGCGGTCACCATATACATCAACAATCATATCATTTGAAATCAGTTGCATATTCATAATATTTTCCTCAATAGCGGTTATAACCTCTAGGACCAAAAGAGTTTGCACCCAGGCGCTCATCTTTCTTTTTGGCTCTTGCTCTAAACCCAGAATCACCTGTTTGGTCTTTCAGTTCTTTTAACAATTTGGCCTTCAGGTCAGTAATGAAACCAATCCGGCGGTCTCCCTTGTAGACATAGATTCCATCATTTCTGTCACCATATGCCTTTGTAACTCTGTCATTTGAAATTAAGTTTAACATGTTTTGGTCCTCATCAGTAGTTGATGGAACCATTATGTATAGAAAGAAGGGGCTTGTACACCCCTTTTTATTATTCAGGCATGATTACATCCGCTTGGTAGTCCGCTGGGATGTAAAGTTTATGATTTTTAAGGAAAACATTATTGATTTGAGCGATAGTTTGCTCTGTTTCCTGGGGACGTTGATATGTGTTCATTAATACAGAGAACAAACCCGGATATGGTTTACACAGTTCTTGACCTTTAATCGCAAACTCGCGTCGGTCTTTTCCTGCCAACTGTTTCTGGGCATCAAGCAACAGTCCCAGGGTATTGGACAGATAATCCAGATGGGTCAAAGTAAAGGCATTAACTTTTTCACGAGCATAATCATCGCCAGTAAACATGGCAATAACATCATCTGCACCGCCTGCAACAACAACTTCAAAAAGACGCTGGTTATTGTTAACAGAATCCTTTGTATGGTGTAAAGCACAATACCATTCTGTCTTAACTTTAAATTTGCGACCATCGACCAGCTCATAGACAAAGCCTTCAATCTCTTTCATATCACGGACGTTTTCAATTGTAGCCGGGTCATATGCTTCAACCAGGAATGGACGAAGCGCTGCATCTTTAAACAAATCCTGATAAGGGATATATTCACCAGTTTCATTATGGCGAACGTTCAGTAAAATCAGGTCACGTTCCTGGTAAGGCAAAACAATGCGGTTGGTTGGTGCAACATATTCCATATTGCATGTATAACCAGCTTCAGTAATTTCAGTTACACGCTCACGGAAAGCTATACGGTGTTCTTGTTTGAATACCTGCAGGGCTTCTGCTGCCTGGGAGCTTTTGATTGACCCTTTGGATTTAAAAGCAATATTGGTCTGGTCCATATAAGTGGAGACAAGAGAGCCATCAGCCTTGGTCATGACCAGCGCAACTTCATCCATATTGATATTCATGGTCAACGGATTTTCGCCCAAGTTAAAGAACTTTTCCATAGGACGAGCCGCAATACGAACTGGACCATCTGCATCCATTTCAAACATAATGCCGCGACATTCAAGTGCATCATCAAGGAGCCAATCACTATAGGAAGCATAGTTATAGCTAAAGATACGGAACTTAGTTTCAAATGGAGAAACGAAATCAGTATAGAAAAACTTACCTTTTTCAGATTCAGCGCACAGCTTCATTAAGTTGTCATATAATTCAATCATTTCTTCACCTTATGTTGGTAGTTCCACGGGGGATTAAAAAGCTTTATGAACATCGGCTCTTCCAGAGACATAGTTTCGACTGACATCGTACCAAGCTCATTGGTCATTGACAGATTGAAACATTGTCGTGCATAGAATACCACCTTTTTACCTGCTTGTAAAGCCTCATGAATCATCCGGGATTTGTTTGAATCACTCGTTTGTTCTATACGATTGATTGCAGTCCGGTAATAATTGATTCGCTTCTTCAGGTTGTTCGTCTTACCAATATACACTAGTTCGTCGTCAACTGAAATAGCGTAGATAACATTTTTCTTGTTCGCGAGTGTAAGGGTAGGGATTTTACCATCGACTAACTCTAACTCCGCATATTTTATAAAACTGTATTCGTCAGCGATTTGTTTCATAGACAAAAAGGGCCGAAGCCCTTTCCTTATAGATATTTACGGAAACCAGCAAGAACATTCTCATCGACGTCATTGTCAATCTGGGCTACCAGGTAAGCGGACAACTCAACTTCTTGTGGCGCAGATTGCACATTATCAGAATTGAGATATTCGCGAATCCATGGAATCGGGTGCTTAGTAGATTCTAACACGATTTCACAAGGGAGACCGCATTGCTTCATACGAGAAACTGTCAGGTAATCGATGAACCGGTTAAGAATCTCGACGCTCAGCCCGGGGAGTCCACCATCTTTAAACAGATGCACAGCCCATTCTTTTTCCTGGCGATTGACTTCCATGAAAATAGCTGCGGCTTCTGCTTCACATTCTTGAGCGATTTTAACCCATTCATCACCGTCAACACCAGTCTGCAGCTGACGAAGAATATATTGGGTCCCCTTAAGGTGAAGCTGTTCATCACGGGCGATGAACTTCATTATCTTCGCATTGCCTTCCATGATTTCCATGTTCTTATGGAAGTTGAAAGTACAAGCAAAAGATACATAAAAACGAATTGCTTCCAGGGCGTTAATGACATGCAGGCAGAGATAAAGAGATTTCATCAATGCTCGTTTGGCAATAGCTTCTTGTTTGATAGCTCGTTCCAAACGTTGGTCCACTTCGGGAGTTTCTTTGGCCAGTTCAACAAAAGCAATCTGGTTTTGCCATTGACGAGTTTTATTCAGAACATCATCATAGTAATAGCCAATTGATTCGGCTCGCTTCATGATTGCATCATCTAACAGGATTTCGTCGAATACCTTCGCCGGGTCTGTATAGAGATTTCGCATGATGTGTGTATAAGAACGAGAGTGAATTGTCTCGCTGAATGTCCAGGTCTGAATCCATGTATCAAGACTCGGGTCAGAAACTAATGCGGCTAATGCTGCAGCTGGAGCACGACCCTGGATACTATCCAGAAGTGATTGGTACTTCAGGTTATTGGTAAAAATATTTTGTTGATGTTCAGGAAGCTTATTAAATTGAGCTCCGTCCATCATCAAGTTTACTTCCTCGGGCCGCCAGAAAAATGATAATTGCTTTTCTGTTAATTCTTCAAAAACTTTATGACGCTGGATATCATAACGAGCGATGCCCAATCCTGAACCAAAAAACATCGGCTCGGCTAAAACATCCACCGGAGTGGTATTAAAAACTGTACTCATTTTATTTCCTCAATAGCTCATCCATGAGCATAATTATATCAAAGTTTACAGGCGGAGCAGTCTTCTGCTTTAGGAGCTTCGATTTCGTAATCGTCTGTTCCGGAACCGTCTCTAGTGTTATGATAATAAAGGTTTTTTCCACCAAAATACCAGAAGTACATCAAGTCGTCAAGCATAACTGACATCGGAACTTTTCCTTTCGGAAAAATCTGCGGGTCATAGTATGTGTTTGCTGAAGCTGATTGACATACCCATTTCAACATAATAGCTACCATCGTAAGATAAGGTTTATTACCTTTCTTAGCTAGCACCCATGCATAATCGTACAACCCTATGTTGTGCTCAATATTGGGCACGACTTGATTAAAGGAACCCTCTTTTGACTCTTTAATAGAGACTGGTCCACGCGGAGGTTCGATACCGTTTGTACTGTTAGAAACTTGGGAAGATGACTCACACGGCATAAGTGCTGATAATGTGCTATTACGGATGCCGTGTGCAACCAGGTCTTCCCGCAACTGCGCCCAGTCACAAACGTAGTTTGGAGCTGCGATTTGGTCAATCTTTTTATTGTACCAGTCGATAGGTAATTCGCCTCGAGCCCAACGAGTGTCTGAATAATATTCGCAAGGTCCTTTTTCTTTGGCGAGCTTGATTGATGCTCGGATAAGGCCATATTGTAATCTCTCAAATAATTCATGGGTTAAATCGTTTGCATCAGCGTAAGAAGCGAAATTGCTTGCCAGCCATGCAGCATAGTTAGTAACCCCAACACCCAGGTTGCGACGCTTTTTGGCTTTCAGAGCTTCTTTAACCGGATAACCCTGGTAGTCCAACAGATTATCAAGAGCACGAACTTGAACTTCGGCCAGCTCGTTAATCTTATCTTGGTCCTGCCAGTCAAAACTATCCAGAACAAATGCAGACAATGTGCACAATCCGATTTCAGCGTCTTCGCTGTTTACATCAGTAGTCGGGATTGCAATTTCACAACAAAGGTTCGATTGGCGAATCGGAGCCTTATCGCGGATGAACGGAGTATAGTCATTCACGTTATCAACGAACTGTGGATAAACTCGGGCAGTGCCGGAACGTTCGGTCATGAATAATTCGAACAGGTCTTTTGCTTTGATGCGCTTCTTACGAACTGTCGGGTCTTTTTCCAAGGCTTCGTATAACTCACGGAATTTATCCGGGTTATCAAAATATGAATAATACAATTCACCACCGGCTTCGTGTGGACTAAACAGAGTGATGTAATCATTCTTAGCCAGTCGTTCCATCATCAGGTTATTAAGCTGGACACCATAGTCCATATGTCTGATACGGTTTTCTTCAACGCCCTTGTTGTTCTTCAGAACGAGTAAATTTTCAACTTCCAAATGCCATAAAGGATAATAAGCAGTAGCAGCGCCGCCACGGATTCCACCTTGTGAACAGGATTTAACAGCCGTTTGGAAATGTTTCCAGAACGGAATAACACCAGTATGGCGAACTTCACCCATACCGATTTTCGAACCTTCAGCACGAATCATACCAACGTTGATGCCGATACCCGCACGCTTACTGATATATTCGATGATTGAATTGGCCGTCTTATTAATTGACTTCAGGGAGTCAGCAGCTTCGATAACCACACAGGAACTGAACTGCCTGGTAGGTGTTCTGGCGCCCGCCATGATGGGCGTGGGCAACGAAACCTGTCTTGTGGATACTGCATCATAAAAACGGCAAACGTGCTTCAGACGGTCCGTTGGTTCATCCTGGTGCAGTGCCATGCCGATAGCCATGATAGCGAATTGTGGAGTCTCGTAGATTTTCCCAGTGGTTTTATCTTTAACCAGGTATTTCTCTTTCAACTGCATCGCGCCTGCATAAGTCAGGTCAAAATCACGTTCGTGCTTGATACGAGATTCCAGATAAGTAATCTCTTCGGCAGAATAGCTTGATAACAGTTCCGGGTCATATTTGCCTTCATTAACACAATAAGAAATCTGGTCAATAAAAGAACGTGGCTCGAACTGGCCATAGACATCTTTACGCAGAGCAAACATCGTAGCTTTAGCCGCAACATATTGGTAATCTGGTTCTTCAACCGAGATAAGTCCAGCAGACACTTTGATGATAACCGTCTGAATATCGCGAGTAGTCATACCATCGCGCAGATGTGGTTTGATTGTTTCGTATAATTCATACGGGTCGATATTAGTTCCTTCACATGACCAGGAAAGAACTTTAATAATTTTCTGGCCATCAAAATCTTGAGATACGCCACTACTTTTTTGTACTTGCATGTTTTCCTCTGTTATAAAATGGGGTCATGCTTATACTAACACATGACCCCTGGAGCGGAATCGTATTTATAGAAGGAAGTTAAGTCCGACCATTACGACCAAAAATAAAATGCCAGCAATTTGAATTTTCATTAGACCGCCATCGGTGCTGGGATTGTCGGGTGTGGCTCATAGTTTTCCAGAACAAAATCACCCGGAGACATATGACGAGTCACCCAATATAACTGCATTTCTGTGTCCCATAACTGGAACTGTTCAGGCCAATTGATTTTCAGAGTTGGCAAAGTCTTAGGTTCACGACGAAGAACTTCTTTGCATTGCTCGATATGGTTAAGATAGATATGCGTGTTACCACCCATGAATACCAACTTACCAGGCTTGAGTCTAGTCATTTTAGCGACAATATGTAAAAGCGTACCATAAGAACCAATGTCAAACGGAAGCCCCAGGAATACATCAACCGAACGTTGATACCATAACAGGTCAAGCTCACCATCGTGTACGTTAAATTGGTAAAGCAGATGACAAGGAGGTAGAGCCATTTGTTTCAGTTCAGCCGGGTTCCATGCAGACACAATCTGACGACGGTCAGTCGGAACTTTCTTAACTTTCTCGATGGTCTCAACCAGCTGGTCAACCCCACCAAAATCGCGCCACTGTTTACCATATACTGGACCCAGTTCGCCATCAACATAACCTAACGCACGACCTTGCGCTTCAAAGTTCTGGTCCCAGATGGTCTTTTTATCAGAATCAGGGCCATGAGTAATTTCACGAAGACGTTCAACGTTCGTAGAACCTTCCAGGAACCACAGAAGCTCACCAACCACAGATTTGTATGCCAAACGTTTAACGGTCGTTGCAGGGAAGCCTTCAGACATGTCCCACTCAACTTTAGTACCAAATGTTGCGATAGTACCAGTCCCTGTGCGGTCGTCAGTCTGATAGCCAATGTCAAATACAGTTTGAATCAAGTCTTGATAATTTTTCATTTATATACAGTCTCTGTAATATGGGTTACTTCATCTATTTTATACCAATGGGTTTCAAGCATTTCACGTTTGCTTATATCATACAGGAAGTCACTATCCAACTGTACTGTTGAGTTTACGCGATGCTTTTTATAAATTTTGGTCATGACAATTTCATCAGCATAAGGTGCAGCGGCTTCTAACAATGATTTGCCACCAATAACACAGATATAATTTTCTGAAGAAATAAGCATTTGAGCAGGAGCGTCTGGTGCAGAGATAGAAATTTTTTCACCAGAAACTAATTTCAAATAATTAGCCCACGTGATATAACCGCCCGCTAACTCACCAGCCTTTGTAACTGGATATGGTCGCGCTGGGTCAGCCACAACGACGTGGAAGCGCCCCTTTAATATAGACGGCAGGCTTTCAAAGGTTTTTGCTCCCATGAGCACGATAGAGTTTTTTGTGCGAGCCTTGAAGTTCTGCAGGTCCTTTTTGATATGACCCCATGGCAGACCATCATCAAGTCCAAACGCATTTTCATCACGACCGTCAACTGTTTTAGTTGGAGAATAAGCAAATACTAATTTAATCATTTTTCCCACCATGCAATAGCTTCATTTGTTTCATAGAAAATGTCTTCATCTATTTTAACACCATCTTTAAAAAGTGTCACTGCCGCTTTAAATAATTCATAGTTGTTCACAGACATATCAGCTGCATCATTAAAGGCCTTTTCAAATTCATTGACATCAGGGTCATTTAATGCGGTGAAGAGTGTCCAGCTATCGCTATCATGATATTCAAATACTACAATCATTTTAATTCCTTAACTGCCTTTTTGATGGCAGTAAAATCTTTGCGAATATCGAGAACCAATTTGTAAAGATGTTTAATTGTATCTGTATCAAAATATGATACCGCGCAACGTGATTGGCGAATATCTTCTAATGAATACTTGCTTTCACTTGTGCCATATCCAATGATACCACTAATGCACTTGTCATTAAGCGTATACTTCTGGGGGACATCAATAATATTTTTAGGATAGATGTAAAGGCTCCAATCAAATTTTTGTTCAAGCGTATTAACCTTAACTTCAAGAATCAGTTCAGGATGCGCATCATCTTTAGCAAAACAAGTGTATTCAGCAAGCATTATATTTTCCTCACGCTTTCTTAGCGATTTTCCAGTCAGCTTTAAATTGGTCAACATCAGAGTGGTGAATCCAGAAACCAGATGAGCTACCATCTTCATAAAGAGGACAACCATCACACTCATCTTTCCAACCCATTGCACACAAAGTTTCTTCTGCTTTTTCCAGAGCTTCAGGATTGTTACCTTGGATTGTGAAGTACCATTTGCCTTTAACTTCTGAATCTTTGATGCTCTCACGTTTTAATTTCATTTTATTCTCCTCAAGTTGATAAGGCTATAGTATCACTACCATAGCCCTGTTGTAAACATTTATTTTTGAATTAAGCCCATATAAAATTCAGCATCTTCAACATGCATACCATCGCAATACTCGTCAGTCATAAAACGAGTAAGGTCTTCAAGAGGACCTTGGACTTCAATTTGGATACTGAAGAATTGAGTATCTTTGATGTAAGTCATACTCAAAGAAGGATAACGATTACGGATAACTTCATAAGTGTATTCAAAATCAACGATATCAATATTAACTTTAGCCATTTTATTTTCCTCACTCATTAGTTGATAGGTCTATAGTATCTCAACCATAGACATTGTACACTACTTTTTTAAATTTTATCAAGCCATTTGCCAAGTTTGGTCATTTCTTTAGTAGCTTTTTCCAGACTTCTGAACTTGACTAACAAAGGATAAGTATCTACACCCATAACTAAAGTGGTTACAAGACTATGCTCGCCTACAAGCCATAGAGAATACGTTTGAACATCAAGTCCGTAATTTCGGTCTTTATGAACACGTACACCCATCACTTCAAACTGTTCGCTGGCTTTTTCTACTGCATCCAGGAAATCATCTTTAGTCATATTAAATTCCAAAGGTAGCTTTAATCAGGGCAATGACTTCAGCAGCATTTTTGTGATTGACTTGCACATGAATGGTTTGCGTGTCAACAACAGGAGCATCACCATCAACTTCCAGGAAGTGGCGGAATTCCCATTCAGCGAGTTCAAAGTACTCATCAGCATCATCCATACTATCCAAGATGGTACCATCTTTCATTTCAACTTTTTCAACAAAATAATCGCCATCAATAAAGCACATATCCAGGACTTTGAAGGAACTGCCATGCTGTCCCATCAGCTTGACCATGCGCGAATTGTCATCAGGACTACCAGCGATGAATTGTTTTTTGGCAGCAGGGTCTAATACGTAAAATTTACCAGTTTCCATTTTAATTTCCTCATATTCAATTGAGGGAACATACTATCATGTTCCCATTTGTTTGTATACTACTATTATACTTCGCTAAAGAATTTAAATTCGCTATCCAGAATTTCAAAACAGTTCACACCAAAATCATCACTTGATGCGATTACACCGTTAGGAAATTCAACGCAATCAACAATCAGCGTATCCATAAACTTGTTAATGCTCAGGACTTTAAAGGAACCGCCATTCTTGTTAATCAGATTAACCATATCACAATTCTTTGCATCTTCGCGCTTGTATTCGTTAATCAGATTGTTCAGAGTGTAAGTTTTAAAAGTTTGCATTTCATATCCTTTAGTGTATCAGCAGTTGATGGAATCATTATGCCTTAGCTCAAAGGACTTGTACACTACTTTTTGAAAATAAAAAAGGGACCCGAAGGTCCCCTTATATTAAAGGCCAGCCAGAAGGTCGTCAAGACCATCATCAGAAGGCTCTGGAGTGCTTGGAGCAGTCGCAGTGCGTTCAGACTTAGCAGGTTTACTGGAAGTGAAGTCTTCCATATCTTTATCAAAATCGTCCAGGTCAGCGCCCAGTTTATCAGCTTGTGCAGCAGCTTTAGAAGCAGCACCGCCGAGAGCAGCTGTACCCATTACTTTAGAGAATTTCTTCTGATTCTCTTCAAGGGATTTAAACACCAGCAATTCGTTCAGGTCAGACATTTCGTCCCAAAGTTTTTTCTGGAATGCTTCATCATTGATGCCAGCGATTTCAGACTGGTTCATGAATTTGGAATCATCGTAGTTTTTATAACCGGAAACCATTTTAGATTTCAGTACGAAGTTCGCACCTTCAAAAGGACAAGTTACATCAATAGCTGTTTCGCCCATGTCAACATCGACTTCAACCATCTGGTTGATTTTGTCCATGATTTTCTTACCGAAGCGGTATTTGAATACTTGGCCTTCGTTAGATGGAACAGCAGGGTCTTTAATGACCAGGATGTTAGCCCAGTAAGAAGTATTACGCTTCAGTTTACGATATTCGGATTCGTTTGTATTGTACAGGTCATTCTTATTCATGTACGCACACACAGGACAGTTTTCATAGTCGCCGTGAGTAGAAGTACAGTTTTCAATATACCATTGACCAGCATTTTTAAAGCCGTGGTTAACCAACTTAATGAACGGAGATGGATTTTCTTCATTCTTAGAAGGCAGGAAACGAATAACCGCAGAGCCGACGCCATCAGTATCTTTCAGTTTCCATTCTTTTTTATCGTCAGAAGAGAAACCAGAACCACCTTTCAGAGCATTCAGGGAAGCGGCGAGGTCAGCTGGGTTTTTACGTTTAAACATAGACATAGTGATTTCCTTTGATTATTTGATTTTAACAGTTGTTTTGATTACGTATTAATTATACTTCAGAGTGATTGAAGCGTTATTTGACAGTTTTTAACCGTCTCAATGAAAAGCTTACGAGCTTCAAGAGCATCTATATTTAAGATTTTCTTATAAGCATTTAGTTTGGTTGAATACTTGTCCCAAACCAAATCGTTAGTCTGTTCATCATGTTTATTTATTATATGCAAAAATGAGTCAAGCAAACAAAACGTTTCAAATGAGATAACATTCGATTGGAGAAGTTTGAAAATATAACTCGTGTTCACTTTAGTATTATACTCGAAAATCTCTTGAAGCGATTTGACTTCAACTTTCTTACTAAAGTAATAGATGTTCTTTATATCATCTTCGTATACTTGTTTAATTCTTTTAAGTCTGCCGATGTATTCCCTATAAAATATCAGAGCATCGGCATCACTTATATCACCTATCCATGCATCCTGGTTCGCGACCAGGTTTGACATGAATATTAACGTTAATTCTTTGAGAGTATACTTATCGCTAAGCTTTTCGAAAAAATACTTATCGCGGCGTTTTTGATAAGCACTATCGGAGATTCGCATGGTCCAGTTATATTTGATAATATCATAACGACCCGAAAAATGCTGTTTGATGGATAAGTACAGTTGATATACTGATTTACCATTTATGTATCGGTTGTTATTTGGAGGCATGCGAATCGTAATCATAACAAAAAGTCCAGCGTATTAGTTTTCTGTGTACGAGACATACTCGGACGAAGCAGGTTATCATCATATGCTTCGTTCATAATCTTATCAATGATTCCCGCGGGAATGTATCGCGCAAAATTACCCTCAGGAACGCCACGTTCTTCTAACCAGGCAGTCGTAGCTTCCAGATAAGACATTTCAGTTGACTCAACCATGGCTTCAATATCAAGCCCGTTTTGCTGCTTACTAATCGCCCCGGAAGGCGATTCAGTTTTCTGTGTATCAAAATTAACTAAAGAGGACATCATAGAGCTCCACAGCTTCGGTTTTTTCATCTTCAAAACGCTCACGAGTACCTTTATGATACAAGCCGAGCTGTGTATTGAACATCTTACCGTCAACACCTAATTCAGTTTTTGCCTTATCTTTAAGGTCTTTAATTTCGTCCGCGTATGCTTCCATTTTTAATTTAGTATCGGAAGCAGCTTTAATCAGCTTGGCCAGTTCAGCACCGTGAGTATCAGGACAAAATTCAACTTTCACTTTTTTCTCTTTCATAATATACCTTAATAAAATTCAGCAATATTTGCAGTTAGTTTAGACAGACCAGACTTAACAAAGTAAGGATAAACTTTACTTTTGGCTGGAATAGTGTAGTTATTATATCGTTCTAAGATTGAAGCGGATATTTCCGTTGGGATAAAGTCCATATCAATCAACAATTGGTTTTCACAGAATCTATTATATTGCTCTTCTGTTAAAAGCGTTTTCAGGACGTCATGGTCGTAATAGTTGAGCGCAATTTGTTCAAGCTCAGCAGCACGGGTCGGTGGAGTACGTTCCCCTTCTTCGTGAGTGTAATAAAAATCACCACGAACTTTGATGCTTGACACGTTATCTTTTTTGTCGCCTTTAACAACTTTTGTTACGCAATCCATAAGGGCATCGCCAGATTTTGTTTTTACATATTTTTTCTGCATCGGGGACCATTGTTTTACCCCAGGGAATTTATGCAACTGGGTAAAGTCACCATCCGAAGAAACAATCATAACCGGATGTCCGAGACCGGTGAGCAACTTCGTTAATACTGCAATATGGTCGTCTGCCTCAACTTTATCCATATTCATCACGATGTAAGGCATGTATTTTTCCATTTCATCAATGATGATGTGCATGGCAGCATGTAGACCTTCCCAATCGAATTGAGACTCTTCACGAGCTTTCGCACGGTTTTTCTTATAATAATAAGATTTCGTCCGGCGCCAATAACCATTCTTCGAGTTATCAACACAAATAATTGGAATCGTATAACCGAGCTTCTTGAACTGCACAATATTTTTTCTGATGGAGTTCAGAACCAGGTGGCGGGTCATTGCGGTTGTTACCTTTGGATAACCAGCGTCTTTGCCGAATTCCTGGAATGCCGCAGCCATGATTAGCTGACTAAAATCGAGTAACTGAAAACCTTCTTTTTGACGGTCTTCTTCAGGGAGTAAAAAATCTAAATTCATATGAACCTCTGTTCAATTAGTTGACTCGATTATATTAGCATAAAATTTTTAAAGCAATATAAATACACGTATACCAATCAATAAGGATAAAGCACATGGCCGATATTTTAAAACCAGCATTCAGAGCAACATCCGGTCTCGATGCTGCTGGTGAGAAAGTCATTAATGTCGCGAAAGCTGATTACTCAGTTTTGTCAGACGGCGTGAACGTAGACTTCTTTATAGAAGAAAACACAATTCAACAATATGATGCAACACGCGGATATAAGAAAGATTTTGCAGTTATCTATGATAACCGTATTTGGGTTTCCCAACGCGAAATCGCAGAACCAGCTGGCTCATTTGTTCAGCAATATTGGACTGCAACCCGTACTGACCCGAAATGGGAAACTGTTGCATCACCGACTCGTCAGCTTAATTCCGGGGAATTTATCGCGGTCGACTCAGCTGCAAGCTTTACCACATTTACATTGCCTCCGAACCCGACTGATGGTGATACCATCGTTATTAAAGATATCGGCGGCAATACCGGTTATAATGAAATCAAAGTTCAATCGAGCAATGTGCCTGGTCAAGGTAACCAAAAAATTGTTCGTTTTGGTAATCAGTATTCAGAAGTTTTAATTACCAAACCGTTCTCTTATAACATGCTTATTTTCTCCAACCGTTTATGGCAGTTCTGGGAAGCAGGTAACGAAGAACGTGGAATAAGAATTGAACCAAGCTCTGGTAAATATCGTGCTCAGGCTGCAGACTTTATTATGCGCCGTTACACGACTGCAGAAAAAATTACATTTGTTCTTCCTAAGTATGCTAACCAAGGTGATATTGTCAAATCAGTAGACATAGATGGATTAGGGCCATTATATCACCTGGATGTTGAAACGTTTGACGAGTCAAGCTCTCTGGGTAAACAGGGTCAGCACAGTATGGAATTCCGTACAACTGGTGATGGCTTCTTCGTTTATAATGCCACTGAAAAACTGTGGGTGACTTGGGATGGTGATAACAAAACTCGCCTGCGTGTAATCCGTGACAGTGTGAAATTGCTGCCAAACGAAAGCATTATCGTATTTGGTAATGATAACAGCACTCCACAGACAATTAACATCGACCTTCCAACGGGTGTTCGTTCTGGGGACGTAGTTAAGATTGCTCTGAACTATCTTCGCAAGGCACAGACTGTTAATATTAAGGCCACCGCGCTTGATAAAATCGCGTCTTCTGTTCAGCTGCTTCAGTTCCCGAAACGTTCGGAATATCCACCTGACACTGAATGGGTATTGGTTGACTCTTTGACTTTCAACGGTAACATAAGTTATACTCCGGTTATCGAATTAAGTTATCTTGAAGATACAGTTAGGAACATTAACTATTGGGTTGTTGCGCAAAACGTTCCGACTGTCGAGCGTGTTGACTCTAAAGACGATTTGACCCGTGCTCGTCTGGGTGTTATTGCACTGGCTAACCAGGCACAAGCAAACGTTGACCATGAAAATAACCCTGAAAAAGAATTAGCAATTACCCCGCAAACTTTAGCTAACCGTGTGGCTACTGAATCACGCCGCGGTATTGCACGAATCGCTAACACAGCACAGGTTAACCAGGATACGACTTTTGCTTTCCAGGATGATATTATCGTTTCTCCGAAAAAGTTAAACGAACGTACAGCTACAGAAACAAGACGTGGACTCGCAGAAATCGCCACACAGCAAGAAACTGATGCAGGTATAGATGATACCACAATCATCACTCCACGCAAGCTACAAGCTCGTCAGGGCTCTGAAAGCTTATCTGGTATTGTCAAGTATGTGCCGACTGTTGGAACTACTCCAGCCGCAAGTCGTATTACCGTTGGGACCAACATTTATAATAAGAACACAACTACTTTAGTTATTTCTCCTAAAGCTTTAGACCAATATAAAGCTGACCAGAATAACCAAGGTGCTGTATATCTAGCAACTCAGTCAGAAGTTAACGCAGGGGCAACAAATACAGGATTCAGTAACTCGGCCGTGACTCCTGAAACATTAGGTGCCCGCAGAGCAACAGATTCAAACCACGGTTTAATCGAGATTGCAACTCAGGTTGAAACTAATGCCGGTACTGATTATACCAGAGCTGTTACTCCTAAAACGTTGAATGACCGTAAAGCAACAGAATCATTATCCGGCATAGCCGAGATTGCTACGCAATCAGAATTTGATACTGGCACTGATGATACTCGTATTGCAACGCCATTAAAAATTAAAACTAGACTTAATAATACTGCTCGTACTTCTGTTATTGCTGCAAGTGGTTTAGTAGAAACAGGGACGCTCTGGGACCATTATACGCTGAATATTCTTGAAGCAAATGAGACTCAACGTGGCACCGCAAGACTGGCTACTCAGCTTGAAGTTAATACTGGTACTGACGATAAAACAATCGTTACTCCGCTTAAGTTGATGTCGAAAAAAGCTACAGAAGGCACCGAAGGTATTGTTCGCATCGCAACTCGTGCCGAAACCATCGCAGGAACAAGTTCTGTTCTGGCTGTTTCTCCTGTTAGTCTGAAATGGATTGCACAGTCCGAACCAACATGGGCGGCAACCACGACGACCCGCGGCTTTGTTAAGATGTCTGAAGGCGCAATTACTTTTGTCGGTAATGCAACCGCAGGTTCTACTCAGGCCCTTGACCTGTACGAGAAAAATAGCTATGCTATCTCTCCGTATGAGTTAAACAAAACCCTTGGTAACTTCCTGCCACGTCTGGCTAAAGCAGCGGACTCGGATAAACTGGACAACCTGGATAGCACGCAGTTTATTCGTCGTGATATCGACCAAATCGTTGAAGGTACATTAACCCTTAGAAAGAACATAAGAGTTGATGGTCAACTGGCAACCGGCGGTACTGGTGAATTTGGTGGCTCATTAGCTGCTAACTCAACATTTACTATCCGTAACACAGGTGCTTCAACTCGTTTGATATTTGAAAAAGGACCACAAACTGGAAATAACCCGTTTCAAACCATGAATATCCGAGTATGGGGTAACCAATTCGCTGGTGGTTCTGATACAAGTCGTTCTACGATATTTGAAGTTGGCGATGAAACATCCAACCACTTTTATTCGCAACGTAATAAAGACGGTAATATAGCGTTTAGCATTAATGGTACTGTAATGTCAATAAATGTTAATGCTTCCGGTTTGTTGAATGTGAATGGCGTTGCAACATTCGGTCGTTCAGTTACTGCTAACGGTGAATTCATTAGCAAGTCTGCAAATGCTTTTAGAGCAATTAATGGTGATTACGGATTCTTTATTCGCAATGATGCTGCTACCACCTATTTTATGTTAACTAATTCAGGTGACCAGACTGGTGGATTTAATGGATTACGGCCTTTAGCTATTAATAATGCCTCCGGTTTAGTAACTATTGGCGAAAGTTTGATTATTGCTAAAGGTGCAACGATTAATGCTGGCGGTTTAACAGTTAACTCGAGAATTCGTTCACAAGGTACTAAACCCGCTGACCTTTATTCGAGAAAACCTAATGCAGATAATACAGGCTTCTGGTCTGTTGAAGTTAATGACTCTGCTACATATAATCAGTTCCCGGGTTATTTCAAAATGGTTGAAAAGACCAACGAAGTAACTGGTCTGCCTTATTTGGAGCGTGGTGAAGAAGTTAAATCACCGGGTACATTAACTCAGTTTGGTAACACACTGAATTCACTCTATCAAGACTGGATTACTTATCCGAATACGACCACAGCAAGCACCACTCGCTGGACTCGTACATGGCAGCAGAACAAAAACGCATGGTCTGGTTTTGTTCAGGTATTTGATGGCGGTAACCCACCACAGCCTTCAGATATCGGTGCATTGCCTGCTGATAACGCTTCGATGAGCAACCTGACTATCAGAGATTGGTTAAGAATCGGTAACGTACGTATTGTTCCGGACCCAGTAACTAAATCCGTTAAATTCGAATGGATTGATACACCATAAGAGGTATTATGGAAAAATTTATGGCTGAATTTGGACAGGGATATGTCCAGGTTCCCGTGCTTTCTGAAAATAACGCAGTAAGATATAAATTGTCGATTGCAGGGACTTGTACTAAATCGCCAAACTATCCCTACGTTAAGTTTCAAGATGAGGCCTTCGGGCCTCAGAACTTCCAGAATGGATTAAACCTTATTGAAATCAACCCTGTAACAAATACAATTACAGCAACCAAAAACTATGGTTTCACAAAGGATTATGATGTAATTTCACAAGCTTTTGTGACTTACATTAATTCAATCCCGGCTGGTAGAATTGTTTGTTTGATATCACAGGGTAAATTAAATGCATCACAGACTTTAATTGATTGGTTTCGTGCTCATGGCTCGACTGCATTCCCAGATAAGTGGTTAATCGACCAGGTTGACACATCTTATGCAGCCTTTTATATCACCGGACGAAATGCAATCGTTAAAGAACATGTATTGTATAATGATGGGGTAACTGTTGAGGATGTATTGACTCCATTGGAAATGGTGTACGACGACTTTGCTGATGTTGGTGGCACAGGCTTCCCCCTGCGCATCGTGGAAGACGAAAATACATATTACAGTAATGTTACACAAGAAATAAAACGCTTCCCCACAGACGACCCTATCACTCCTGTGGCCACATATAATATGGCTCCTGGTGATACTTTTTATTTGAAGTTTCAACTGACTTATGACCAGGCGTTAAAAGACCTTGGGACAACTCAGATGTCTGTACGATTCTTTACTGGTCAGACAATGATTCAGTCAAATGATTATGATATCCCGGCGACTGGTCAGGCAAGTCCGCCCGCTGGAGCATGGATGACATTTGAACGCTATGTTGTTGTTCCACCGAATGCTGATGGATTTACATTATATGCAAGGAAGACTGTAACCACAGGTCAGGGTGGAGTAAGGAATATTTTCTTCACAGAAATAGCGAGACAAGAAACTCAAGCCAAATCTGCTGAAATTGGTGTCAACGGTATAAGAATGGTTGTTGCCGGAGAACCAGGTAATATGGGTAATGTCATTGCACAATTGAATGATAAAAATGCAACAAGGTCCAGTCAAGCTGGATTCGTATTTGCGGCTGAATTCAGAGAAAAACAATAAGGACCTTCGGGTCCTTTTTTCGTTATAAATACTCCTATCTAATAAGGGGAACTAATATGGCCGATTTAAGAGTAGGCTCAACGACTGGCGGGTCAGTAATATGGCACCAGGGTAATTTTCCGTTGACGCCGGTTAGCAACGATGTTTTTTACAAAACATACAAAGTATACACAGAATTTAATAAACCACAAGCAGCAGATAACGACTTTGTTTCTAAAGCAGCAGGTGGGACATATCTGAACACTGTAGGGTTTGATAAAGATTTACAGTTTAAAGACACCGATGGGTATTGGGTTAAATTAGGACGTAAAGTAAACAACTCCCCAATGTCTGCTACATATTCTTTCTCATTTAGAATGAGCAAAGGTATGGGTCTTGAGACATCGGATGGTACACCGTTTGTAATTTTTGACCCGAGCACTGTTGTAGGTGCAAACAGACTTACTGTTATGGGTGATATCCTTGGTCGTCAAATTAAAGATGAATCAGGGAGAGTATTTTCTCCAGGGAATACTCCGTCAAAAGCACAAGTTGGATTAAGTGATGTGGATAACGCAAAACAGGTCCAAATAAATAATAGTAACATACAATCTATGGCTGGTGTTCTTTCAGCCCCGAATTTTATATCTAGGAACCCAGGTACATTGAACGAACACGTTCCTCGTATTGACCAGGTTGTTCTTAGAGGCACATACGAAGATTTTGGATATTATTAAGAGGCAATATGGCTACTTTAAAAGCGATACAATTTAAAAGAAGTAAGACAGCTGGTGCCAAGCCTACTGTAGACCAGTTGGTTGAAGGTGAACTGGCTATTAACTTACGCGACCGCACGATTTATACCAAAACCGACCAGAACCAGATTATCGACCTTGGATTTGCTAAAGGTGGTCAGGTTGATGGTGATATTCTCCAGAACGGCACATTTAACCTCAATGGTAATATGTTCGTTTACGCTGGTAAGTATATTGAATTCCTGCCTAAAACTGCCGGTAATGGCGCATGGTCCAACCAGCACTTGAATAAAGCTCCTATCTTTGCAGATTTAAGTTCAACTACCTCAGTATCAGAATACCATCCTCTGATTAAGCAACGTTATAAAGACGGTACTTTTTCTGCCGGTACATTAGTAAATGAAGGTAGTTTTAAATTCCATTATATTGATGAAACTGGTCAATCTAAATATTGGACATTTGCGCGCTCAGGTAATTTTCAAGTTGATTCTGGTAATTTATTAGTATCTGGTGGGTATTTAGTCGCTCAGAATAATATTGAAACAAGAACAGGTTCTTTGATTGGTCCATCTGTTGTAACTAAAAATATTTCATTTGATACAAAAGCGTTCGGACAATACGATTCGCAGTCATTAGTTCAATATGTTTATCCTGGAACAGGTGAAGAAAATGGTATAAACTATCTTCGTAAAGTTCGAGCTAAATCAGGTGGAACCATTTACCATGAAATCGCTTCAGCTCAAACTGGTAAGAATGATGAAATTTCTTGGTGGAATGGAAATACACCTACTACTAAATTAATGGGTCTTCGTAATGATGGCGCCATGGTATTACGTCGTTCACTTGCTATTGGCACAATTACTGCTGACGAAAATACTAACAACTACGGCTCTCCTACTCCATTGGGAGAAAGATATATTGCTTTGGGCGATGCTGCCACTGGTTTAAAATACATTAAGCAGGGCGTTTATGATTTAGTAGGTAATTGGAATTCTGTCGCATCTATTACACCTGACAGTTTCCGCAGTACTCGCAAAGGTTTATTTGGACGTTCAGAAGACCAAGGCACTACATGGATTATGCCTGGAATCAACGCCGCTCTTTTATCAGTCCAAACTCAGGCTGATGTGAATAACGCAGGTGATGGTCAGACGCATATTGGCTATAACTCTGGTGGAAAAATGTCACATTATTTCCGCGGTAAAGGTCAAACGAATATTAACACTCAAGAAGGCATGGAACTTAATCCAGGTATTCTTAAACTGGTAACCGGTGCAAATAATGTACAATTTTATGCTGACGGCACTATTTCTTCTATCCAACCTGTTAAATTAGACAACGAATTATTTTTAAATAGTTCTAATAATACTGCAGGCCTTAAACTTGGTGCCCCTAGCAAAGTTGATGGCTCGAGAACTATCCAGTGGAACGCCGGGACCCGTGCAGGACAAAATAAAAGTTATCTGACTATGAAAGCTTGGGGTAATGCATTCGACTCCACTGCCGGCGAACGCGAAACTGTATTTGAATTGTATGACGGCCAGGGCTATCATTTTTATTCTCAACGTTTAGCTCCGACGGGTTCTGAAACTGTCGGTACTCTTCAATTCAGAATTTCTGGCGCTTTACGTGTAGGTGGCGGTATTATATCGGCAGGTTCTATTGTTACTGAATCAAGTTTAGTTGCAAATAATGGATTATCTGTAAACGGACAAGCTAAATTCGGTGGAACAGCAGATGCATTAAGAATTTGGAATGCTGAATACGGTGCTATTTTCCGTCGTTCAGAAGCAGCATTGCATATTATTCCAACTCCTAAAGACGCTGGTGAAAGCGGTGGAATAAGTAATCTCCGTCCATTAAGTATCAGCCTTAATAATGGTATGGTGCAAATGCGACATTCTGTTACGTTAGGCGATGATGGAGCTGGCGGTAATATGATTACTGTGGACAATGACGGTAAACTTGTTGTTGTTACGAGTCATAGTCGCATTTCTCCTAATTATAATATGCAATTAGGACAAAATGCTTATATAGATATTGAGGCTACTGAAGGTGCACGCCCGGCGGGTTGGGGTTCATTTGCATCTCAGAACGATGCAAATGTCAGGGCTCCGATTTATATGAATATAGACCGTGCCGCTACTTCTGAATATCTCCCTATTATCAAACAACGTTACGTACAGGGCGATAGTACTTATTCTATGGGCACCTTAATTTCTCGAGGAGACTTCCGCATCCATTATCACCAAGGTAATAGTACTACCGGCACTGATTTAAGCTGGGAATTCCGCCGCGACGGTGATTTCCGCGCTTCGGGTAAAATTATTGCCGGTTCTGTTACTCTTGACCATGATGGTAACATCACAGGTGGTTCTGGTAATTTTGCTAACTTGAACAGTACAATTGAATCACTTAAAACCGATATTGTATCAAGCTATCCAATTGGTGCTCCTATTCCATGGCCAACAGATACTCCTCCTGCGGGTTATGCTTTAATGACGGGTCAGCCCTTTGACAAGAGCACATATCCCAAGCTTGCCGTTGCTTATCCATCAGGTACTATTCCGGATATGCGTGGACAAACTATTAAGGGTAAACCGAGTGGTCGTGCCGTGCTGAGTGCGGAAGCTGATGGTATTAAGTCTCATAATCATAGTGCTTCTGCATCTAATACTGATTTGGGTACTAAAACCACATCAAGCTTTGATTATGGTACTAAAACCACATCAAGCTTTGATTATGGTACTAAGACCAGTAATACCACTGGTAACCATAACCATACAGTAAGTGGAACTACTGCCGCTGCAGGTAACCACCAACACGCGCGTTCAGGTCCTCAGGTACAAGGCGGCATACCCACTAGCGTATTCTATGACGGATACAATACTGTAGGTCCAAACGGCAACGCTAAATTCACTGCAACCGTGAGCGGTGCTACTGCATCGTCGAATATGGCCAAAACATCAACAGAAGGTAACCATACTCATACTTGGTCAGGTACTACTAGCGCTACGGGTAACCATGCTCATACTGTAGGTATCGGTGCTCACACTCACACTGTAGGTATCGGTGCCCACTCGCATTCAGTAGCGATTGGTTCGCACGGACATACTATCACTGTAAATAGTACAGGTAATACAGAAAACACGGTTAAAAACATTGCTTTTAACTATATCGTTCGTTTAGCATAAGGAGAGGGGCTTCGGCCCCTTCTGAATATGAAAATTTATCACTTTTATTTTGACACGAAAGAATTTTACAAAGAAGAAAATTACAAACCGGTTAAAGGCCTTGGTCTTCCGGCTCACTCGACATCTAAAAAACCTTTAGAACCTAAAGAAGGATACGCGGTTGTATTTGATGAACGTAAACAAGATTGGATTTATGAAGAAGACCATCGCGGCAAACGAGCATGGACTTTTAATAAAGAAGAAATCTTAATAAATGATATCGGAAGTTTAATAGGGGTTACTTTTGACGAGCCTGGTGAGTTTGATTTATGGACAGACGATGGTTGGAAAGAAGACGAGACGTATAAACGAGTAATGATTCGTAATCAAAAAATTGACGATTTGTATAAAGAATTCCAGGTATTAAGTAATATGGTTGAAGCCTCTGTTGCTGATAAGAAAGAAAAATTCTATCACCAGAATCTTAAACGTTTCTTTGCTCTTTTAGAAAAACACGAACACTTAGGTGGTGAATTTCCGGCTTGGCCAGAGAAAGAGAAAAAATCCTTTTTCAAAAGATTGTTTAAAAAATAATAACGCAAAAGCATTATAAATATCTTTAAAGGAGAAAAGTATGGAACCAAAAGTAGGAATCTCAATTCCCGACCTACTTTTTGGACTTCTTGATAGAATTTTTAAAGATAATGCAACCGGGAAAGTTGTTTTTTCCCGGGTACTAGTTATTGTTCTATTATTTTTAATGGCGGTAATCTGGTATAAAGGTGATGCAATTTTAGATGCGTATAGGGATGCTTCATATGCCTCGTACACAGAGATGATAAGGCAAGACCAGGATAACAGATTTAAAATTGCAGCTATCGAGCAAATCCAGATAGTTCACTCATCAAGCGGAGCAGACTTTACAGCGATATATTCCTTTAGACCAACTAACCTTAACTACTTCGTGGATATGGTGGGGTATGAGGGGATATTACCTGAATCAGTTGACGAAAAAAATTTGGGTGGGTTTCCAATAGATAAGACTTCAGCGGAATATTTGGCGGGGGTTAATGGTAATTATTTTGAATCCGGTACGGAATCTGTATTCTTACCAACAAAGAAAAAAAGCAGCTTCGAATATATGTTCAGCTGCCCATTCTTTAATTTGGAAAACGTTTACGCAGGCACAGTCTCGTTGTACTGGTATAAGCAAAAACCCGACCTTGGTTTTGATAGACTTTCTGCTATGTGTGGACAAGCAGGTCGTACGCTCGGGCGTACACGTTAGAATCCGGAGGTATACATCATCAGATATCGGTGTATATCTTCGAATCCTTCGTTAAATTGTTCAATGATTTGTTCAATTTCATCTTCAGATAAACTTTTAAACAACTTGTTAAACGATACATTGTTTAACTCATTCCCATTCTCATTCCGCAATCCCAACTCATTCAAAAACGCGATAAACACATCACGCTTCATCGTAATATCTTCCCGGTCGGTTTTAATCAAAATAGAAGTTACAGTAACAATTTCAGAAACGATTTCAAATTTAGTCATTTTAATTTACTCAAGTATTCAATAAGACATTCAATTATTCAGTAAGGATATTGTACTATTATTCCTCTGGGTTGTACACATGATTTTCCATCTGTACAACATATGTCTGATACATATCTTCAATTGGTTCCTGGAACTTAAAATCAGCCCCAAGAAATTCCTCAAAGCAAGCCTGCTCGTGTGTACGCTGACCAGTGATGGTGTTCTCTAAGTTATGACTCATATGTTATTCCTCAATCAATATAATCTTCTAGACCAAAATCATCGATTTCTTCTTGGATTTCTCTTAAAATTTGTTCTTCATCTAAGTCAGCACCAAAGGTCACTTTAACATAACCGGGACGTTCACTAGAGAACCGAATTGTGTATTCCGGTTGAATATAACCAAAACTACTATCCAAATCACAAAGAATTTCTGCATAGATTTCGTCGCCGACAGCAGCATGAATTTTAAAAAGTTCATCAATGAGAATAACTAGTTCAGTTGCTTTGCACGTATGGAGTTTAGTAATCATAGCCTTTACCCTTGTGTTTCTGCTTGCGATTGGATTCTTTAAAGTTTTTCTTCTTGTCCTTATGGACAGACGCCTTATTGAAATCGTGCTTAGCTACTAGATTATTCATAATATGCAATTACCTCTCTTAAACATCCACCTGTAAGACTGAAACGCTTGGCTACCCCACACTCAATGATATGTTCTGAAAGCATATTCACATCAGTATAACCCAGCTCGACGATGAAGTATTTTATAGTTTCCTTATCACGAGAATTTAAACTATTGAAATACTCTGATTTTGAATTAAGAGTCTTCATGTAATTTCCTCAATTGATATTCCAACGAACTAATAATTCCTTTGTTTGTAGCAATATACATATCACGTAAAAATGGTTTTAAACCGGACATATTTTTGTGAATGTCGTCAGGAGAAATATGGTTTATATATTCGTGGTCTAAAGCATCCCAGGCGGGTTGGTTAACATAAGTTCCCCAGTTATCTTCCATCATAGCATTCAGACGTTTGATATGATTAATATGACCTTCGATTGCATCAATCTGGAGTTGTTTAAGGTTCATTAGTAAAGGTCCTCTGAATAAAGTTCGTCTTCGCGACCGCCACGTTCAATACGTACCTGGCCTGCATAAGTAGCAATAATCATGGCTTCTTTACGAGTCCAATAATTGCTGTATTGGTCGATAAATCCTTGGTCGTCGCCACATACCTGACATGAAACCACTTTGTCTTCAACTGCATCCAATACTGCAGCCATGTCTTTAGAATAATGACGAGCACCCGGAATAACGAGTGTTCCACCTTCCTTTAATTTAAAACGGTTCGCTGCTGAAACAATACGTCGTTGGAATTTCTGGTCATTACACCAGTACCCGAGCTCCCAACAGATTTCTGGGACTTCATCCAGGACATCTTGTTCTGTATATTCACCACCATAAGAAGCTAATTTAGCAGCCAGACTTTCAGGAGTCTCGCGTGATAAAGCCAGGTCTAATAGTTCAAGGCGTTCTTTGAAGGTTTTCATTTGAACCATCCTTTAACACGTTGCCACAGACTTTTCTGTTGAGCTTTATTAACACCAATTGAGCGAATAACTGGTTGTGATTCCTGGTATTCTTTGTAGTCAGCTTTATATACTTCATATGCCGCTGGAACAAAGGCACCAATTGCCGCCATGAAGTTCTTGCGAATACCACCAGGAGCTACTCCATTAGGGAATTCAGAATTTTCACGAATGATTAAATATAACCCAGCTTTGACCTTGATAATAGTTCCAAGATAAGCGCCATGATACCAAACATCCCAACCCTCTTGAGTAGGTTCTACACAAGCGCGCAATTCATTAACAATATTCAGCTTATTCATAATTAGCCCCTCACTTTCAAAGTTACAGATTGAATTTCAATTTCAACATCATCGCGATATTCACGGTCATCACCATGAATCTGACCAAGGCGAACACACGCATCATATTCATTTTTTGCAGGGATTTGGTAATCACGTTCTTTACCATCTTTTAAGTACTTAATCAGATAGATGTTCATAATAATTTCCTCACTTTAAGATGTTAATAACATGTTGAATGTTTTCAGTTGACATATGATTGTCAATGTATGTATTCAATCCACCTACTTTAACGCTAAATCCCACGTCTGTAAACTGTTTTACTATCTTTTGTTCAGTATTATACGCATGCACGCGAATCTGACCATCACGTCGCACATCAATCTGTTTTAATGTCTTGACACGCTTGAACTTCACAATCAAATTACTGCGGTCTTCTGAAATGCTCTTAAAGTCAATACCAATGGACAACAATTGCTCTTTGATATATTCTGCAGTCGCTTCCATTTCATCAGTCACGCCGCGTTTTGTTCTTGTCTTCTTTACTTCCAGAAGGTCAGGATTATTTTCATTTGCCCAAAGTTCAGCTGCATCCAGAATAAGGTCAACACCCTTTTCTGTAATCATCAAACCATCGCCAGAAGCTTCAACATAGTTGTTATTCAACAATGTCTGTACGCTATCAATTGATGTGTTCTGCTGGTCTAAAACAACCTCAGGACGAACAAAGTTGTTTTTGTATACAAACACCAGAGCATTAACATCAGTCTCGTGTAGAGCGTTCTGGGAGCATTTAACGATATAATTTAACTTGTTCATAATTATCCCTTGATGGATTTCATGTAATTGGATGCATATGATTGTACCACAGTACGCTTCATATGGGAAGTAGAAACAATAACATCAATCGCTTGTTTACGTTCTTCTTTAGAATTCGCCAGTTTGAACATGTCAAAGTAGTAATAGCAAGCTTCTTTGTTAGATTTGAATTTAGCGTTGATGTATTCTTGACCTTCATTCTGTTGTGCAGTAAACATTTTATTCTCCAAAGTTTTTGTGATTCAGTGTGTAACTCAGTATGGAATCATTATGCATCAGGTCAAGGGGTTTGTATACTACTTTTTTTAAAATATTTTAAAATAAAAAAGGACCCCGAAGGGTCCTAGTCTTTATCTATCTTATTGCCAATAAACATACCAACAATCACACCCGCGATTGCCGCGAAAATACAAAGCAATGCAAACTCCACTCCAAAACTCATAGAGCCTCCAAGTCATTAAGGTATTCCGTTTTAACATCAGTTGCCTTCCAGTACTCATGCTCAGCTTTCTTAGCCTTTGCTTCGTCTGCAAGCTTCTTGGCTTCGTCAGAGGTCATATGGTAGATGTTCATCGCCACTAACTTCTCTGCATAATCGCCATATATTTCGCTTGCCTGGAGCTCCTCAATCAACTTCTTACGAGGTTTCCCCTGGATAACAACCTTGCCATCAATCACTTCTTTAATAAAGAAAACTTTCGCGCGGGCCAGTTTAAATGCTGCTTCAGTTTCTTTAATCTTACTGTCAATTCGCACTTGGACATAAGTCTTACGGACATCAACGAAATCGCGAATCAGGTCAAGCGTGTTGGTGTATTCAGCCAGTTTACCTTTGTGATTAAGCACTGTTAAGTTCTGGGAGAGCTTTTCAATCAGACCAAAGTCTTTCATGATTTTCTCATGATTCTCTTCTTCAGTGCCATCCAGCTTGTATTCTTTACGGAATTTAATCTTAAACCCAAAACCATGTTCGCCGCAGTTATCTTTCCAGGTGATAAAACCTTTCTCTTCCAGCGGGTCCAGGATTTTACTTGTATACTTTTCCAGGTTCCATTGGACTGGAATTTCAGTAATTTCCATTTGAGTCCTGGAAGTCATTTTGTACGTGCCATGAAGCTCATACTTGCCAGGTTCTTCCAGCTCAACAACTTCACCACGGAATTCTGGATATTTTACTTTCGGAGCAACCGGCTCACGACCTTCCACGATAGCTTTAACAGCTTCCTTGACGTCCTGGAACGAATGAGGAAGAATATCAGTAGCGAAGCCAACAGCAATCCCAGAAGTGGCGTTAAGTAATACAGTAGGAATAACAGGAAGATAAAAAGCAGGAGGCTTATGTTCTTCATCAGGATGGACCGGAGCATATTCTGTATCCTTAAACAAGTTGTAAAAGTTCTTTGAAACCCTTGCGAATACATAACGAGCTGATGATGCTTCTGGAACCATTCTGGAACCAAAGTTGCCTTGCCCATCAAACATAGGATATTCATTTTTATATGTTGCGACCAAACCGGATGTTGCTTCTTCTGCTGATGCTTCACCATGGTGATAACCATAATCAGCTACGCCACCTGCGATGGATGCAACCTTATGGAATTTATTCTTATCGCCACGAGCCAGGTCTAATGCTCTCGCCATAACAAATCTGTGAACTGGTTTAAAACCATCAATCATGTTTGGGATGGCGCGACCTTCCACAGTGTAGATAGCATATGACAATGCTTCCACATCAATAATGTCTTTTAGACTACGTGGGTTAAGCGACCCCATGGAATCACTGAACTGTTTGGACATCATACTTAAAACGTCAGACATATATCACCTTACCAGATTAACGAATGTACTGCCATTATAGCATCAGAAATAAAAAGCACAACCTGCACTAATGCAAACATAACTCCATAATACAGCGCTACCAATAAGGTAGCAAGGGCTAACGAGTAGCCCAAGATTTTCTTAATCATTGCTCACCGCGGAAACCATAAATTTAACAAAGGCATCAACTACAAACCATCCACACAAGAAATAAACAAACCACATAGGCGGGATGAAGACACCTGCGACAAAAAGAGTTACTAAAACAATGACCGCCACTAGATAAATGAATGAAAAGACTGATGTCATATTTTCCTCAAGGGCGTCCAAAGACGCCAGTTAATTTCAGATTATGACGATGCCATTGCATCACATGTTCGTTATGGAAATTACTCATATTAATAGCTCTGCAGAATAAATTTAAAGTTATCAGCAAGCATGCGATTCATTTCTGAAAGGGTCTGGCAATCAGAACTATGCGAGCGAGTGAACGCCATCGCAATTTGACCTTTACCATAACCAGTTGTCAGAGGTTTCATTTTAGAAACCGGGACAAACAGGACTTCATAGATAACCCCATTGTTCGCCATTGTGCGAGACAGTTGTGAACGCTGTTTGCGGATGTGACTTAATACAGTGTCAAACCCTTGTTGTGAACGTTGGTTACCAACATAAAAACGTGCAGCAACAATACGTGATTCGCCTTCACCTTTGACCACGAAATAAAAACCTGGTTGGGTAATAGCTTCTTTAGTTGGACGACCCGCAACATAATTACCATTATGGATGTAAGCAATAGTGGTAGCGCCGGCATTCAGTACGTCACGACGAGTCATGTAAGTAGTCATATTAATTTCCTCAGTAAGTTAAAGTTTTGTGCTCCAGTGGGGTCATTATACTCTGACCCCAAGAGTTTGTACACTATTTTTGAAGCTGTTCTAAAATAAATCCGCTGGTGTAAAGGCTTGCATTATACAGGCGGTCAAGAGACAATGAATCCAATCCATAAGCTTCACGAATTGCATTGATAGCACTTTCGTAACTTGTATAATAAACATCGCGATAATCACGGTCCATAGTCATGCGGAACTTAATAAATTTATAGAAACCAGTTTCAGGGTCCTGATAGAATGCAAATTCTGCAGACATCAAATTTTTAAGGTGAACAACTTTTGTGCCACCTGAATAACTTAAATCAAAGGCTTCTGATACGCTAATTTGTTTAAAGAACATAATGTTGCGATTGCCAAAAAAGACTTTAGACATAATGATTTCCTCAATTTTATTCAGGGTCTACCGCGCTATCCCACAAGTCAACTTCTTCTGATGATTCCATCAGTTCATCGACCGTAAAACATTCAGTATTATTTTCAATTGCAAAGCGCTTGCGATACCAGGGGTAATCCAAACAGTTTTCAGTGCGCACAGGGCGTTCACTGTTATCCATCAAAGGTGAAATGCGAATCAGTTGTTGACCATTACCCAGGACAAATTTTTCACCAACTACAATGTCTTTAAAAAGTTTCATTGCTTAGCTCCATTCCAAATTACGTCAACAACAGACTTCAGACCATTATCCTGGATTTGCGTGAACACTTCAGCAGCAATCCAGACCTGGAAACCAATCATTACAATGGCACCAATGAAAATCAGGATAATCATCGCCACAATAAACTTGAACATAAAGTCAAAGCGACGATTGGATTTTTTAAATTGTGATTGGTAATTCATAATATTATCCTCAAAAGAAATAGTTAAAGTAAACATGCACATGGTCAATCATAAAAACAATTGGGAAAATGCTCAGGACAACAAACAGTACAAACATGTTCCAAATGGCTTTAAGTAACTTTTTCATAATCATCTCCAGTAGTTGATAGGTTCATTATACTACAACCACCGGAGATGTACACTCTTTTATGCTGTTATTAATAAACTAAAACACACACAAATCATTGGAATGGATAATACCCAGATAAGACACCAATTTTTGCTGCTCAAAATATCACCTCTTTGATTTCAATCAATCCCCTGTACAATGCAGTGCGGAGGTCATAAAGAATATCTATGCCATCAACATTATCCAGCTTGCCATCAATAAGCTTTTCCAAATCTTCCTTTGATGCAACCAATGGGCGAAGAAATTTACAATCAGAAAGAGATAACTCTGTAGTAACATCATCACCATCACCTGACGCATCATACATAGCGGCAACAACCGTACCTGTAACTTTGTGTTTGGCGTAGTATAATTTAATATCCATTTTATTTTCCAGTTGTTTAGTAACTCAGTACGGAATCATTATACATAGACTCCATACTGATGTACACTATTTTTAATTAATTATGCATTTGTTCTTTAACTTCTTTGTATGCGCCAACTGCATTCACGACCCCAGTAAAATCTGCAGTCCCACGATAGAGATAGAAAGCGATTTCAGTCAGGTGGTAGACTTCAAATTCTGAAAGATAAACGATAACGTCATAATAGGCAACTTGACCCTGGACTTCGTTGAATACCACATCAAAAATTTCATGGGTTGGAAAATTGATGTTGTTGTTTTTGAGTGCTTGAATAAGAATTTGTTTGATGTGATGAGTAGTAACGTGTTCCATGATAATGTCCTCATTTGTTGGTATGAGGACATTATTACACAGTTGGTTCAGCTTGTAAACCGGTGATAGGGAAATTTTTCTTCTGAACAAGAACGGAGGTACCAACCATCCCCTTGTGACTTCTGCACAAGTCCAGACTCAGGAACGAAAGCACCAGGCCCAGCAAGGAATTTTGGTTTAAATCTATAACCTTTGATAGTCTCTTTAACATTAAACATAATCATAAGGTCAGCAAGCTTGTGTTGCATAAAGGGTCCAAGATTAACTCCGTAACCATGTGGATAATCGCCCTGGTGGCCAGTATGCACGGATATCCATTTGGAGCCAGATTGGTGAGTCTTAACTTCGATTCTTACCCCTTCCTGGGAGACTACATCGAATGCAAAAGAGAATGGGTTATTGTAATCTTCATCGCCGCCACATAAGAAACCGGAGGTCCATTTGGCAATAGCTTGTTCGGCCATTGTAGCCACCATACATCTTTGCATGACTTGCTCACGGTCCTGGCCTGGGTCTTTACTCAATGAATACCTGGCGGTGTCTACAATCTTTTGCAGGGATTCGGGGGTTAAGTCTTCCTTTGTATAAAGAAAGGAAGGCATCTTTTTCAGATGCTCCCATGTTTTACTCTTCTGAATCATCTTGAACCTCATCAATACCGACGATTCCCCGGATATGAAGCTCGCCATAGTACAAACGGTCATTAGCATCAAATGTATCAGAATCCGGGTCAGGGAATTCCCCAACAACTACTTCATCACATTCCAACCAGCCATAGTGAACATCACCTTCATGCTTGATGAGCTTACCACAGTAAACTGTTCCTGCATAATGATGACCCCGGAGATTTGAAACTTTGATGTCACGGTCTGACACATTGAAATGCTTAATCATAATTTATTCACCAAAATAAGAAATACGGATTGCCAGTACATGAGCGTAAGCGCTCATTGCATCTAACTGGGCATTCAAAAGACCTTGCTGACGATTATCGAGAGTTTCAAAAACACCACCTTTAACAAACGTTTCAAGAGCATTGATTTTCAGGACCAGTTGGTCATATTCTTCAACTACACGTGCTTGGAAACCTAACATAAAGCCTCATTAGGGGCCGAAGCCCCCCGATTAATTTAGAATTGTTCAGTTACATCGTCAAGAACCAGGTAACCACAAACTCTCATTTTTGAATCATTATAATCCACCGGGATACTTACAACATCACGCGGGTGAACTTTACAGGATACGATACGGCCATCACCATGACCAAAACCGCTTCCGATATAACCTTTAGAGCAAACATGCAGTCCAGTTGAACAGGTCTGTTCGTCATTGTCATTCACACGAGAGCGCGGCATTTTAACATATTGACCAGGGCTGTTGTCAAATGTATTTGAGTGACAATCTTTGTAGGTTGAACGAACCATTTTCCAGGCGATGAAATGACCGTCTTCAGTGATTTCGATATCGTTCGCAACCAGGAAGTCAAACAAACGCTGTACTGCTTTCTCGCTTGGGTTCTCAAGGAGATTCTCAAGGAACGGCAGATAGAATTCAAAATCTTCGCCATTTTGCATTGAATTGATGATACGAGTAACCAGACCGGAGCGCAGTTCAATTCCCTGATAGAACAGACTACCGCCTTCAATACGCACATCGCCTTTCACATATTTTTGCACCGCAGCTTTGATAGAGATAAACTCGATAGCATCATCAAAACGAGATTCTTTGAGTGCCTGGATAATAGCATCAAAGTGTTTATGGTCTTTTGTTGCGTTCCAGACTGTACGACCTTCGGTGATGGAAACAAATTTGCTTGATGCGTTCCATACGATTTCCGGTCGGCTTCCACCAATTGTATCAGTAACTGGGACCACTTGAGGTTCATTAGGAACCGTTACTGTAATATTTCCGGTAATAACTACTTCAGAAGGCTTAAATTCTTTATCATTTTTCAAAACGCGACGAATGGTATCAACTGAAATATTGTACCAGTCAGCTAGTTCCTGTTGTGTATAGTTACCTGAAGCATACAGAGAAACAATTTGTTTTTGTTCGTATTCAGAGACGCATTTAATATTGTACATA